ATAGGGCCGCATATAGGGCCGCATATAGGGCCGCATATAGGGCCGCATATAGGGCCGCATATAGGGCCGCATATAGGGCCGCATATAGGGCCGCATATAGGGCCGCATATAGGGCCGCATATAGGGCCGCATATAGGGCCGCATATAGGGCTTTAGGAGTTTTGATGATTTCGGGGTTTTTGAATCTTGTCGGTTTAATTAAGGGGGCAAAGCCCCCTAACTGGGGTCTAAGGGGGCAAAGCCCCCTTATTATATAATATATTATATAATATATATAATGTCTTATAATGCGCGTATTAGAGCTTTACAGCGTCGTTCTACAGGAAATAATTGCGAATGCAACAATCTATGCGAACGTTCGTGGGTCACTGGATCAAGCCAAGCAAATGGTATTGGTATATCATCAAGATTAACCAATACAATAAGAAATAGAACCAATACTATAACTGTGCAAAACTCAATTATAACAGATAGTAGAAATACTGTGGTTGTTCAAAATCAGTTAAGTGGAGTTGGGAGATTTAGAAGCCAATTTTTTAGGGGCGATGGTATAACATATACAAAGTATGTTTATGTTCCAGTATCCTCTAGATAATAGGAAAGGCTTGTTGTATATTTAAATTGTGTTTTAATACATTAAATATATCTAAATTATGCTCCATTATATAATAACAACGAAAACAAACTAACACATCAGTTAAAGAATTATGTAATCCATTTACTTCTTCATTAAAATAGTGCTTGTATAATTCTATTAATTTTGGATTTTTTATATATTTAGTACCGTGTATAGAGGTTAATTCTATATTTGTAATATATTTTCCTTTTTTCATTGTACAATAGTGAATAATAGGTTTATTTTCTTTATTCATATTAAAATTAAATTTAATATTATTTCGTATGCATTCTACTCTAATAATATTCATATCAAATTGAATATTATGACCTATAATAACATCTGAACTCATTAATGTATTAATAAAACTGGTGAGCACCGTTTTAATTGGCTGTCCACTGTTATTACACATTTCACGTGTTATATTATGAATTGCTACACTATCATCTGAAATTATAGTATTATTATTTAATTTTACGAATGAATCATATAGCTCAATAATTTCATTACTTGAAGTATCGTAAAATATATATGATAGTTGCATAATATAAGGCCATTTATGGGTTGCGTAAAGCGACTGCCCTTTCTCTTCTGGTAATCCAGATGTTTCGGTATCAAATACTAATAGTTTCATTTTAGTATATTATTCGATTATCTTTATTCGATTATTTGCTTATTCAATTATTCAATTTAAATTTTAAATTTTAAAATTGAATAATAAATAATATATTATATATTATATATTATAGTATAGTATAGTATATGCAAGCCATAGAACACCAAGACTGGAATACTGTTACAATTAATAATTCAAAAAAAACTAAAAAACCTGCACTAACAACTGCAAATAAACAATATACATCTACAACTCAACCTAGTATTGCAAAAATTATTATGAAAGAACCAATTGGAAAACTGATTGCACAAGCAAGAGTAATTCACGGTAAAAATCAAAAAGAATTGGCTTCTATGATTGGAGTATCGCAGCAATTTATTGCTAGGTGGGAAGCAAACAAAGAACTACCAAATAATTCTCAAATTGCTCTGCTGGAAAAAACTCTAAAAGTTAAACTTCCTAGAAGTCAAAAAATATATATTGATGAAAATTAACAAAAATTATTAGTTTTTATAATAATTTCTTATAAAATTGGTAAGTCCAATAGAAGAACTTATTTCTTTTTTATAAACCTTATTAAAATCATCCATAACTTTATTTAATATTGAGTTTGGAGAATCTGTTAGTGTGTTTTCATAATATTCTTTAACTTGTTTATCTTTCATATTTTTAATAATTACTATTAATGTTGTTATTAATATTAATAACAATATAATTTTAGTACTAATATACATACTATATATAGTATATATACTATATATAATGTATATTGTTATTTTACTAAATAATTAAATAATTAAATAATTAAATAATTAAATAATTAAATAATTAAATAATTAAATAATTATACATCAAAATAAGGATTATCTGTTATATTTATACCGCAATATTCTTGTGGTTTGTTTTTATAATCTACCGGTTTATATATATTTATTTTTTCAGCATTTACTAATAAAAATTTATAATTCTCCCAAAACTCGGGAGTATGTCCTATACTAACAGTACATACGTGGGATAATTCGTGAATTGCTACATATGTTAAAGTATTTAAATCAATTAAATTACTAGTTTCTTCTTTTTTAACGTCTAAACAAAATGCTAATTTCTCGCCTTTATTTTCGCTATATGCAGTATATTCACTAGTTGGTAGAATTTCTACAATTTTATCAGGATTAAATCTCTTAACTAAACGTTTGCATCTCTCATCTGATGGATATGTCTTAATACAATAGTCAACTAATTTTATCAATCTCTCATTTACTTCGGCTAATCTATCAGCAGCGTCTTCTATTTTTTCTCTCTCTCTAACGCAATATTTTTTACCATTAACATCAGAGACAATACACTTTAATTGAAATGTATCAGAGTTAATATAAATACGGTATATTATAATAAGAATTAATATAATTAGCACAAACGTTAAAAAATCAAAACTTAATAACATATAATATTATGTGTTATTAAATCTTATTTTAATTTTATAAAATGTCAAATATTTATTTCTTGTAATTTCGCAACCAATCTTCAGCTGACATTTTTGCACTGTCACTATAATAAAACTTAATTAAATTTCGTAATTGGTCAGTTGGTTCATCATTTAACCGTTCATCTGATAAATCTTGATTTCTTGTAGTAATTTTTTCCCAACTATCTCTAAATTTTTGTAACTTCTTTATTAATTCATCGCGCGTCATTGAACTTATTGGTTTGGTTGGTGGTTCATACATTCCCCTATAATTAGTAATTGGTTTATTAATTCTATCTTGTATGAGTTTTGTTGCTTTTTTTTGTTGGGCCTTATCTAATAAATTATAAATTAATTCTAAATCTTTGCTTTCAATTAAAAAATTGCGTACTCTAACTAAACCTTGTGCCATCTTTTCTTTTGAACCACTTGTTGTGACATTATATTTTTTAAGTAGTTGTTTTAATTTCTCTACTGAAATGTCGTTTTTTTTGCTTTTATTAATTATATTTTTTGTTGTCTTATTGTTTCCTAGATTGTTTGTTTTTTTTGTTTTTTTTGTTTTTTTTGTTTTACTCACTTTAGACCACCGTTTACTATTTTTTGTTTGTATTATGACCCACATATTACCATCATTGCCGCGTTTTTTTGTTCCTATTGTGAAGTTTTTAGCACTTTCAGTTGGTCCTTGTCTAGTTGGCATAGTGTATACATAAGAATAATATTATTAATATGTCATTCCTTTTACAAATATTAACATAGCATTATTTGCTTATGTTATTTTAAGATTTATGGCTTTATGACGAGAGCCTTAAATCAATTAAAAAAAATTGATTTAAAATTATTTTAATGAATAATCAATAATCAATAATCAATGCTAAAGAATCAAATGCTATTTAAAAAAACAAATTATGAACCCCATCTTAATATTGAACTACTAACAGGTTCATATATTGAAAATCAATTTAAAAACATATGTGCGCAAACTATTTGTGATGCTTATATGAATGAGATTTTAATAATTGAATATTTGAAATATAGGATGAAGACAGATAAGATAGCATTTATTCTAGATTTGTCATTTGTTCAAGATTATATTGAACATATAAAGAAAGTTAGCATAACTTGTGAAGACATTCCTGTAATAACTTATGTATATAATACACTATTGCGTGAACCAGGAGATAGGGAACTATGGCCACACGATGAAGCCTCGCTAATCCTTAATAATAGTCAATGTTTCTTTGATATTGATGAGGACAAACTAGCAAATGAATTAGTAGACTTAATAAATGAAATTTATGATACTTTATCTTAAAATTTTAAACATAAATCTGTTTGTTTATAAAATTAACATTTTTTTCTATCGGACGCAATATTTTTATTATTAACTATTAACTATTACAAATCAAAAAAATAACAACATATATACTATTATATGTTGTTATATGTTTTTAAATATTTTTAAATGTTCTTACATATTACCACCGATTTCTAAAGGACGTCTTAAAGTATCTGGTTCAATTGTGCTTTGTAACCATGGACTCACTGCAGATCTTGGGTTTGCTGGTTCAGATCTTAATTGAAGATTTGCATTTCTTAAAGTTGAGCCAACGGTATCAATTCCGTGATGAAAACCGGCATTTAACATATTTAAATTAGCGCCAGGTCCTTGTCCTACTGGATTATTCTCTCCAAACTCTCTATTATTGTCTGGAGGAAGTAATTCAGAAGGATTAAAATTTCCACTATTTGTTTGTGGTATTTCTCTACTTTGAACATTCATAGCAATTGGTGTTTCTGCTAAATCAGTTTGCAAAGTATTAGTATTTGGATCATTATTATTTACGAAACTATAGCTTAAAGGCGAAAGAGGAGCAAGGGATTGTGCTTTGTGAGAATTATATAAAAATATAACTACTCCAAGAAATGCTAAAATTGCTAAAATCATAGATAAGTTCCGATTTTTAGTCAGATTTGAAAAAGCAGACATATTTTTCATATATATAAAATAATATATTATTTTATTATTTTATTATTTTATTATTTTATTATTTTATTCTAAATCTGATAACTCTGATAAATCACTTAATTCATCTAGATTATATTTAATTTTAATATTTTTAGCTTCTAAATTTGCTTCTAAAGCTGCTTTTCTAAATTGTTGTGCTTTTTTAAGAGCCGCTTTATATATTTCATAATATACATCTTTTGGTGATTTTAATGAAATATTATTAGTTTCTATATTTTCAATATTTTCAATATCTAAATTATATTCTTGTAAGTTATCTAAAGTTTCTTCTTTAATTTCTTCTTTCTCTTCTTTTTTTTCTTCTTTTTTTTCTTCTTTAATTTCTTCTTTAGTTTCTTCTTTTGCGTCGTCTTCTTCTTCATCTTCTTCTTCATCTTCATCTTCTTCTTCCTCATCTTCATCATCATCTTCATCATCATCATCATCAGCTTCTTCCTTGTTATCATTGTCCTGAGGTTTTTCCTGAGGAGTTTCATCATTTTTTTGATTATTATTACTTTGTTTTATTAAACAATTGCTTTTTATTTTATCTTCTAAAGATAAAACCATTATTTGTTTTATTGTAATTTCTATTTTAAAGCTTTTCGAAGTAAATTTAATACCTTCAATATGAAGTAATGGAATTAATTGAATATTATTTTTTATATAATCATAGTCTAAAAAGTTTTCATTTTCATCATATATTAAGCATCCTTGTTGTTTAATATTTTTTAAAGTAGGAACATTAGTTCTAACAATTAAATTTTTTCCAGAATTATATGGTTTATAAGTATTTAAAAACATATTTTCAATATCATCTTCCATCATTTCTGTTTCAAACCATAATTCACGTTTCTCATAAATTAATTCCCTGCATCTTGTTTCTAAACTTTCTAACCAATTTAATAAATCAGTTTCAAAGTAGTTATATTGTAAATCTATATAGGAACGTTTATTTGTGCATGTAATTATACCATTTTTACTAACACATTGTGGAAATTGTAAATATAAAGCAACACCTTTATTTGAGTATTTAATTTTTGTAAAAAAATTACCGCCTTGTAGCGGTGTAGGATTTTCTAATGAAAGTTCTTTAAAATTAAATCCTACTAAATTAGTTATTATGTTTTCCATTATAAGATAATATAGAAAAAATCAAAATATATGAGACGCAATTTAATAATTAATTATTATTAATTGTTTCATATATAATATATGAAATACTTATATTATTTTCTATTTTATCATCTTGTTTAATAATCCTCCATTTATGTTCATCTAATTTAGGAAAAAACACATCACACTCATAGTTATTATTAATTAATGTTGCATATATTTTATCTATTTTATCTATTTTATTATTATTTAAAAAATCATTATATATTTTACCACCTCCAATAATCCAAACATTAGTATATTTTTGATTAATACAAAATAATTCTAACTCTTCTAAAGTTCTAAATGTTTTAATATAATTATTTTTTGGAGTATTTATTGTAATATCTAATGTTGTAGACAATATTAGATTATCTCTCCCCGCTAATGGTTTAGTTAAACTAGTCCAAGTATTTTTTCCCATAATAATAGCGTTATTATGATCATCCCCTTTTGTCATTTTTGAAAAATATTTTAAATCTTCAGAAAAATGCCACGGGATACTATTATTTTTTCCAATTCCTCTATTATTATCAAATGCTACTATGATATTATACATTTTATAAATAATTTATATTTATATTTATATAATATTTACAAAATAACTATTTAATATTTAAATAATATATATAAATAGTTTATATGTCTCAAGATACATTTAAAATATATCATTTAGAATATAATAATATAAACAAGATTGAAATTTTTAATGGGATAGCTAGAGCTAGTGATAGTGCTAGAGATGACATATTTGATACTGAAGAATTAGAAGAAGTTACAGATAAAAAAATTCAAATAATTAATAATGAATCAACCATTTTTTTTGATGATACAATTGATCTTATTAAAAAAAAAATTTTAAGCACTAATACTAGTTCTGGTGCTGAAATTATATATGAAGAATTATATTTGTATTGCGAACAAGAAATAACTTTAACAATTGAAGAAATATTTAACAATTTAAAACATAAAGATATTGGATTTGTTTCTAAAACTGTATTAATAAACTTTTTATATAATATAAATCAACCAGAAATACTAATAAATAAATTATCTATCTCCAAAGAGTATTATGATTATAATGAATTAATTGATTTTTTTTATGAATTAAATGAGAAATATATTAATGAAATTAACGTTATAATACAAATCCCATTAGAAGTAGAAACTAAAAAAATGAAATATAATTCAGAAAAAAATATATATCCATTTCTCGTTAATCCTTTTGGTACTATACTTCCAAATGACCATAAATATGAAACAAATAGTTATAATATATTATTTAAAAAAATAAACAAAGTACATAAAAATAGAATATTTTGTTGTCTAGCAACGGATGTTCTAAAATATGCGATTAGTCAATCCTATGAGGAATCTGAGTATATTAAGCAATTTTATCCGCTTTTATATAAAGCAGATATACTAGATTTAAATACATTAGAACAACGAAAACATAAAATATATGTCGAATATAATGAGAAAAAAACATTATATTTAGAAAATGACCAAAAAATAGTTGCTTTAAATAAAATATATCTTGATAAAAATATAACGATTGAACTAGAGGAAGATGAAAAATCTGAAGTAGATGAAGCTGAAGCTGAAGCTGAAGATGAAAAATCTGAAGTAGATGAATATGAATCGGAGGATGACACCTCTGAGGTAGAGGTAGAGGAAGCGGAAGATAAAGCGGAAGATCAATCTGAAGATACTAAAAATAAAAATTTTATAAATAATATTTTAAATATTGAGTTTAAAATTAAATCATTGCATAATAATACCATACCACTAGATATAATATTTAAAAATATTCATTCAACTATTAAAATGCCACTTATTAAGCTTATTCCTGCTAATAAAATGGAAAATATATATAGATTATATACTGATAAAATATCATATGATGGCACTAAAATACCATTTTTAAGTAAATTAGAAATAAAAAAAAAAAAAGAAATAGGAAAAATTAAAAAACAAAAAGAAGAAACTGAAACTAAAACTGAAAAAAAAGGAGTCTATTATTTTATTAAAGAAAATAATATTGAAATAATCATCGGATTCAAAGAAGATATGTCTATTATAACTAACATCAAAATGCCTACTCCACAATCTATTAATTTTATTAATAAACTAACAAAAAGACTTGTTCAACCGCTTATAGATGAAATTAATACACTAATTGAAGAAACTGGTTTTAAATTATTAAGTTTTGTTAGTTTACAACATGATACTGTTGATATAATTGATTTAACTTATAATTTAATTTATCCAAACATTATACAAGAATATATTTTGAGAGAAAATGTTCTTAAAAATATTAATTTATTGTTATCTGTATTTGATGTTATAGAAAACAACATAGAAAATCAAACAGGAATATTATTAATTTATAAACGAGTTTCTAATTATAATCAAAATAATTTTATTAAAGCATTCATTAATAATCTAAAAAAGAAAAGTATAGACAAACAAGTTATTATATCTGAATTAGCTACAAATCTAAATCTATCAAATGAAGATTCAATCATTGAAGTTGACAAATATTATGAAGATAAATCTTTAAATGATATCTTTCCTGGACTCTTAACTAGTATTTCATTTAAAAAACCATCAAACTCCAAACTAGATATTAAAGTATTTGGTTTAAATAATTTAAATTATTTAAAAACAATAGACATTTATTTACAAAGCATTTTTTATATTTTATTTAGTAATCAAACGCTTGATACTACCATATTAACTCAATTTAAAACAGCTGATAAAAATAAACTACTTAAAGAGATTGGCTTTGGAGTTAAAGACGAAGATGAAGAGGATGAAGACGAAGAAGATGAAGACGAAGACGAAGACGAAGATGATGTAGATGTAGATGTAGATGTAGAGGAAGAACCAACACTAGATCCAGAACTTGAAGCATCCCCACTAGAAGACTCAGAAATAGAAGACTCAGAAATAGAAGACTCAGAGATAGAAGACTCAGAACCTGAAGAGATAGAAGACTCAGAACCTGAAGAGATAGAAGCAGAACCAGAGATAGAACCAGAACCCGTTCCAGAAGACTCAGAACCAGAACCAGAACCCATTCCAGAAGAATCAGAGATAGAAGCATCGGATATCGAAGAACCAGAACCAGAACCGGAACCCGTTCCAGAAGAATCTGAATCATTGCAAGACTCTATACCAGAAGTTATACCAGAACCAGAACCAGTGCAAGACTCTGATGTTGGGAGTGAGTCTGGGAGTGAGTCTGGGAGTGATTCTAGCGAGTTTCTTAAACGTTACATAGGAGGTGCTAAAGTAGGGATAGAAGTGCGTAACTATTTTACAAATAGAATGAAAGAAAAAGATCCAACATTAAACATCGGACCCGGAGCATTAAAAAAACAAGGAATCAATGAATATGGAAGAACTTGTCAATCTTCCAAAAAAGGAGACATAAAAAGACAACCAATTATTCTTGATCAAAAAGAAAAGAAAAAAATAGATAAATTACATCCTGGTTCATATAAAGACAGTGTTGAATATAATACTCCGACAGGTGAGAAGTTTTGGTATATATGCCCAAGATATTGGGATTTACATAATAATGTAAGTTTGACCGAAGAAACTGCTAAATCAAAAGAATATGCTGATAAAATATTAGGCAAAAGTGATAGTAAAACAAGTGCTAATAAGTTTATATTATACAATGAATTATATGAATATCCTTATTTATTAAATAAAGATGAATACTATCCTCCTTGTTGTGGTAAGAAAAAAATACATAAATTAAATAAACTAGAACAAAAAAAGGATGAAAATTATATATTAAGTTATGATAAAGAAAACTTAGATCAAAACCGCTTAGCTTATTTGCCAATTGCGGTTGCAACTCTTTTAAAACAAAAACAATCTAATGCACATACTTTAGAACCACAAAAAATATATTTATTAAGACAAGGAGTAGAGAAAAATGAGAATCAGTCTTTTATTGGAGTATTGGCTGATTTATATAAGACTGATAAAAAACAATATACTATCGAAGAAATGAAACAAGAAATAATTAATAAAGTAAATATCGACACCTTTATGGGTTTACAAAATGGTTCTTTAATCTCTATTTTTAATGATAAAAATATTGCAGAATCAGAAGAATCGAGTGTTTTAGATTCTTTTAAGTCATCTATTTTATATAAAAATACGGATATGAATAATATTTTACAAAAAAAAGTATTTATAAATATTGCAAACTCATATAGTAATTTTATAAGATTTATAAAATCACAAGGAAAAATAGATTATTCGTATTTATGGGATTTAATAAGTAAAAAAAATGGGTTATTTGTAAATGGTGTAAATTTAATTATATTAGAACTAGTAAATGATGATATGACTGATAAAATTAATATTATTTGTCCTTCAAATTATTTTTCTAGTGAGCCCTATACTATAAAAAAAGATACAGTCATTATTATTAAACAAGATAATACATATGAGCCTATATATAGTGTTGAATATAATGGAGATGCCAAGATTAAAAAAACTAAAAAGAAAACAGATGTTACAATCACAAAGTTTTTTAAAAAAACAAAAACAATGTCTGAAATAAATAATGTTATTTACAAAATATTTAAAAATGTTGAAGAACATTGCGCGCCACAAGAATCACAAATAAAAAAATATGAGTTTATAAGAAATAAACCACTTAAAGAAGTATTTGAAATACTTACATCTTTAAATTATAAAATTGTAAATCAAGTATTGAATTATAATGGAAAAGTTATAGCTTTAATTATTAAATTAAATAGTCAAACATTAGACACATTTTATATTCCTTGTTATCCATCTAATATTTTAATTGATATGGTTAATTCAGATATAAAAATTATTTGGATTAGTGATGTTAAATGGAATACTTATAACAAAACAAAAGAGTTTTTAGAAACATTATATCAATCAAGTAATGAAAAAATATCTTGTAAACCCGTTTTAAAAGTGATTGAAACCGATATGATTGTTGGAATTATTACTAAGACTAATCAATATATTAAGATTGAACCACCAGAGGATTACAAGTTGATTACAGATAATCTGCCTTCTATAAATTATAAATATATAGATGTTAATTTAATAAATAATGATTATATTAAAGCAGATATAGTATCATTAACCTCCAAAAAATCAAAAGATATGTCTGATTTAAATAAAATTAATTTCGAAAAAAAACTATATAATTCATTTAGAAATACAATAAGAAGTTTATTATCCAATATTAAAATAAAAATAACGACTAATTATATTCAAACTATTTTAGCTATTATTAAAAGTAGTGAGTCTAATTATTTTGAAAAAAATGAAGCAATTATTCAAGAATTAAAATCATTAACTAGTAAATATATAACATTTATAGATATATCATATGATGAATATAAATCAAATAATAGTGATGAAATAAAATCGTGTGTTAATAATATTAAATGTAAAAATACTTTTTTTTGTGAATATGATGAAGAAAATAAAATATGTAAATTAAAAATACCAAAAAATAATTTGTTTAGTAATACATCCAATGAAAAATACTATTATGAAAGAATTGCAGATGAATTAATACGTTATAATAGAATTAGAGATTTCATTTTTAGCCAACGTTCATTTTTAAATTTTTCTTATAATAAATACAATTTAAATCCTAATGAATTATTAATTATTGAATCTAAATTAAATGATGATTTTTTTAATAATCTTGTTCCAATAAATATATATAACACGGATGTCATACCATATGATATTGTTAATCCAAATAATTTACGAAAAAATAAAATTTTAAAAGAACTTACATACAAAGATTTTGAAAGTAAAGAAAATGAGTTTGAGTTTAAGTTTCCAGATCCTAGTAAAAGTTTATCTACCCGATTTATTCCAAACTCAAAAACTATTAACAAATTACTTGATCAAGAGCTCGAAGAACAAAAAAATAAAACTCAACCAGTCCAACCAGCCCAACCAGCCCAACCAGCCAAATTAAGTAAATTAAAAATTTTAACAAAAAAAAGTACAAAAATAATTGATGAAGATAAAGAACTAGAAAACCAGTCTGAGCTACCTATTAAAAAAACTACACAAATAGAAACAATAGGTCCAGCTAACTTTATAAACTGCACAAATGAAATTGAGCTTGCAAATTATACTTATTTTAATGAGCCAATGAAATGTAAAGATTATAATATAATTAATTCTGTATTATGTAGTTATCAATTAATAACAGAACTTATTAATAATAATATTACTAATACTAATACTAATACTGATGTAAGTTTAACAAATATTATAAATAACTTAATTAAAAAATATACTGAACTATTTAAAAATGAAAAATATAAACAAATTATTCTCTCATTATGGACAACTGAGGGCAATTATAAAGAAGAGCTTAGCGAGAAATTAGCGCAAAAAAAAGTTAATATTGATGATATTTTAACTGAAAATACATACTTTATAACAACAACAGATATAATGCTATTAGCTGATATATATAAAATACCTTTAGTGTTATTCTCAACTGAACCATTTAACGAGTTTAATATTAAAATTGAGCCTCTTAATATTTACTTTTTAATAAATAAAGAAAAGAAAATAAAACTACTTACAACGCAAAAAAATCCAATAAAGCTTACCAAAGCTACTAATACAAAATATTATTATGTTTATGTATCTAAAATTGATGGTATTTTAAATTATAAATTATTTTATAATAGTTTAGATGAGTTTAAATTATCTGAAACAGTAGTTATAAGTGAGTTTATAAACTCAATAAATACATCAACCTCATATATTAATACAATTTTATCTTAAAAATAAAATATAATTAAATAAATATGTTGGATATGTTGGATATGTCAGATATGTTGGATTCTTGCTGTATATGTAAAATATGCGAAGATGACCCAACAAGCCATTCATTTAAAATTGTAGGAACGTATAATAATATAATATATTATTATACCTGCCCAGCCCAAGCTACTAAATATTATGATACTAAAGGAATAGTAAATCATTATGATTTATTCTTATCATCCAATAAAAATAAATGGGCGTGGATTTTTGATTGCAAAGGATTTAGTTCAAAACATTTATTAGAAATTAAAGTTGGGATTGAATTAGCCAAATTAATAACCAGTAAATATAGCGATAGACTTGAAAAAATTGTAATTATAAATAAAAATATATATATAAATACTATAATAGCTTTAATATATCCATTTTTAAATACTACTATTCAAAATAAAATAACAATTTTATAGTAATTTTATAGTAATTTTATAGTAATTTTATAAATTGTTATATACTATAAATGATATTGTATTATATATTAGTTTTACTTATTATTTTTTATTTATTATTTAAATTATATATAAAAATTACATATAACTTTTGGGCATATCAACCTGTATTTCATAGTTATAATTTAATAAATTGGATAAAACCAAATGGTATAATAAATGATGAACCAAAAATAAATAAGTATAGTAATTTTATTGATATTACTACTAAAAACTTTTTTGATTTTAATGAAGAAGAAATAACAAATATTGTTGATTTAATAAATAAACATTTTAAAACAGATAAACAGTTTAAAACAATATTTAATAAAAACTTTCAAGCAAATTATTCAATAAATAAAAATAGTTTTGTTGCTTTTTTTACAGGACATATGAATAAATCATATATATCAATTTATAAAAAACAACTATATTCATTAAATGAGCAAAACATACAAAACATACAAAACACTACTGGCATAATTGGCGTGCTCACTGGAAAACCTATAATAATAATAATTAATAATAACAATTTAAAGAGTTACTTTATTGATTTTTTAACAGTTGATAATACTTACTTAAATAAAGATATTGAGGGGCAATTAATACAAACACACGTATATTATCAAATGCATAATAACAAAAAATTTAAAACATCTCTTTTTAAACATAATGGAACACTAAAAGGAATTGTTCCTTTTACTCGTTATAATAGTTATATTTTTAATAGTGCACTAATTCATACAAAATATAATTGTTACTATAAAATTATAGAAATAAGTGAGGTTAATTTTTATTTACTAATAAATCTTATAAATGTTAGTAAACATTATTTTAAATGTATTATAATGATTGATGAGTCTAATTTATTACATTTAATACTAAAAAATATATATAAAATATATGGATTATTAGATCCTACTGCAAATGAGTTGAAATGTTGCTATTTTTTTAAACAAAATAATATAATTTTAAATATTAAAGAGCTATACAAAAAAGAAAATAAAAAAATAATATTATTTGATTTAGTCGCCTCTATAAACAACTGTGATAACATGGAGTTTATTAATGGTTTTTTGCTTGTTTTAAATAAAAAAAGTTATATTAATATTGAAAACATTAGTTATAATAATATATTAATTCGATACTTATTGAATAATTCCTTAAGTGCTTTAAATATTTCTAAGAATTCTTATTTTTTATATAATTATATTAATAAACCAGTTATTTCTAAAAATATGTTAATTATAATATAGCATAAGCATAAGCATAAGCATAAGCATAAGCATAAGCATAAGCATAAGCATAAGCATAAGCATATTATAATTAACGAACATATTTGCCTGCTTTAACAAAAGAGTCTAAAACATAAATAATAAATACTCCTAAAAACACATATAATATTAGTTCTTCTGTTATTAAATGATTTTGGTCATTTTTCTCTTCTTCTAAAAGATATAGTATTTTGTCTAAACGTTTTATAAGATCATTATTAGAGCAGGAACTGTTCAATTGATTTGAATAATTTGGATTGTATAATTCTTTTGCGGTTGAATTATTATAATTATTGATAAATTGTTTATAGATATCATTGTCTTTAGACATTTCTAATTTACTTTTATCAACTGCTTCATCGTCATCTAATAAAGGATTATAATGTGTATTAGTATTTAAAACTTGTTGTTGAATATTAGCATTTTGCATTGTTTGTTGAACAGGAACAAAATCTCCCATTTCATAATTATCATCATTATTAGAATTGTATAATTGTTGTAGCATTGCTTTATCTATTTTTTGACTATTTTTATTTTTATACGTTTGATTTTTTTTATAATTTACATTAGTATTGTTGCTATTGCCATTGTTGCTATTGCCATTGTTGCTATTGCCATTGTTGCTATTGCCATTGTTGCTATTGCTATTATTACTATTATTGTTGCTATTGCCATTGTTGCTATTGCTATTATTGTTGCTATTGCTATTATTGTTGTTATTATATTCATCATCTAATGTAGCAGCAGTAATTACTAAAGAACTCATACTAATAAAAAGAGAGAATAAATATTTATAAATCTACACTTTATTAATTAATTTTTATTTTTATATTTTTTTATATATATATGAAAAAAAAATATAATTTTTTTAATACATTTTCAAGTAAGTTTTTAAAACCGATTAATAACAGCAAATTGCTTGCTGGATTAGGACTTATTATTTTAAATTATTTTTCTAAATATGTAGTATTAAATTTTAGTAAATCACAAGAAGCCTTTATCAAAAATACAATTACTAGAGAGATTATAATCTTTTTAACAGTATTCACAGGAACAAGAGACTTATTACTTTCTTTATTTTTAACAGCAACTTTTATAATATTATCTGGAACTATTTTTAATGAAAATAGTCAATATTGTGTAATACCAGAAAAATATAAATATTTATATAATGAAGTTGATACAAATAAAGACGGAAAAGTCACAGATGAAGAAATTAAAAATGCACAAAATATTTTGTTTAAAGCACAAAACAATATTTAATAATATTGGAATATTATAATATATAATAATAAAAATGGCTCAACCTATAAAAGAAGAATATGGAAGTATGGAATTTTTAATTACTGATACTACACATATAACAAATCTTAAAAAAAAAATGAAAACTTTGATTTTTACAACTGATCCAAATGATAGATTATATTCATTTGAGGAACAAAAACAAAAACAGCCTAAATATTATTTACCATTTTATATAAATATATTTAATATTGGCAAAACTAAATCTGTTAATGATATAATAAAAGTAGAATTAAAAGATTTATTTATTAAAGAGTTTATAGAGTTCATTACAATCACATTAAAACAAGAATTATCACCAAAAGCCTGTATTAATTTTATTAAGGATAAATCGTTAGTAACAAGATTTATAAGTGAATATAAAACAAAGCGTCCTCGTGAGTATGAACAGAATACTAGAGATGAAGACAACGAAAACAGATATAAAACATTTCTTGAAAATGTATATATATATCTTATTAAAATTATATTCACTCCTGCTGGCAGTTTTATATATCAAAAACCGTCAGCCACAGATACAGAGGCGGATAAGGTCGCAACCGAAAAGAGAAACAAAGAGAAGGCGCAAAAAAAAAGTGATGCTGTGGCGGCTGCTGATGCTATCAATAAAAATCCTAATGCTACCCCTGCCCAGAAGGCCGCTGCTGCTGCTGAGGTTGCTGCTGCTGATGCAGACGAAGATGCTGATGAAGCGGATTCTGCTAAGCCAACTGAGATATTTCCAGCGAGTGATACTAAATATATAAATACTTTAATAAGAGATTTTTTAAAAGATGAAACAAAAAAATATTTTAGTATAGATACAGCTAAACTTATTAAATTAGCAATAAAAGAAACAAAAAAAGAAAGAGGTTTAACTAAAACTATTTTAGATAGTACATTTGAAAAAGAAAAAACAAGACTTTTACAACAAAAACCATATGGTTATGTTAGCGAATTAGATTATAATATAATATTAAAAGATCAAGTTTTAATAGCATTAAATAATGAAACAAAAGCGTTCTATAGAAAAAGTGAATATAAAGTAAATACAGATTTAAACAACCTAGTACAAGCATTAGTAGAAACAGTAAAAGAGGAAATTCAAAAATTAAATAATATTAAAAAAGAAAGTACAATTATTAAAAATGAGATTGATATACGCAAAGATATTATAAATCTGATTAAAACTTTTTATATTGAGAAAAAAAAAAATGAACTACAAAGAGAAAAAAAAATAAATATTTTAATAAAATTAACCAAGGATATAATTTCTGATGTAAGTATTACAAATAAACAATTTGTTGGCACTTCTACTGCTACACTGAGTGATGTTCTACTCTTTCAAAAAAAAATCAGAGAAGAAATTTCTAAATATGTAAAAAACTGTCAAACTCCTAAAGATATAGAAGATAACCTTAAAAAAGAATGCGATAATATATGTAATCAAGATAAGCCAGATTTAAAAAATAAACTATGGTGTAATATATGTGAAAATTATATTCAATGTGTATATGATCAAAAATATATAACGATTGCTAGTAAGGCTGCTAAAGCAGAGGAAGCTGCAGCGGAAGCTAAAGCGAAGGCAGAGGAAGCCAATACAGCTGCTGCTCAGGCGAATCCTAATTCTGCTGCGGGTAAAGCGGCGGCGGCTGCCATTAAAGCTGCAGAAGAAACTGCAAAAAATGCTGAGGAAGAAAAAAAAACTAAAAAGACATTTATAGAAGACGTTCAAAAGAAAACTGCAGAACAGGAAGAAAATAAAAAAAAATTATTTTATATTAATTTTAAGAAAGCTGCTGCTCCTGCTGCTGCTCCTGCTCCGGCGGATCCGGCCGCTGCTGCTGCTCCTGCTGCTGCTGCTCCTGCTCCTGCGCCTCCTGCTCGTGGCGGTGGTAGCGGGTTTCAATATAAAACAAAAACTATTTCAAAAAAACACTTACTTAAACCAAAGCGTAAAGAATCTTTTAAAATATTGAAATAATATTTAAATAGAAAGATTGGTGATATTTGTCATAAACTCTAATACTAAATCTTCTGGGATTTCATTAAAATCTACTAATTTTTTATTTCGTTTATAAATCTCTTCACACCCTTGTAACCGTAGTTGTTCTTCAAATAATGTTTTATCATTATAATATTTGACAATCGTTGAATGATTACATTTTTTAAAAACAGGACTAATATTATCGCTTTTATCTCCACTAATTATTTTATTAAATAAATCAAAATCAGGACTTCCAGAACAATGTTTGCTTGTAGTAATATCTTTATATTGAAGAGTCATTATTTTAACTTTTTCTGAAACTAATTGTAAATAATCCATATCACTTGCAATTATATAAATCATAATGTTATTATATTTATTTAACAAATGTTTGCAAATTAAAGCATTAATATCATCAGCTTCTAAATGGTTATGGTAAAATGTTGGAATGTTCATTTCTTTAATTATATTAATTCCAAGCTTAAAGAATGGCCCGCCTAGAAATTCGCTATTATATACACGAGTTTCTTTGTAATTATCATAAATATTATTTCTCCAAATATCATTTCGAGGACAATCTAAAGAAGCAATTATTTTAATATTATTATTATTATTTTTATTTTTATTATTTTTTATTTTTAGTTTTGTAGGCAATTCTTTAATTTTATTAATGCACGTTTTTGTAAATTTACTAACAAATTCTTCATTCTGAATTGGATTTCCTAGCGGAACTTCCGGCATTGCTAACTTCCACCAATTTACTAAAGCATAATACCGATAAAATATAAAATAACTAGTATCTAATAAAATATAAGTTGTTTCTTCACTCATCTAAGTAGTATTATTATACTAATTATAATAATTATTATAATAATTCAATTTTTAACTTTATATTGCTTAATATTGCTTAATATTGCTTAATTATAAATCTAAACTAATTGTGTTTTTTTGACTATTAGATTGTTTGCGGTTCGATTTTGGTTGCTTTTGACTGTTTAATTCTTTTAACTCAGAAATGCTTACAGTGCTTGGATCTCTTTCTTCTCTTTCTCTATAATCGGGAATAGCAACCGATTTGCTTTTTAATCCAGATAATAAATCATTAATATCGCGTGGTCCTTTCATTTCTTGTCTTCTAGGGGGTGCAGGAGTTTTAATATTATCAGATGAATCAAGCGAAGCAAATCTCTCTTCTATACTAATTCCATTTTGTTTTTTGGAAGACATCAAATCTGGTCTATTTTTTGGAATAGCATATCGGTCACTTTTTATAGTTTGTGTTTCAAGTGGGGGCGGAGGGGTTCCAATATTTGGATTTGGAATATTATTATTTCCAGGAATAAAATTATTCATAAAGTTTCCAAATCCCGGATTAGATTCACCCATTGAGTTAACAGCTGCCTGTGAAAATTGTTTCATAAGTTCTGGATTTTGTTTCATTATATCATCAATACCTGGCAATGCGGACTTAAACATTGTATTTGTCATATGTACCATTATTGCGGAACCTCCTAATTGAAATAATAACTTTAATTCAGGAGCCATTTTGGCTTTTGATTTATATTTTTCGTGTAATTCAGAAAAAATTTCATCATAATCACTAATATTTTCATTTACTTGTTCACCCCAACCATCCATTTTAATATCAAATGGGTCAAACTTATTATTTAAAAACTCAAGACCAGTAACACAAGCCATTAACATTTTTCCTTGAAACTTAATACTGTTGCTTTTTTCTTTTTCAGAAATAATCATTTCATATTCACCTTGAAGTTCTTGTAGAGGTGAGTCCATTGTATATTTTTTTGTTAAAGTAGCTCCTTTTCTCTCTAAATCTTCTAACCTTCTTAAAAATTTAAATTTTTCTCTAACCAACTCTTCTTTCGTTAATTGTGGTTCATCTGCGTCATTTGGTATTGGATGTACTTTTCCATATCCATCCCACGTTTTTGTATTATTAATATTGCCAAATGTTTGTTTTCCTAAATTACTTTCCTCCGATACAGTTGGATCTTCCTTCTCTATTGTTTTATTAGTATCTTTAAAATTAACATTGATTGCTTTATTAAAAATATTATCTCTAGTATTTTCTACACTTTTTTCATTAATATTACTAGACAATTCATTTAATTCATTTTCAAGTTCGCTTAAGTCGCCTAATGTTTTATTAGAGCCTCCACGTTTTTTATCATTCATTAATAACTCTATCCCGCCTCCAAAATTAATAGATGATTTAGCATTGATACCCGAATCATTTGTTAAAGATATTTCATTTTTATTATTTCCATCTAATTCAATAACTACCGGTTCTAAAGAATTCATTATAATTAAATTAGAACATATAATTTTAAGTATTACGAAATTATAATTAATTAATTATTTAATTAATATTTATTAAATATTAATTAAATATTTAATAAATAATTAATTTTCTTTAAGAAACCATATTGCTTGCAATAATGAGTCAGCTAAGTCATCTTTTTTACTATGCGATTCAAAAAAATCAATATATTTTGTATCAATATTTTTTTCAATAAGTATAGCTTTAGCAATTAATATACTTTGTTTTTTTCTCTCGCTATAACTTGTATTTTTTTCTATTAAATTTTTTAATTTATTAGATGCGGATACATACTTAATATTATAAAGTCCTTTCATTATAAAATATTGAGTTAACATTCCTTGAATACTATTCATTCTATTTGCAATGGGACCTATTTGATTTTCAATTAATATATAGTCAATATTCATAAATAAATTAGTTGATTCATTTAAATTATCTAAATTAGTTTTTATTGATTTGCCTATTTCTATTAAATTAATAGTATTACAATTTAATTTTGGCAATGTTATTAAACCATTTTTTTCTATATATGTATCAATGGTTTTTATTAATGCACTTTTAGTTAATTCAGAATATTTAATATTGTATTGATTGCATAAATTAATTAATTCGTCTAATTTAAGCGATTTATATTTAGGTATTGATTCTGGCAATAAATAATTTGAATTTTTAGCATGTATTTTACAAAATAATTTATCGTCTTTAAAAAAAAAAGCTGGTTTAATACATTGTTTTAGTGTTTTTTTTGTTAAAGTACTACAATTACAATATTTTTTATCTTCTGAAAGATTTATAATATTCCAATATATAATTTTAAAATTTTTATATGCGTTAACATTTAAATCTATTGTTTCTATTGTTTCTATTGTTTCTATTAGACAAAATGCTAAGTTTTTAATACCAACATCAATACTTAATATTTTCATATATATATTTTTTAAAGTTTTATATCTATATATTATATAATATATATATATTACTATGTCAACTATGTCAACTAACTCAAATGAAATTAAAAAATACCTTAATAGTTTAACTGAGCCATTAACACAAATGATTGATAGTTGTGATCAAATAATAGATAGTATAGAAAATAACACCACTATAGAGGAGTTTCAGAATATTACAACTACAATCCAGAAAAAAACAAACGAAAATGAAACTTATAAAGATAATGAAAAATCAAATACAGGCAAACTAATTAATGCGCTTTATCAGGCACCTAAGCAAAGCGTTAAAGGACTTTATAACTTAGGCAAAGGTCTTTTTGGAACAGTGGGGCTTGTAGCAGGGGCTACGACTGCTGGAGCGGCAGGACTAACGGCAGGAGTCCTTGGTGGAGTAGCGGGAGCCGCAAGGGGAGCAGTTGGTTATAATAATAGTGGAATGTTAAAAGGGGCAACAACAGGCGCTACCCGCGTATGGCCACTTTCAAAATTTACAAGGTTTAAGACTAAGCCAGCAGCAACTGTTAGTGGCGGTAAAAAAACAAAAAAACATAATAAACATAAAAAAACAGAAAAAAGACAAAAAAGGCAAAAAAGGCATAAAAAACAGAAAACTTACAAAAATTAAATAATATATAATCTATAATATATAATATATAATTATGTCTAAGGATAAACAACAAATACAACAAATACAAAAAATAAAAGATTTAGCAATCTATATTCTCGAATTAAAGTTCTCTCTAGAAAAATTAAAAGAAAGTATTGATCCGGATAAATTGGATAAATACATAGATACTATAATTGCAAATAAAAAGAATATGGGTTTAAGAATGCTTGGTCCAACTACAACAACATTAATGAAATCATCAGCTGATCTTGTTGTGCATATGAAAGATTTTAAAAAAGAACTTGAAGCACTAAAAGATGAAATTGAGGCGCAGTCTAACCCTAAACCTACACCCTAAACCTAAACCTTAAAATTAATAAATCATATAATATAATAGTTTTGTATAGTAATAGATATTATACCAAATAAATAACCAATCCAAAAATAATTTATAATATTTAAATATACTAATAATACTGTCAATATTATTAGTATTACTAGTATTATTAATAAATCATATATTAGGCTTACATCATACCTCGCGTTTGGAATAATATGTTGTATTAGTCTTGGATAGTTATCTGCGTTATTACAAGTAAAATAATAATAGTATTTAGCTATTTCTTTTTTATAATAATTTGTGCTAATTATTAAATTATATGGTTTTATAGTAATTTGTTTTTTATTTACTGTTTTTTCATTATATATAATAAACTCTTCTGGTTGATATCGTGAATTACAATATTTTTTATATATTCCTAAATCATTGCACATTATATGTTCTTTTTTAATTCTTATAATATCAAAATCGCAATTATTGTTAATAACATTAAATACTAATAGATTATCAGTATTGCTAACTAATAAAATAAATAATTCAAACATCGTATACAATTTACAATTTAATTACTCTTTTTCAATTTTAAATAATATATTATTTATTAACTTCCTGAAGTAGAAGCTCACTTGTCTGAAGCAGCCTTCTCCATTGCCGGACTCCAAGAGTGAAGCGCTTCTTCTTGAAACCTGGTAAAACAATATTTTAAACATTTTATAGAGCTTTGCGAGAATGAAGGTATATGTTTATGTACCCAGTTAATAAATGTGGGCGGTTTTGTTCCATTAAATCCAGCCTTTGCATATTGTTTAATTATTTTATCCACTATTTCTTCATATTTCTTTTGATTATCTTTGGTTAGATCACCAGTTTCTGAATTACAAAGATCTTTTAATTTCCGAAATATTTTATAGTTGTTATTATTTTTTATCAGATTTTCTATAGTTGGTTCTTCACTAGATGGTTGTGAATCCATATATTAATTATTAATATTATTATTAAACAATTTTAATTTATATTATTAATCTATTATTAATCTATTAATAATATATTAATAATTATGATATTTAATTCTATTGAAAAACATTTATATACAATCATTATACTCCACGGGATGTTTCAGACTTATAAAGATTTGATTCCTTTAAAAACGGCTATTCAAAAACATAATAAAAATATGAAAGTAATATTACCAACGGCACCATTGCGTACTATTTCTTGGTCTACTCAACCGCTACATAATATCAGTTCATGGTATGATTATTATACACAAAAAAATGGATTATTAGAACACGACGACATAAATGAAAACCATTTTATAGAACAAACCCAGCGGATTTATAAAATTATTGACAACGAGAGAAAGAGCATATTGGTGCAAAATATAATAGTCGCTGGAATAAGCCAAGGCGGGACGATTGCTTTTAATGTTGGATTACATTATAAAGAACCTTTAGGGGCAATTATTGGGATTCATACTATTTTTTTAAATACAATTATTCCTATTAAACCTATCCAAACAATTCCTATTTATTTATTTTCTGGGAGAAAGGATTCAATCTATAATATCCATTTACAAGAAAGTTCTCTCGCCAAACTTAAAGAAAAATGCACTATTGATTGGCACATTGAAGAGAACTTAAATCATTGCGAGTATTCTCCAAATGAATTAAAATATATAGTATCAGTAATTAGTAATGGGGTCTAAGGGGGCATTGCCCCCTTAAATTGATAAGTGTAAGGGGTCTAAGGGGGCACGGCCCCCTTAAATTGATAAGTGTAAGGGGTCTAAGGGGGCACGGCCCCCTTAAATGAATTAAAATATATAGTATCGGCAATTGATAAGGGCTCCCGCCCTTAAACCCTCCATAAAGCTTGTCGGTTTAAGGGCGGGAGCCCTTATCGGATGTCTCCGTAACCACATGGACGGGTATGGTCTCGGCCAGCCACGAATAAATAACTCCTTTTTGCGGGTGTTATTTATTATATATAAAATAAAAAAATTATTTTTTATTTTTATTGTAAAACGCCTAAATAAATAAATTAAATAAATTAAATAAATTAAATAAATTAAATAAATTAAATAAATTAAATAAATTAAATAAATTAAATAAATTAAATAAATTAAATATAATATATAATATTAAAAAAAATGGAAGCAATTGACGAAGGCAAACAATCTGTACTAAATACTATAAAAGCAAGCAATCCAACCCTTGACCCTTCAGGGGTTGAACTAATATATGAACAATATAAAAAAGCATATGAAGACCATCTTAAATATATTGAGGAACTTAATAAAAAAAATCAAGAAAATCTTTAGTTATTTATTTATAAATAGTTTTATAAGCACGAGCATCAAACGTAGTGCCTGATGTTGTATAGAAAAAAAATGCTTGGGGTTGATATTCATAGCTACCGCTAAAGTTTGCTCTACTCATACCTGAACCAGTTACTCCCCACAAACTTTCGCCATCAAAATTATATCGTTTAGGATCAGCAGTTGTATTTAGTCTTGAACCATTATATATTCTAAACCTTAAATTTGCATTCGTCCAATAATAATTTGTTTCCATAACCCACATTAACATACCTCTAAACATATCTTGTCCATAATTTTCCATAGCCCATGCGTTATTAGATTGATGCCTGATTAGTATTACATTATAACTATCAAAAATTCTCGCATTATTGAATGTATCAGCATAACCACCCCATAATCTACTATTACTTGTAGATCCATAAAATCTAAAATTTATATCAATTTCAATATATTCATTATTAATTATATCTACAGGAATATTTATAGAATTACCACCAGTTGTACTTGAAACAAAACTTCTATAAATATTACCAACTCCACTAGCTCCCATTGGTCCAGTTGCTCCAGTTGCACCAGTCGCGCCGGTTGAACCAGCTATTCCATTTGTTCCAGCTGGTCCAGTTGCTCCAGTTGCTCCAGTTGCTCCGGTGGAACCTGTTGAACCAGTTGCTCCAGTTGCTCCAGTTGAACCAGTTGCTCCAGTTGCTCCGGTAGAGCCTGTTGCTCCTGTTGCTCCTGTTGCTCCTATTGCTCCAGTTGCTCCTGTTGCTCCTGTTGATCCGGTTGCTCCTGTGGAACCAGTTGCTCCAGCGGAACCGGTTGCTCCTGTTGCTCCTGTTGCTCCTGTTGCTCCAGTTGAACCAGCTATTCCATTTGTTCCAGCTGGTCCAGTTGGTCCAGTTGAACCAGTTGCACCAGTTGAACCAGTTGAACCAGTTGCTCCAGTTGCTCCAGTTGCGCCAGTTGCTCCAGTTGCTCCAGTTGCTCCGGTATCGCCAGTTGCTCCTGTATCGCCAGTTGCTCCAATATCTCCAGTTTTTGAAAATAATACTACTAATTCCTCATTATTCGCTGGCATTGTTCCAGAAAGATATAGTACTGGTATTATTATAATGCCATCACTTACTGATCCTATAATAGTCCAAATACTAATAGAGTTTGTTAAATTTCCCATTATTGTAATAGTACCTCTATTTAAAGGGTTAGTAGTAGTACTCTCAATAATAGAATAAACATATTGTCCTACATTAGTCCCTCCTTGGTCATATTCGCTTAAAGTAATCATCCCAACTGATTCTATTGTTGAATTACTAAATGCTAAATACCCACTCGCTATGTTAAAATTTAAATAATAAATAGAATTTGTAAAATTATATCTTAGCCCTGCTTTATTTCCAACTCGTCCGGTTGCTCCAGTTGCTCCAGTTGCTCCAGTTGCTCCAGTTGAACCTCTTGCTCCAGTTGCTCCAGTTGCTCCAGTTGAACCTCTTGCTCCAGTTGCTCCAGTTGAACCTCTTGCTCCGGTTGATCCGGTAGAACCGGTTGCGCCAGTGGAACCCATTGGTCCCGTTGCTCCTATTGAAAATACTATTAAAATAACATCATGATTATTAGTAAATTGGTATCCATTTCCATTTGAAAGTGATATATTAAATGCAATATAAGAGTTTATTTGAAGAGAATCTAATCCAGATATATTCCAAGATTGAAAGTTTGATGAATCGCTTTTATCTTGAATAATTATATTATCGCCACTTTTTAGTCTTATTAAAATATTTTCAACATCATTATGTAATGAGTCTTTATGTGATAAATATATTTTGTTTGCTGAGTTTTGTGTTGAATTATTCCACATAATATCACCATTATTAATATTTTCAGGAGTAGTATATTGTGTATTTGTTTTATAATTATAAAATGTACTAGATTGTCCGGGTTCTCCTCTTGCTCCAGTTGCTCCGGTTGCTCCAGTTGCTCCAGTTGCTCCAGTAGAACCAGTTGCTCCAGTTGATCCGGTAGAACCAGTTGCACCAGTTGCTCCGGTAGACCCAGTTGCACCGGTTGATCCAGTTGCACCGGTGGAACCAGTTGCTCCAGTTGCTCCAGTGGAACCGGTAGAACCAGTTGCACCGGTTGATCCAGTTGCTCCTGTTGCTCCAGTGGAACCGGTTGCTCCGGTAGACCCAGTTGCACCGGTTGATCCAGTTGCACCGGTGGAACCAGTTGCTCCAGTTGCTCCTGTGGAACCAGTAGAACCAGTTGCTCCTGTTGCTCCAGTGGAACCGGTTGCTCCAGTGGAACCGGTTGCTCCGGTAGACCCAGTTGCACCGGTTGATCCAGTTGCTCCGGTAGAACCAGTAGAACCAGTGGAACCGGTTGCTCCAGTTGCTCCAGTTGCTCCAGTTGCTCCGGTGGAACCAGTTGCTCCAGTTGCTCCAGTTGCTCCGGTGGAACCAGTTGCACCGGTTGATCCAGTTGCTCCGGGTGAGCCATCTTCTCCATTTAGTCCGGGAGCACCATCTTCTCCATTACGCCCGGGTACCCCGTCCTCTCCGCTATCTCCCTTTGCTCCAGTTGCTCCAGTGGAACCGGTTGCTCCAGTTGCTCCAGTTGCTCCAGTGGAACCGGTTGCTCCGGTTGCTCCAGTTGCGCCAGTTGATCCAGTTGCTCCGGTTGAACCCGTTGCTCCGATTGCTCCAGTTGCTCCAGTTGCTCCAGTGGAACCGGTTGCTCCGGTTGCTCCGATTGCTCCGGTTGCTCCAGTTGCTCCAGTTGCTCCGGTTGCACCAGTTACTCCAGTTGAACCTGTTGCTCCGGTTGCTCCGGTTGCGCCGGTTGCTCCGATTGCTCCGGTTGCTCCAGTTGCTCCAGTTGCTCCGGTTGCACCAGTTGCTCCGGTTGCTCCAGTAGAACCAGTTGCTCCGGTTGCTCCGGTTGCTCCAGTGGAACCAGTTGCTCCGGTTGCTCCGGTTGCTCCAGTTGCTCCAGTTGCTCCAGTTGCGCCAGTTGATCCAGTTGATCCAGTTGATCCAGTTGCTCCTGTAGAACCTGTTGCTCCAGTTGCGCCAGTTGATCCAGTTGCTCCAGTTGCTCCAGTTGCTCCAGTGGAACCGGTTGCTCCGGTTGCTCCAGTTGCGCCAGTTGATCCAGTTGATCCAGTTGACCCAGTAGAACCAGTTGCTCCAGTTGCTCCGGTTGCTCCGGTTGCTCCAGTTGCTCCGGTTGCTCCGATTGCTCCGGTTGCTCCAGTTGCTCCAGTTGATCCAGTTGCTCCAGTTGCTCCAGTTGAACCTGTTGCTCCAGTGGAACCGGTTGCTCCAGTTGCTCCAGTTGATCCAGTTGATCCAGTTGATCCAGTTGCTCCAGTTGCTCCAGTTGAACCTGTTGCTCCAGTGGAACCGGTTGCTCCAGTTGATCCAGTTGCACCAGTTGAGCCAGTTGTTCCGGTTGCTCCAGTTGCTCCGGTTGAGCCTGTTGCTCCGGTAGCTCCGATGGAACCAGTAGATCCGGTAGAACCAGTAGATCCGGTAGAACCAGTTGATCCAGTTGAGCCTGTTGCTCCTGTTGAACCAGTTGCTCCAGTTGCTCCAGTTGAACCAGTTGAGCCGGTTGCTCCTGTTGAACCAGTTGCTCCAGTTGCTCCGGTAGAACCAGTTGAACCAGTTGAACCAGTTGAACCAGTTGCTCCAGTTGCTCCAGTTGCTCCGGTAGAACCAGTTGAACCAGTTGATCCAGTTGAGCCGGTTGCTCCTGTTGAACCAGTTGCTCCAGTTGCTCCAGTTGAACCAGTTGAGCCGGTTGCTCCTGTTGAACCAGTTGCTCCAGTTGCTCCGGTAGAACCAGTTGAACCAGTTGAACCAGTTGAACCAGTTGCTCCAGTTGCTCCAGTTGCTCCGGTAGAACCAGTTGAACCAGTTGAACCAGTTGAACCAGTTGCTCCAGTTGCTCCAGTTGCTCCAGTTGCTCCAGTTGCTCCAGTTGCTCCAGTTGCTCCGGTAGAACCAGTTGAACCAGTTGAACCAGTTGAACCAGTTGAACCAGTTGCTCCTGTTGAACCAGTGGATCCAGTAGAGCCAGTTGCTCCTGTTGCTCCGGTTGCTCCTGTGGAACCAGTTGCTCCAGTAGAACCAGTTGCTCCGGTTGAACCAGTTGCACCGGTTGAACCAGTTGCACCGGTTGAACCAGTTGCTCCAGTAGAACCAGTTGCTCCAGTAGAACCAGTTGAACCAGTTGAACCGGTTGCTCCGGTTGAACCAGTTGATCCGGTTGCTCCGGTTGATCCGGTTGCTCCGGTTGCGCCGGTTGTTCCCATTTTACCAGAAAGCTCTGTTGTTAAATTATTTGTTGTTCTTTCATTCCCTTCGACATAATCAATTTGAAGAGTCAATTCATTAAGTGTATAACTTATTATAGTAGATATAGCAAAATTGCCTGGCTCATTGGTTTCGTATGTTTTTACATACATTCCTGGTCGATATGCTGTTTCTAAAGCCAATTTATCTACAACCAAAACTACAGTAATAACTCCATTATTAATATTTTCTATAAGTTCATTCGTTGATATCAATTGTGGAAACCCAACTCCATTAGCGCCTGTTGCGCCAGTAGAACCAGTTGCGCCGGTAGAACCAGTTGCTCCTGTAGAGCCAGTTGCGCCAGTAGAACCAGTTGCACCGGTTGATCCAGTTGCTCCGGTAGAACCAGTTGCTCCAGTTGCTCCTGTAGAGCCAGTTGCGCCAGTAGAACCAGTTGCACCGGTTGATCCAGTTGCTCCGGTAGAACCAGTTGCTCCAGTTGCACCGGTTGATCCAGTTGCCCCGGTTGCACCAGTTGCTCCAGTTGCTCCAGTTGCTCCAGTTGCACCAGTAGAGCCAGTTGCACCGGTTGCACCAGTTGCACCAGTTGCACCAGTTGCACCAGTTGAACCAGTTGCACCAGTTGCTCCGGTAGAACCAGTTGATCCAGTAGAACCCGTTGATCCTGTTGCACCGGTTGATCCAGTTGCGCCGGTTGAACCAGTTGCACCAGTTGCTCCGGTAGAACCAGTTGATCCAGTAGAACCCGTTGATCCTGTTGCACCGGTTGATCCAGTTGCGCCGGTTGCTCCAGTAGAACCAGTAGCACCAGTTGCACCAGTTGCTCCAGTAGAACCAGTAGCACCAGTTGCACCAGTTGCACCAGTTGCACCAGTTGCACCAGTTGCTCCAGTTGCACCAGTAGAGCCCGTTGATCCAGTAGAACCAGTTGATCCAGTAGCACCAGTTGCACCGGTTGCACCGGTTGCACCAGTTGCTCCAGTAGAACCAGTTGCACCAGTTGCTCCAGTAGAACCAGTTGCGCCAGTAGCACCGGTTGCTCCAGTAGAACCGGTTGCTCCGGTTGCTCCAGTAGAACCAGTAGCACCAGTTGCTCCAGTAGAACCGGTTGCACCGGTTGCTCCAGTAGAACCGGTTGCTCCAGTTGCGCCAGTTGCACCGGTTGCTCCAGTTGCTCCAGTAGAACCGGTTGCACCGGTTGCTCCAGTAGAACCGGTTGCACCGGTTGCTCCAGTAGAACCAGTTGCACCAGTAGAGCCGGTAGAACCAGTTGCACCAGTTGCTCCGGTAGAACCAGTTGCACCAGTTGATCCAGTAGAACCAGTTGCTCCGGTTGAACCAGTTGCTCCAGTAGCACCAGTTGCACCGGTAGAACCAGTTGAACCAGTTGAACCGGTGGATCCGGTAGCACCAGTTGCTCCGGTTGAACCAGTTGCTCCAGTAGCACCAGTTGCTCCAGTTGCTCCGGTAGAACCAGTTGAACCAGTTGAACCGGTGGAGCCAGTTGAACCGGTGGATCCGGTTGCTCCGGTTGATCCAGTTGATCCGGTTGAACCCGTTGTCCCGGTTGCACCTGTTGCTCCAGTAGAACCAGTAGAACCAGTAGCACCAGTTGCTCCGGTTGATCCAGTTGCTCCGGTTGATCCAGTTGCTCCAGTAGCACCAGTTGCTCCAGTTGCTCCAGTTGCTCCAGTTGATCCAGTTGAACCGGTGGAGCCAGTTGAACCAGTTGCACCAGTTGCGCCAGTAGAGCCAGTTGCACCAGTTGATCCAGTAGAACCAGTTGCACCAGTTGCGCCAGTAGAGCCAGTTGCTCCAGTAGCACCAGTTGCTCCAGTTGCGCCAGTAGAACCAGTTGCGCCAGTAGAGCCAGTTGCACCAGTTGCACCAGTACAACCAGTAGAGCCAGTTGCTCCTGTTGCTCCAGTAGAACCAGTTGCTCCAGTTGAACCAGTTGCTCCTGTTGCTCCGGTTGCCCCGGTTGCTCCGGTAGCCCCGGTTGCTCCAGTAGAACCAGTTGCTCCAGTTGAACCAGTTGCTCCAGTAGCACCAGTAGCACCAGTAGCACCAGTAGCACCAGTTGCTCCAGTCGCACCAGTTGCTCCTGTATCTCCAGTTGAACCGGTGGAGCCAGTTGCTCCTGTTGCTCCGGTTGCCCCGGTTGCTCCGGTAGCCCCGGTTGCTCCAGTAGAACCAGTTGCTCCAGTTGAACCAGTTGCTCCTGTTGCTCCGGTTGCCCCGGTTGCTCCGGTAGCCCCGGTTGCTCCAGTAGAACCAGTTGCTCCAGTTGAACCAGTTGCTCCAGTAGCACCAGTAGCACCAGTAGCACCAGTAGCACCAGTTGCTCCAGTCGCACCAGTTGCTCCTGTATCTCCAGTTGAACCGGTGGAGCCAGTTGCTCCTGTTGCTCCGGTTGCACCAGTTGCTCCAGTAGATCCAGTTGAACCAGTTGCTCCGGTAGAGCCAGTTGCACCAGTTGAACCAGTCGCTCCGGTTGCACCAGTTGCTCCAGTCGCACCAGTTGCTCCAGTTGCGCCAGTTGCGCCAGTTGCGCCGGTATCTCCAGTTGAACCGGTGGAGCCAGTTGAACCAGTTGCACCAGTAGCACCAGTAGCACCAGTAGCACCAGTAGCACCAGTTGCACCAGTTGAACCAGTTGCTCCGGTTGATCCAGTTGAACCGGTGGAGCCAGTTGAACCAGTTGAACCGGTGGAGCCAGTTGAACCAGTTGAACCGGTGGAGCCAGTTGCACCAGTTGCACCGGTTGAACCAGTTGCTCCAGTAGATCCGGTAGATCCGGTAGAGCCAGTTGCACCAGTAGAGCCAGTTGCGCCAGTAGAGCCAGTTGCTCCAGTAGAACCAGTTGCTCCAGTAGCTCCAGTTGCTCCGGTTGCACCAGTTGAACCAGTTGCACCGGTTGAACCAGTTGCTCCAGTAGATCCGGTAGATCCGGTGGCTCCAGTTGCTCCAGTAGAACCAGTTGCTCCAGTAGAGCCGGTGGAGCCGGTGGAGCCAGTTGACCCGGTAGAACCAGTTGACCCGGTAGAACCAGTTGCTCCAGTAGAGCCGGTGGAGCCGGTGGAGCCAGTTGACCCAGTTGCTCCTGTAGAACCAGTTGATCCGGTTGAACCAGTTGATCCAGTTGAACCAGTTGAGCCAGTTGACCCAGTTGCTCCTGTAGAACCAGTTGATCCTGTAGAACCAGTTGAACCAGTTGATCCGGTTGAACCAGTTGATCCAGTAGAACCAGTTGAACCAGTTGAACCAGTTGAACCAGTTGATCCTGTAGCTCCTGTTTCTCCAAAATAAAAATGATTACCACCGGAAGGTCCACGAGGACCGGTAGCGCCAGTTGAGCCAGTTGCACCTGTTCCCGCAGATGATAAAAAAGGATCCAATATTGCCATTTCAGTACCATAAGTAGTTGGTCCTAAATATAGCCATATAGGTAATGCATTTTCAGTTGGCATAACTGTAGTATAACTATTTGCATCATCATTTGTATTAATATATATTAAAGAACCAGGAACAACTCCTGGTATATTGCGTAAAAATCTATCACTACTACTATTACCAAAAAAACTTGCTACATCTTCATAAAATGTTCCAAATGGTTCAAATGTAAAATAGTTTGCCTCTGGGCCAATCATTCCTACAATCCCAACCGAAACTTTAGCTTGACTATTATTACTTTTTTTAAATGTTAAAGTTGTGCTGTCAAAATATATAGTATTTCCGACATTTAATGTTGATATATCAGCAGCTGTCCACTTTATATTTTTTCCATCTGCTGTGCTAGATGCTAAAAATCTAGAAATTTGTTGCGAAACAAATTGTGGTGTTGGAGTTTGTGAAATATCTGGTAATATTGGTAGCCCTAAAGTATTAAGTTCATATATATAACCACTTGAACTTCCTGGTGAAGCATTATCAAATGTTGTTGTAGTTGTCATTAAATTATATTTATTAACATCTTCAAGAAGTAATATTGCAGAGCTGGGGGTTATGATTTGAACCATTGTTATACGCCAAGCACGACCCTTTCCATTTATGTCATTACTAAAATACATTCCTTTTTTTAAATTCGTAAAATTGTAGCTTAAAACTGGACCAGTTGGATGGCGATACCTTTGTCCATTTGGCATTAATAATGTAATGTTAAATCCAAAAAAGCCATTTGCAGGAGAATGACCACCTACAGAACCATTTATTTGCCCTGAACAATATAAACATAAAGGGGGATTAAGAGGCATGTTATATATAATATTTTATTAAAAATTAATTAAAAAACGTGAATAAAAAAATAATTCCAAAATTAGGAAGTGTATTAGCCTTAAATATACTATTGGGAGGAACATATAGTGGCTGAGCTGGCGATGCAGATACTGTATGATAAAACTGAGCTTCAGTTTCTGAAATTATTTGCATTGAAACTGCTATATCAGTAATTGTTGATTCAAGTGATGGAATTGAATATATATTTAATTTAAATTGAGATTGACTACTCTCACTATATGAAACTTTTAACATTGTACCACTCCAATTAACTACACGCCTACCATCTACAGTAGAGTGCCAAGAATAAGGATATGCAAGTGTAACAGTGAGTATGCCACCATCACTTGCTACAGCAGATGAAAACATATTACTTGAGGTATTCTCTACAGTATCCCCCGACGATATTAGGTTGGTATTTGTATTCAACAATTTTACCTTAATCATTCCTGTTTTAAGTGATAAAGCTGACCCATTTTGTCCTGCTGGTCCGATTGGTCCGGTTGCTCCGGTTGATCCGGTTGCCCCAGTTGCCCCAGTTGCCCCAGTTGCCCCAGTTGCCCCAGTTGAACCGGTTGATCCGGTTGATCCGGTTGCTCCTGGATCTCCTCTTGCGGCGGGGCCTCTTGCTCCGGTTGCTCCAGTTGCTCCGGTTGCTCCAGTGGCCCCTCTTTGACCTCTTGCTCCAGTTGCTCCAGTTGCTCCAGTTGCTCCAGTGGCACCAGTTGCTCCAGTTGCTCCAGTTGCTCCAGTTGCTCCAGTTGCTCCAGTTGCTCCAGTTGCTCCTGTAGAACCAGTTGCGCCAGTAGAACCAGTTGCCCCAGTTGCACCAGTTGCACCAGTTGCACCAGTGGCCCCAGTTGCACCAGTTGCCCCAGTTGCACCAGTTGCACCAGTTGCTCCGGTTGCTCCGGTTGCTCCGGTTGCTCCAGTTGCTCCAGTTGATCCTGTTGCTCCAGTTGATCCTGTTGCTCCAGTTGCTCCAGTTGATCCTGTTGATCCAGTTGCACCAGTTGAACCAGTTGCACCAGTTGCTCCAGTTGCTCCTGTAGAACCAGTTGAACCAGTTGCGCCAGTCGCACCAGTTGATCCAGTAGAACCAGTTGATCCAGTAGAACCAGTTGCTCCAGTAGAACCAGTTGCTCCGGTAGTTCCAGTTGCTCCTGTAGCACCAGTAGAACCAGTTAAACCAATGGAACCAGTTGCTCCAGTTGCTCCAGTTGCTCCAGTCGCTCCAGTCGCTCCAGTTGCTCCAGTTGCTCCAGTTGCTCCAGTTGCTCCAGTTGCTCCGGTTGCTCCGGTTGCTCCGGTTGCTCCAGTTGCTCCAGTTGGTCCAGTGGGTCCAGTTGGTCCAGTGGGTCCAGTTGGTCCAGTGGGTCCAGTTGGTCCAGTGGGTCCAGTGGGTCCAGTGGGTCCAGTGGGTCCAGTAGGCCCAGTTGGCCCAGTTGGCCCAGTTGGCCCAGTTGGCCCAGATGGTCCAGATGGTCCAGAGGGTCCAGAGGGTCCAGAGGGTCCAGAGGGTCCAGATGGTCCAATTGGTCCTGTTGGTCCTCTGGAACCTCTTGGTCCTACTGCGCCGGTAGCTCCGATTGGTCCTATTGCACCAGTTGCTCCAGTTGCTCCGCCTTCTGGTCCTTTGTTTCCTTCGGGTCCAGTTGGCCCAGTTGGTCCGATTGGCCCAATTGGCCCTGTTGGTCCTACTGGTCCGGTTGGTCCAGTTGTTCCACCAGATGGCCCGGTTGGTCCAGTTGCCCCAGTTGCACCATTTCCAATATTAGGTTCATCATTATCGACTTCAATATTTATATAGTTATTAATTTCAAGTGAATTAGTAGTATTTATTACAGAGGTTGTTAATGAACTATTATTAGTATTAATTGTTATAATTTCATTGTAAGACATTATTATATTTATTATAAATATAATAAAAATAATAAAAATAATAAAAATAATAAATATAATAAAAATAATAATGTCTTACAATGAAATTATTCTTCTATCATATGATAAACTATAGGAGGCAGATAAATTTGTTGTTCCTGTCCCAAACATTTTTATAACAAGAGCAGTAGGAATAGCAGTATTATTCATCATTGTTATTTCGCTTCGCGCGGTTCCTCGTCCAGTGTAATTATATAATCCTTGAACATACATATATATTCGTTGACTTGGAGTATTCACATCAAATGTTCTATTTATATTAATAGTAATAATGTTGCTTAATTCTGCCGTTTCCATATTAACTAAAACATTACCATTATGAAATTGTTGACTTAAATATTCTACAATAACAGGATTAGTTGCAGACATAAGAAAACCATTATATTCAGAAAAATATTGATATTGCGCCGATGCAGTATTATATAATATTTGTAACATTCTATTATTTGTTCCGGTTGCTTTTAAATAAATCTTTATTTCAATACTTTCACTATTTACTAAATCTATTGATATAGGAAACTCATTTACAGCATTTGTTACGATTGTATCAATAGTTCTTGTAATAGCAGTTTTTTCTAGTGTTTCTATTCTTGTTGTTAAATCTGTAATTACAGAATTAACATCAGCACCTAATTTAACATTAGTAACTGCTAAATCTGCTATTTTATTTTCTAAAATAGCGCCATCTATAATATGAGATGAATTAATAGAATTTTCAAATATAATTGATTGAGTGACAGGTCCAGTGGGCCCAGTAGCTCCAGTTGCTCCAGTTGCTCCAGTTGCTCCAGTTGCTCCAGTTGCTCCTGTACAACCAGTTGCTCCAGTTGCTCCTGTACAACCAGTAGCTCCAGTAGCTCCAGTAGCTCCAGTAGCTCCAGTAGCTCCAGTAGCTCCAGTTGCTCCGGTAGAACCAGTTGCACCGGTTGCTCCAGTTGCTCCTCTTCCTCCAGTTGAACCAGTTGCTCCGGTAGAACCAGTTGCTCCGGTGCAACCAGTTGCTCCAGTACAACCGGTTGCTCCTGTAGAACCAGTAGCTCCAGTTGCTCCGGTTGATCCAGTTGATCCAGTTGATCCTGTTGATCCTGTTGCTCCTGTTGCTCCAGTTGCTCCAGTTGCTCCAGTTGTACCAGTTGCACCAGTAGAGCCAGTTGCTCCAGTTGCACCGGTTGCTCCTGTAGCACCAGTTGCACCAGTTGCTCCAGTTGTACCAGTTGCCCCAGTTGTACCAGTTGCTCCAGTTGCTCCAGTTGCACCAGTTGCCCCAGTTGCACCAGTTGCTCCAGTTGCTCCGGTTGCTCCGGTAGAGCCAGTAGCTCCAGTTGTTCCAGTTGCACCCGTTGCTCCAGTTGCACCAGTTGCACCAGTTGCACCAGTTGCACCAGTTGCACCAGTTGAACCAGTTGCGCCAGTTGCTCCAGTTGCTCCAGTAGAACCAGTAGAACCAGTTGCTCCAGTAGCTCCTGTACAACCAGTTGAACCAGTTGCTCCATTAGAACCACTTGCTCCAGTTGCTCCAGTTGAACCAGTTGCTCCAGTTGAACCAGTAGAACCAGTAGAACCAGTTGATCCCCCGTCTGGTCCTTTGTCTCCAACCGGACCAGTTGGCCCAGTATCTCCAGTAATAATATTAACCCAGCCAGAAGCAGCCGATTCAATTTGGAATACTTTTACGCTACCAGTATTGGTACTTTGAGTAAAACCGCTGCAAGCAATCATATTTCCTTGAGGATTTAACGCGCATCCAGCGCCTAATTGTTCATTTGTAATTGTTCCTTCTATAATAGCAATTTGTATCCAATTAGTTCCATTAAATTTATAAAGTCTAACATTTCCCAAACTGCCATTTGATCCTGGAGCACCTACAGCAATCATACTTCCATTGCTATTTATTGATACCGAAAACCCTGTTTTTACATCTGATAATGTATAAATTTGACTTCCTAATAGTGTCCAACAATTATCATTAAATCTATATACTCGAGCATATCCAGCATTAGATGAAGCGGCCCATCCTCCTGCGATAACAGTATTCCCATCTTGTGATATTTTTGTTGCATAACCAAAATAATTTGTTCCTATTCCAGCAGTTCCATTAAAAATAGCAATCAAAGTCCACGAACTTCCGTTTATATTATGATATATTTGAATTAATCCAACCAACGGTGATCCGTCCATAGATGTAGAATCAGAACCAACAATAAGTCTATTACCAGTACCAGATAATGCAACCGATATACTTTTTCTATCATTTACAAGTTCACAAGCAGTAGTTGGTATTGAATATGAGAATACCCAAGAAGTAGTAAATTTATATATATTAACCTTTCCAGCATTAGTAGTGGCTCCTGCCTCGCCTTGTGGTATTCCAATCGCTAAGGTAGTTGCATTTAAATCTAAAGATACCGCGGATCCAAACCAATCACCCGCAAACTCACCACTAAATGTAGCAACCGTATTCCATACTGTAGTCCATTTATATATTCTAACCATCCCACTAGCAGAATTAACAACACCTAAAGCAACTGTATTTCCATCATTTGATAATGCTATGCTGCCATTATAACCACTATTTATAGTAAGTGTATTACCAAGCTGTATCCATTGTCTATTTACATCCAATCTATATATAGCAACTCCACCCCCGCCACCCGGAGCCAACCAAACTGCTATTGTATTGCCATCCCCCGATATTTCTACAAAACTACCAAAATAAGAGTTTATAGATGGTCCAGTAAGAGTGTTACCTACCGCAAAAGTATAATATGTATTAGTTAATCCAGTTGCTCCGGTTGCTCCGGTTGCTCCAGTTGCTCCGGTTGCTCCAGTTGATCCAGTTGATCCAGTTGATCCAGTTGATCCGGTTGCGCCAGTTGCTCCGGTTGCTCCGGTTGCTCCGGTTGCACCGGTAGATCCAGTTGCTCCGGTTGCTCCGGTTGCGCCAGTTGCTCCGGTTGCTCCGGTTGCTCCAGTTGCTCCGGTTGCTCCTTGATCTCCTGGATCTCCTTGATCTCCGTCAGCTCCTGGATCTCCCTGAGCACCTTGCGGTCCTATAGCACCTTGTAAGCCTTGTGGTCCTGTAGCACCAGTCGCACCAGTCGCACCAGTCGCACCAGTCGCACCACTTCCATTCATTGAACCTGTATCTCCATTGCTTATATAATTACTAATACTAATAGCCGTAGGTTGACTTCTTGTTTTAGTAAACTCGTTATATAACATTATATTTATAAATATAATAAATATTATAAATATGATAAATATTATAAATATAATAAATATAATAAATGTTATAAATACTGAAATAGTTGGCTGCTCAGATTCTTGAATATTAACTCTTTATATTAGCAACTTCATATATATATAAATATAGTAATATGTCTGGATCATATGAGATTTTTTTAACTGTATCTATATAACGGAGATTAAAATGTCAGTGTTAAATTACTATAGCCTTGATTATAATACTTATCGGCCACTATATCCAACTTATTACTTAGTCCTGAACCGTATTTGTTTAATAGTAAATTAGGTATCGAGCTAGTCTTACCTAATGCCAGACATTGTACCCATGCTCCAGCAAGCGGATCACTAGATAAAAGAACTCCCGTCCAAATATTACCATCATACGAGTAAGCAATTCTATATTGATTTGACTCTCCTACTACTACCCAACGAGTTCCAGTCCATATTATTTTATTTGCAATATAATCTATGATACTACTGCTATTTGATGCTCCGGTCCAATTAATGCCATCCGACGAGAAAGCTATAGTAAAGTTATTTCCTCGTCCTGCTGCAACCAAGAGACTTCCATTCCACGCAATAGAATATACCGAATTATTTAAAATTGCAGTACCACTTGAAGACCCAATCCAAGTATTACCGTTATCATCTGAGTAACCAATAGTAAATGTTCCATTTCCTACTGCAACCCAACGAGTTCCAATCCACACTACACCATATACACTTGTAAAGATACTACCACCATTTGAAGATGCAATCCAATTGATACCATCGGTTGAGTAAACAATTTTATTATTATTTCCTCCTACACCTACTGCGACCCAACGAGTTCCATTCCACGCTACATCATATCCACCCTGGCCTGCTCCACTACCTCCAATACTGGTATTACTCGAAGACCAATTAATACCATTTGTTGAATAAGCAATATTAGTAGTTCCTAGTCCTACAGCAACCCACATAGTTCCATTATACGCTGCGGCACGTCCTTCGTTGGTTAATATACTGTTTCCGCTCGAAGACCCACTCCAATTAAAACCATCTGTAGAGTAAGCAATATAGTTTGGACCATTTCCTAGAGCTACCCATATAGTTCCATTATACTTTATATCTAATACTCGATTATCAAAAATGAGATGAACTCCAGGAATCTCATTCCAACTGTTACCATCATCAATCGAGTAATTCATAACATTTGGATTAACATTTCCTCTAACTAAGCCAGCGATTATTAAAGATCTCTGCATAAAGACACCACCTATACCCGCATTCCACGCTACACCCTCACCATTTATAAATATATTGGTAGTACTATTTGGAACACCATTCCAATTAATACCATCATATGAGTAAGCAATACTATTAGATGTTCCACTTCCTACTGCGACCCACATAGTTCCAATCCACGCTACACCGAATCCAGATGTAAAGATGCTATTACCACTTGAAGATCCAGTCCAAGTAATACCATCATACGAGTAAGCAATCTTATTTAATGTTCCTGCTCCTACTGCGACCCAAAGAGTTCCATTATATGCTACATCATATCCAATAACAAATATATTGCTACTACTAGATTGAATCTCATTCCAATTAATACCATTAGACGAGTACGCAATACTATAATTTCCATTTCCTAATGCAATCCAAAGAGTTCCATTCCATGCTACACTAATTCCAACATTAAATATATTGGTACTACTTGGAACACCGTTCCAATTAATACCATTATACGAGTAAGCAATAGAGTTTGCTCCGGTTCCTACTGCGACCCAAAGAGTTCCATTATACGCTACATCATATCCAAAATTAAATATATTGGTATTACTATCTGGAACCCCATTCCAAGTAATACCATTAGATGAGTAAGCAATACTATATGCTCCATTTGATCCTACTGCGACCCACATAGTTCCATTCCATGCTATACCTCGTCCATCACTAAATATATTGGTACTACTTGGAACTGAGTTCCAATTAATACCATTATATGAGTAAGCAATAGAGTTCGTTCCAGATCCTACTGCGACCCACATAGTTCCATTCCACGCTACATCTCTTCCGCGCTCAGTAAATATATTGGTATAACTATCTGAAACCACATTCCAAGTAATACCATCATATGAGTAAGCAATAGTATATCCAATTCCAGCTCCATTTCCTACTGCAACTATTAAATTAGACGGAAATACAATGCGGTTTGGACGGTCTGAATTAAATGCTACACCAATTCCGGCATTTATAAAGATAGTGTTACCATTTGAAGAGCTATACCAAGTAATACCATTATACGAGTAAGCAATTCTATTTGTTCCAGATCCTACTGCAACCCACATAGTTCCATTCCACGCTACCCCTCTGCATTCAGATGTAATGATGTTGTTACCACTCGAAGACGCAATCCAATTAATACTATCATATGAGTAAGCAATCCTATTTCCTCCATTTCCTACTGCAACCCAAAGAGTTCCATTCCACGCTACATCTTTTCCTGAACTTGTAAATATCTGGGTTTTACTATTTGGAACCCCATTCCAAGTAATACCATCAGAAGAGTAAGCAATAGTGTTAGTTGTTCCTTCTCCTACTGCGATCCATAAAGTTCCATTCCACGCTACCCTGTTTCCAGCAGTCGTAAAGATGTCGTTACCATTTGAAGACTGTATCCAAGTAATACCATTAGACGAGTAAGCAATAGAGTTTGCTCCTTCTCCTACTGCGACCCAACGAGTTCCGTTCCATGCTACACCAGTTCCGGCACTTGTAAAGATATTGGCACTACTACCTGAAACTACAAACCAATTAATGCCGTCATACGAGTAAGCAATCCTATTTCCTCCATTTCCTACTGCAACCCAAATACTTCCATTATATGCTACACCATATCCTCCAGTTGTAAATATATTGGTCTTACTATTTGGAACTCCAGTCCAATTAATACCATCATATGAGTAAGCAATACTATTAGTTGTTCCTTGTCCTACTGCAATCCAAAGAGTTCCATTATACGCTACATCTCTTGCTGCAGTTGTAAATATACTGTTACCATTTGCAGATGGTATCCAAGTAATACCGTCAGACGAGTAAGCAATCTTATGGGTTTCTTCTCCTACTGCGACCCAACGATTAGGAATACTCTGACCGAATGTATAAACTTGTTGAATATTGGCTACATTGTCTATTTGCGCAGTAATATTACTCTGTGTAAGTGTAGTGGGAGTTGTGTATATTATTGATTTTTTAATAGAAGTTAGACCGCTAGTAGGAAAATTAAGGTTTATCTTATTAACATTTAATTTTGTCTGGAGTGCAGTTGTTAATTTTGCTTCTGTAATAGTTCCAACTGCTATATTAGTGTCAGTTATAGAACCAGCGGGTATAATTGCACCAGAACCAGATGATTCAATTTGGAATACTTTTACGCTACCAGTGTTGGTAGTTTGAGTAAAACCGCTGCAAACTATCATATTTCCTTGAGGGTTTAATGCGCATCCTGCCCCGAATTGTTCATTTGTAATTGTTCCTTCTATAATAGCAATTTGTGTCCAATTAGTTCCATTAAAATTATAAACTCTAATATTTCCCATATTGCTATTTGATCCTGGCGCGCCTACAGCAATCATACTTCCATTACTATTTATGGAAACTGAAAATCCTGTTTTTACATCTGGTGATGTATAAATCTGACTTCCTAATAGTGTCCAAGAATTATTATTAAATCTATATACTTGAGCATATCCAGCGTTAGATGAGGCAGCAAAGCCTCCTGCTATAAGAGTGTTCCCATCTTGTGATATTTTTGTTGCATAACCAAAATAATTTATTCCTACCCCTATGGTTCCATTAAAGCTAGCCATTAAAGTCCAGGTGCTTTCAGTTGTATTATGATATATTTGAATTAACCCTATATCAGTTGAACCTCCGCTGTCAGCCCAATCAGACCCAACAACAATCCGTGTACCGCTGCCAGATAAAGATACTGATATACCTTTTCTATCACTTGTAGTTACGCCTGCAGTAGCTGGTATTGAAGTTGAGAATATCCAAGAAGTAGTAAATTTATATATATTAACCTTTCCAACATTAGTAGTTGCTCCTTCATCGCCTTGTGCAATACCTATAGCTAATGTAGTTGCATTAAGATCAAATGATAGAGCTGATCCAAACCAATCCTGAACAAACTCACCACTAAATGTAGCAACCGTACTCCATACTGTAGTCCATTTATATATTCTAACCATTCCATTAGCAGAATTTGCAACGCCTAGAGCAACTGTATTTCCATCATTTGATAATGCTATGCTGCCATTAACACCACTATTTACAGTAAGTGTAGTGCCAAGCTGTATCCATTGTCTATTTTCATTCAACCTATATATAGCTACTCCACCCCCACCACCGGGTGATAACCAAACTGCTATTGTATTGCCATCACCCGATATTTCTACATAACTACCAAAATAAGATTCTGTAGATGGTCCAGTAAGAGTGTTACCTACCGCAAAAGTATAATATGTATTAGTTAATCCAGTTGCTCCGGTTGCTCCAGTTGATCCAGTTGATCCAGTTGCTCCGGTTGCTCCAGTTGCTCCTGTAGAACCAGTTGCACCTGTAGAACCAGTTGCACCTGTAGAACCAGTTGCACCAGTTGCACCTGTAGAACCAGTTGCTCCGGTTGCTCCTGTAGAACCAGTTGCACCTGTAGAACCAGTTGCACCTGTAGAACCAGTTGCACCAGTTGCACCTGTAGAACCAGTTGCACCGGTAGAACCAGTTGCACCAGTTGCTCCGGTTGCTCCAGTTGCTCCGGTTGCACCAGTTGCTCCGGTTGCACCAGTTGCTCCGGTTGCACCAGTTGCTCCGGTTGCACCAGTTGCTCCAGTAGAACCAGTTGCACCTGTAGAACCAGTTGCACCAGTTGCTCCTGTAGAACCAGTTGCACCAGTTGCACCTGTAGAACCAGTTGCTCCTGTAGAACCAGTTGCACCGGTTGCTCCTGTAGAACCGGTTGCTCCTGTAGAACCAGTTGCTCCTGTAGAACCAGTTGCTCCTGTAGAACCAGTTGCACCGGTTGCTCCTGTAGAACCGGTTGCTCCTGTAGAACCAGTTGCACCGGTTGCTCCTGTAGAACCAGTTGCTCCTAATGCACCAGTTACTCCAGTCGCTAGTAAAGCCGCAATTGTAGAAGCATTCAAATTATCAATTAAAATAGTTCCAACAGCAATATTAGAACCTGTAATAGTAGCACCTGATATATCTGTTCCTAAAATAGTTCCGTCTAATATATTAGAGGAGGTTATAGTTCCAACTGCAATATTAGAACCTGTAATAGTAGAACCCGCAATATCAGTTCCTAAAATAGTCCCATCTGCTATATTAGAGGATGTAATAGTTATAACAGCAATATTAGACCCTGTAATAGTCGCACACGCTATATCAGTTCCTCTAATAGTCCCATCTGCTATATTAAATGATGTTATAGTATTTTCTGCTATATCAGTTCCTAAAATAGAATGTGCTGGTATGATTGCAGCAGTGGCAGGGCCGGCTGGTCCTGTTGCTCCAGTTGCTCCGGTTGCTCCAGTTGCTCCGGTTGCTCCAGTTGCTCCGGTTGCTCCGGTTGCTCCGGTTGCTCCGGTTGCGCCAGTTGCACCAGTTGCTCCAGTTGCGCCAGTAGAACCAGTTGCGCCAGTAGAACCAGTTGCTCCAGTTGCGCCAGTTGCACCAGTTGCTCCAGTTGAACCAGTTGCACCTGTAGAACCAGTTGCGCCAGTTGCGCCTGTTGCGCCTCTAGAGCCAGTTGCGCCAGTAGATCCAGTTGCGCCAGTAGATCCAGTTGCGCCAGTAGATCCGGTAGATCCAGTAGATCCAGTTGCACCAGTAGCTCCCCCATTTGGTCCTGGTGCTCCAACTGGTCCAGTTGCTCCAGTTGCTCCAGTTGCTCCAGTTGCTCCAGTTGCTCCAGTTGCTCCAGTTGCTCCAGTTGCTCCAGTTGCTCCAGCACCACCATTATTTACTCCAGTAGAACCAGTATCTCCAGTGTTTACATAATTATTAATATTAATAGCCATAGATTGATTCGTTGTTTCACTAAACTCGTAATACAACATAATATTTATAATTATTATCTATATTTTAAAACTTTAAATAAAAGTTTTAAAAAGTTTTTATTTGATATAAAACTTTTTTAAAGTTTTATAAATCATATAATATTTCAATCTCTAAACTAAAAGAGAAGTCACCGTTATTTAAGTCTACAATTCGGCCAAACTCATCTAATAATTTAATATGCAATCTAGAGAGATTGCTTGGGCCAAAATATAATCGTTCTGGGTTTTCATAAAAAGTTTCACTAGAGTTGGAATAAACCTTAGCTAATAAATTAGTGTCAGCCATACTTTCAGAGAGACTTGGTGATATTAAACATCTATTATGATTGTTTTGAAAATCATTAACTGAAAGCATAAAATATCTATTAACTATAGGGTCAAAAATAGATTCAGATTCAAGAACTAAATCTGAAGATTCGCAGTTATAAATAAACATATTGTTTATTGTAGTTGAGGTATTCTCACAACAATAATTATTTTTTTCTAAATATTGTTCTCCATTCTTTTTAATTAATAATGTAGAATGTCTATTTCGTATTGCATTTAAAGTATTTTGTTGAACATTAGTACTACTAGTAATAGTACTGGTAGTAGTTGTGGTAGCATTATTTATATAATTACCTCTAAACCCAAGAAGCCATCCTAAAGTCAATTGATCTTTATAAATATTATTACTAATTTGATTATACAAATGATTAACATTGTTTGATTGTCTTGTTGGTTCTTTATAAGAAAAATCAAATGTTACTTCTGTAATATTAGTCATAGCCGCCGCATTCCATGAGATGTCGAAACTCATTTTAGAGGTTGTATCATCATATTTTAAAACTATATAATTCATATTTTCAATTACTGAGTTTGATATAATACTATTAATTTTAGTAACTATTTTTTGTGGGCTATAACTGCCATTTGGTATTTTAATTATTTTTGTAACAATGGATTCATCTGATTTTGTAATAATTATAGTAAAGTTATCAGAACCAGTATTGCTATTTACAGTATATATAAAATTAGGCAATAGTATATTATTTAATCTCATAGATACAACTTTATTGATAATCTCTGGAAAATTAAAAAAAAAATTAGTAGATGGACAAGTTGTATAATTATCTCTAAATCTTGAATTAATATTAATTAATTTTTTATAAGATGTTCTTTTTAATGGATTTATTTTTCCATCTACTAGATTTTTAGAATATGTTTCTATATATGGAGTTTTAGGTTTATTAATAATATTCATTATTATAAAGAAATATTAAAATATTAAACTATTAAACTATTTCTTTATAATAACACCTCACTACTTATTTGTATTTATTTGTATTTATTTGTATTTATTTGTATTTATTTGTTATTAGAACGACTGCGTTCTGCTGGTGAAAATCCAAAATCTTTGGTTAATTTTCTTTGAGTAGAAGACGCTATACGGGCAACTGCTCTGTATACTGATTGGGTTGACTCGTAATCTTCACTATAGTTAATTGCTTGAGACTCTGGGATGCCAATAGTGCTTGCTTCTGAAATAGCATCTTGATTTGCGCCTAAATAAATTACTTCAATATTATACTTATCTTTAGCCGTTGTTATGAGTTTTTTAATACTTGATTTGCTGTAAATAGTACTACAAGTATCTATTCCATCTGTTGCTAGATAAATAATACAACTATAATAAGCATTATTATCTTTTAAATATTTTTCCATAAAATATTGTAATGTTTTGCCCAATGTATCCAACAGCGCGGTTTGTCCATCTGGAACATAACTATCAACATCTAATAGAGATACACTTTCTAAAGGGACGGAGCGCAAAACTAGAGTTTCGGTGTCATTAAAATATTTAATCGATACGCGCACTTCCAACTCTGGATCCGCATTTTGTTTTAATTCTGTTAACATTGTATTAATCCCATTAATAGTGTCAATCTCTTTTCCACCCATTGAACCAGAACGGTCAATTAGGCCAATAATCTCTTTAATCTTTTTAGTAACGCTCGTCATTTTAAATTGAAATAATTAATATAATAATTATTATTTCAATTTTTTATTATTACTATTATTACTCTGGATTCTTTATTTTTTGATTTATAATAATCGCACAATCTGCCAAACTATTACACGTATTGCAATAAAAAGTAATGTATTTTTCGTCTGCTTTTTGTTTTTCTTTAAGCAGTTTTGTTATCTCAAAACAACTTCTATTATTTGCGTCATCCAGCTGTTGATTAATTTCTTCTAACACAAGTTTTATTTTATCAATATCAACTGGTGATTTACTATTTAGTGTTTTTAGTATTTTTTTTAGGTTATTATATATGTCAAAACAATCTTCATCATTTTCTTTAAAATAGTTACTTAGACTAGTTTGTAACTCTATTAATTTTTCTTGTTTTTCTTTAATCTCTTTTAATGTCTTTGGCAGATTATTAGTTGTAATCTTCTTTTCTTTTAAAGCGTTTATTTTTTTTTCAAACTTTTTTGTAATAAAAAAACAATTTTTATTTTTTAACAATTCATCTAATGATGTTAATAATGATGTATTAAATGTGTCCATCATAGCATCTTTAACAACATCAGTTTTAAAGTAAGTTGTTAATTTATATGATTTATTTTTTTGTAATTTAGAATCTAATAAGTCAATTTGTTCTTTTATTTGATCAACTATTCTTATTGTTTGATAACAATTTTTATCTTCTAATATTTCAATAATTGAATTAATATCAGTTATTGTATTGTTTTCTAATTTATTATATTTTAAATCTTGAATTATTAATTGTATTTTTTCTTTTATATCATAACATTTATTAGGGCTTATGTTAAAAATAAATAAGTTTACATTTTTTTTTATAGTTTCATAATGGGCTCGTATGATATCAAACTCTATATTATAAAAAATTTTTTCAATAAACTGTGCTGGCGTGCAATTAACAAATAACCCTATATTTTCAGGACTAGACTCTAACGCTAATTTTGTAAATTTTCTAGAAAAATCATTATCTTGATTCATAGTTACACCAGATTTTGATTTGCGTTGTGTAGCGCGGCGGGTTGGGCTATGCTGCCCCTGTTGTGTAGCGCGGCGGGTTGGGCTATGTTGCCCCCGTTGCGTACCAAGGCCTAATGGGATATGCTGCCCCCGTTGTGTACCAAGGCGTGTTGGGCGACTTCTGGGACTATATATAGGGATATTAGTAGAGTCGACGCAATAGCCTTGTGAATCTAAAAAATTAGTTAACTCTTTATCAAATGATATAAATGAATCATGGCTAGTAATTGCAATAGTGTGAGTATTTTGAAACTCATTTTGCTGATTTAAAAATGGTTTCAGATCTAGACAACTAAACCCACGAGTTTTCCGAGAGACAGCTAACATTTGTTTTTTTGTACGCTCTCTTTTTGTTTTAAAACTATTTATTTGATTATCTACTAAAGTATTATCAACATAAAACCCAGACCACCATATTGGAAAATCTTTTATATCATAATAATTTAGCGCACTATTTAACCTGATACTATCTAAAAAAACACCTTTTGTATGTACTTTTGATATATTTAAAGGAGGAATAATAGGTTTTTGTATAGACATACTTTTATATATATATATGTATTATATATATATAATACATATAATAAATACATATATAAAATTATTTCATTATCTTAAAGCGGAAGAAAGCTTTATTTGTTGATTTATAATTTTAGCACAATCTTTCAAACTATTACATGTAAAACATTCAAATGTAATGTATTTTTTTTTATTTTTTTTGGTAGTAGTTTTTTTTTCTAGTTTTTTTGATTTTTTAAGATTCTTTTTAATTTTTTTTTCTAACAGTTTTTTTATATTAAAACAATTTTTATTATTTTCATCATCCAAAATCTTGTTAACTTTAATAAAAAATGCTGTAATGTCATTTTTTTCTTTTGCAGTAAGGGGACTTTCATGTTCTACAATTATTAGTATATTTTTAAGTATATCATATATTTCAACACAATTGTTAATATTGTGATTATGTAAAATTGTTTGCAAGTTTTTTAGTATACCAATTAGCAATTTCCAAGTGAGCTCTATATTTTCAATACTAGCATTAAAGTCACTTTTTAGAAAATCATTTATTTGTTTTTGAAATTGTATTTTAATACTACTACACTTAATATTTTGCAATTTTTCAAGAATTGGATTAATAATAATATTAGTAAAGAATATTTTTCGTTTTTTTGGATCTTTATATGAATATCTACTATATTCACCTATAGGAATCTGTTTTATTCTTTCAATTTGGCTTATAACAAACGCTTTAGCCTCATAACAATTATTTTTTTCTAATTTTATAAGAAGTGGTTTAATCTTATCTTTCATAATTTGTTTTAATTGAATATCTGATATTTTACTATTTAACCGTGCAAGTAATAGTTCAAATGTTGGTTTTATATAAAAACAATTCATATTTTTCAAGTTAAAAATATATATTTTTACTTTTTGTTTAATATCTTCATAATGCTTTTGTATAATATCAAACTCTAGTTTATAAAAAATTTTATTAACAAAATCTGCGGGGGTGCAATTAACAAATAAACCTATATTCTTAGGATTAGATTTTAAAGCTAATCTTGTAAACTTTTCAGAAAACAATTTACCTGACTCTATAATTTTATCAGCTGTTGATTGTTTTTTTGTGGCGCGTTGTATGGTGCGTTGTGTGCTGTTAAGGCCGCTTAAGCCGCTTAAACTACTTAAATTGCTGAGGCTGCTGCGTGGCGTCGAGATTAAGGATTCATCTACTGATATCAATGAATCCCGTCCAGTAACAACTGTTAGAATGTTTTCTTTTGTATTCTCTTCATTATCTTCATCATCACTATAATCTATAACATCAAGACTAGTATAACCATTAATGAGTTTAGATGTTTTCTTCATTTTTTCTACCAAAAGTTCACCTTTTGTTTCAAACCCATTTTCAATGTCATTTAGTTCAAGATTATCAAGAAAAAAACCAGACCAAAATATTGGAAAATCTTTTATCTTGGAATAATTTAGTGAACTACTTAATCTAATACTATTTATAAAAGGGCCGCGTCTATCTGGGTGAGAGAGTGGACTGATTAGTGGACTAACTAGTGGACTGATTATAGTATCTGGGTTTGACAGTGGACTGATTATAGTATCTGAGTTTGAGGGTGGACTGATTGTAATCTCGCCAATTATACTATCTCTTTTTGGAACGTCTAAGTTTAAAGGTGGAACCCGATATTTTTTTTTTGTACTCATATATTTATATTATATAAATATATATATCAACCTTCTAATATTCTAATATTCTAATATTCTAATATTCTAATATTCTAATATTCTAATAATTGTATTCCAAATAATTAATGTCTTTTTTTGACAATAGCTTCTCTCCAAACTGAACTACTTCAAACGGCTGCCATTTTTTAAATTTTTTATTATATTTACATTTCATATACATTATTTTTTTTAAATTTACAAATTTGTCTTCTTTAATATTTTCAAACTCTTCTTCGCAATCACTCATTTCTAATAGATCTAAATTGTGATTTTCTTTTATAGTTCTAAATTGAGTATTCATAAAAACACTTGTTTTATAATCAAATATTCCAGCATAACCATAAAACTCAGTACTATCATTATTTGTTGATTTGCAATATAAACTATAAATATCTTCTTCAATATTTGCTTTTATTTTAAAAATGGTTTCATTTGCCGCGTGAACACACTTCAAAATCCCTAGGAGTTTTGTTTTTTCTAAAATGTAAAAACCAATCGCATCTACTTCATACGGCAGTTCTTTTATTTTATTATATACATTTTGTATCTTTTCACTCATATAAGGCATTCCAAAAATAACAAACTTAGAAGTATAGGCTTTTTGTTGTAAATAACTTTTAAAAATACTATTCAAAATATTTATTTTATATTTTACTTGCGTATTTTGTATATTTTCTCCTTTAAAATAATAAATATCCTCACAAGTTACAAAATTATGTTTATTATAACTAAAATAAGTTCCATATATAATTGTTCCATAAGATAATATTTTATCAAAACAAGAATCAACCACTTCAATCTTAGTAAAATTATTACATTTATTTAAATGAAATAAAACACAAATATTATTTTCATTTTCATAAGTAAACCAAGCTAATACTTTATTTCCTTTTGGAATTAACATAAATATGTCACTAAAAACTTTCTTATGTAAAATAGTGTCATAAGAAAGTTCAAATTTAGGAAGTTTTGTTATATAATGTTTATTCAACATGTATTATACTATGTATATTATATATTCTTTAATATTCTTTAATATTTTTCAATTTAATATTAACGTATTTCGCTATATAATTTTGAGTTTAATTGGCTATCTAATTTAATATCTAAATTATTTGATGTATAATTTAAATCGTTTAAATAATGTTTTAGTTCTAACCTCATATTATTTGAATCACTTAAATCGCTTAATTCATTCGAATTGTTTAGATTCGTTGAATTGTTTGAATCATTTAGATTCGTTGAATTAATTGAATCATTAGAAATAGTTTCTAAATATTTATAAGTCTGAGTTGGTTTTATAACCATATCTTTTACAATAGGAACTGTAAGAGTATCTTTAAAAAACAAAAATAAATAATGAATAATAATAATAATGATAATAGATATAATAACAGATAAAATTATATTATATAACATCTTATATAATTTTAATATAGTTAAAAATATAGTTTATAACGGATTCTTTAAATATTTAACTTTTGGCCATTTTTGATTTATATTATGGGTAGTAACATTAACATATATCTCAGCCCGTTGTTTATCACCTAATAAATGTATATGCACTGACATATAAGCGTTTTCTATAACACTTATAGTAGGTTGTAAAGAGAAACGCCCATTTAAACAATTATTATTTGTAATAAAGGTGCTGCATATAATATCTATTTTTTCTCTCAACAATGAATTATTAAATTGTATATATTTTGAAATGTTCGTAGAATATAAATTATAAGTGTTACTAATATATGCTAAATTACTTATTTTTTTAAGTAAATTATGAGTTTCAAATAAAGACATATTTTTTTGATATTCTAAAATAATAATACCCACATTATTGTTAGTATAAGAATTATTTTCAAATGGAATTGGAATGCCGATCCTAATTCTTTCTTTATTTAAAGCAATTAATGCATCATTAAAAATAGTATAATAAGCTACTGATAGTCGAGGAATATTTGAATTTTTATCAATTGTATATAATCGTGAGTAATAATACAAAGATTCTTTATTATTACTAGTATTATTAGTATTATTAGTATTATTACTAGTATTTAAACAAACACTGGTTAATTGTGTAAACTTAAAAATATTATATATATTTAAACCTGAATAATATATTGATTTGATAATACTAGTTTCTGGAAATTTTCTCTCTTTAGAATTAATAATAGTTTCTAACAGTTTTACTAACAGACTGCCGCCAACCATAGAATGATCTATCGCTAATTTAAATACATTTTTTTCTATATCTATATCTACATTAAAAGCTGGATGGTTATTAGTAATAACAGTTTGTTGACTATATTCATTTAAATCTAAATTATTGTTATTATTAATTAAAATTAATAAATGATTAAATCGTTCAGAATTAATATTATTTGTAATATTACTTATATCTTCTTTTTTAGTTACTTCAATCTTTGCCACTAAACTTTTTTTATTATATTTATGTTTGTTGTTTTTATGAAACTCATCTTCCAAAGACATTAGTTATTAGTATATAAATATTTTATAGTAATATATTTATATTATAATTTTATAAAATAGTATTAATAATAGAATCAATCTCATTACTATTATTTATAAAATATATATTATATACTTTATTTTGATTATATTCTATAATCAAAAACACATTTTTATTTAATTTATAATATTCGGCATGAATAGTTAAGCATACGTGTTTAATTGGAATACTATTAACAATAGTATATGAAATGTTTGATTCGTCGACTAAAATATTTTTATTATTTATCATAATTGATTTACTATTTTCATTCATAATACTTAATTTATAAAGTATCTCATTTTCTATTTTATAGATTCCATCAATAGAATAAATTAATCTATAATTTTTTTCTTCTTTTATGTAGTTGCTTAAAATGTCAAATTTAATATTATTATTAGTAACATATAGTAACATCTTCTTTTATAAATATATAACATAAACTATTTAAACCGATTTCAATAACTTATATTAGGCTATAAACATATAAATATTATGATTTCATTTATTATTGTTGATAAAACGGGAAACTTAAATGAATGTAATGTAGATAAATTAGAAAATATATATAAAAAATGTGGATTAAGAAAGTCTGAAGACTTTAAAAAAGTAATGGTTTATAATTTAAATAATTTAAATAATGAAACAACGATTGAATTATGGGGTAGAGTAGTTGGAAGAAATAATACAAAAAATCCATTTGTTTTTAAATTAGATACAACTATAAAATTATATGGACCAGCCGCAATACTTTGTATTAAAAAAGAAAGGTTAGAAAGCTTATCGATTTATGATTATAATAATATTGAATTAAATGAAGCAAATACTACAACGATGGCATCTGCGGCATCATCTGCATCAACTGCATCAACTGCATCAACTGCTCCTACAGAACAAAGAAAAAATGCAACAACTCTTAATCTAACAAAAATAGAGGAAGCATTAAATGAAACAGATAATAGTGAAGAAAACGTTAGTGATTCTGAATTAGAAAATGAAGAGTATGTTTATTCAAGCGAAGAAGAAAATAATAAATAATAAATAATAAATAATGATAATAATAATAATAAATAAATTGAAAATTATTTAAACTTTAATTTTCAAGTTATAATAAGAATGACAACAACCACAAAAACAATAAATAATCCAACTGAGTTTAGAAAAAATATAAAAATTAAATTAGGTGAAATATTAAATAATTTTAAAGATGGGAGTAATTTAGAAGTTGGAATGTATAATTATACGTTAAGTAAAGCAGATGAAAAAAATATAATTAAAAAATGGAACAATATTTATTTTGTTAGAATTTATCTAGATAAATTTAAAACGCTTTATATAAATCTAAAAACCGATTCAATTAAACAATTAATTACAGAAAAAAAAATTAAGCCGCACGAATTAGCCTTTATGACTCATCAAGAAATGCTTCCAGAAAAATGGGGTGCATTAATTGAAGATATTAAAATCAAAACAGAAAATAAATATACGCCAAAGGTAGAAGCTTCAACAAATAATTTTAAATGTTTAAAATGTTTAGACATTGAAAGCAGAGCTGCTAGATTGGAAAAGAGAGAACTAAATCAAAACTTCTTTAGAAAATGCACATATTATCAGTTGCAAACAAGGAGTGCAGATGAACCAATGACAACATTTGTTACGTGTTTAAATTGCAATGCTCGTTGGAAATGTTAATTATAATATACTATTTATATTTGAGTATATCTATGGTTTTAGTGGTTGTAGGAAAATTATCATATCCAAAAATATCTTGCAATAATAACCATTCAAATAATCCGCCTAAATAGAGTGCAATATTTGTAAATCCCAAAGATTGCAGTTGTTTATGTTTTTTAATCACAGATATATCGCTATTATTTCTGCCATAAATAATTATTAAAATTGTTTTATTGGTTTTCAAATATGCGTTTAATAATTTAATTTCTTCTTCAATGCCAATAGTTCCACTTATTAAACACTCTTGGTTTGTAGATTCAAGTGTGTTTATAATAATTGATTTATTTTTAATATGTTCTTGAATCTTTTCAAAATTATATAGAGTAAAACTAGGTAACGTGGATAGTATGGCTCCCATAATTATTTATATAATTAATTATTTATATAAATAATTATAAACTATTTATAATCTATAATTTATAATCTATAATTTATAATCTATAATCTATAATTTATAATTTATTTAAACTCGATTGTTATATTTATTTCTTCACGTTTTATACTTTTGGTTGCGCTTATAGATAATTCTTCTCTTTTCTTGCGTGTTTTAGAATCATTTGTTTTATCTTTATTTTTAATGCTATGTCTTAAATTCATATCGCTTTCTATTTCTGCATAATTATTTTCAATATAAGTCACAATGCCATTTTGAATTGCCCATTTAAAAAAATTTAATTGTCCGATTGTAGTTTGAATAAATACATCTTTTTCATAGGGTATACTTATGCGTTCCCATCTACAAAATGGATCGAATCGTTTTTTAGAGTATGCTTTTAAATTAAGTTTGTAATCATTATAGACTTTAAATCGTTTATTATTTACTTCATAGACAGTATAATATTTTTTAGCATAATTAGTTGCAAACCAATCCACAATTCTTAATGATATTCTAGAATCGCCTGTTATTATGCTTATCATTTTTTTCATATTATTGTTTTCAGTATAAAACTCTAATAGTTTAGTTAATAACAAATCATTTTGTTTAACATAAGCCATTATTTAAAGTTATAGTAATTTTTTTTTTAAATACTTATTTTTTTATATTTTATAATTTATTGTTTATATTTTATAGTTTATAGTTTATAGTTTATAATTTATAGTTTATAGTTTATAATTTATAGTTTATAGTTTATAATTTATAGTTTATAGTTTATTGTTTATTTTAACAACATATATAAAGAATAAGTAAAGCATAAAAAACGTCGCTACTTCACATACAAAAAATAATTCTATATTTTACTTATAGTTAAACGTTTTGTAAATAAAAAATCATCGTGGTTTTGGCATCGTTTTTGTAAATTACATTTTAAACAAGAAATAATAACATTATTATTACTGTGATTTAAAGTATTATTTATTCGGTCTAACGTCCATTGATTCATCGTTCTTACTTTATTATATAAAAATACCATATCACAATTACAATAAAAACATTTTAACTTCGATAAAACTAATTTTTCAATTATTTCGTCTCTATTAATACTAAAGTCTTGCGTATGTTTATTTTTATGAATATCTTGACTAATATAACTTGATAATTTTTTATCTAATTCTTTTATAATTTCGGTTTTATAAGGAAAGTTTTCATTTAAATATAATCGATTAATTAATTTTTTTTGAATATTATAGTCGAAATATTTTTCATCTATATTTTTCATACATTCTCTCTGTGTATTATCATTATTTTCATAATTTTTATTTGCTTTTTCTATTTTAGTTTTTTGATGTTTGCCTTGTATGGTTATCTGTTTCATTCAAACGTACTAGTATAATATTATTAACTATTATTCATTTTTATAAAGTACTTAAAAAAAAATTGAAATATAAAAGTATTTTTTTATTTCAATATAAAAATGCAAGCACCTAATAGCGACCTCATTATGGAAACACGATGCGGTAATATTGATGAACTTGGTTATTTAAATGGGTTACGTACAAAAGGATTTAATTATTTTAAAGCTTTCTTAGAAATTTGTGCAAACTCAATTGATGCAAAAGCAAAATCTATAATATTTGAAATTATAGACGATTCAATTTTAATTATTGATGATGGGAATGGTATGAATAAAAATAATATTGTAAATATGTTCTCTATGTATAGAGAAAATCATAAAACTGATTGTAGTAGTGGTATTGCAGGGTTAGGTGGTAAAATTGCATTAATGATGTTGTCAAATGAAACGTGTGTTGAAGTATTTAGTTTTGATGGAAATCAATATTTTAAAGCCATTGTTCCTTGGGATTTAATGTTTAAGCAAGGTAAATATACTGGTATGATTACTACAAAGGCGCTTAATAAAGAAGAAACCTTATGGTTTAAAAGTAAGCTAGCTCATACTGGAACAATTATTAAATTTAAAAGTAATGAAACCACCTTAAATACTATTGAATCTAATTTTAATAGACAAAAAGATGAAATTAAAAATTTAAATGATTATATGTTCATTGTATTTGGAAAATATAATGGACGTCTAATTTATAGAAATTATAATACAAATAAAGGATTTGAACTATCAGGATATAATTATTTTGGAGGAAGTGATGATGAGTACTATTTAGGAATGTCCAAAAATATAATCAATCTTTACTATAATGAATCTAAAAAATGTACAAGATTTATTTATTATGATCCAGAAAAAAATGAATATTTTGAGTTTAAAAAGAAAGGTCGTGGTATCTCTACAACACCTGAAATTATTAAACTCAAGACATTAGATCAATATAAAGAAGTAGGTAAAATTATACTAATATCAGGCCAACGTAAAGACATAACATTATTTAATGAAGCAAATCCTACTGATAGCAACAGCACAAAATATATCTCAAGTGCAACAGAGAAGAGTTGTAGTTATGATAAAATAATTGAAAATACAACTAGTGAGTATAAAGAATATTTAAGTAAAACTGCATTTTATAGAAATAATCAAAAAATTGGTGATATTAAACGGGAAGAAAAACAAAGCAATGCACGTGCAAGTCCAGAAAATAAGCATAGAATTATTGATGTAAGAACCGAATTAAGTTATACTCAAGAGTCTTACCACGGTAATATACTAGACAAAGTTATGGGAATTCAAGAAAATAAAAATCAATGGGAACCTACCGATTTGCCTAGTAATTTAATTAGATGGTTTGACTATTTTCATAAAAAAAAAGCAAATGAGATTTGGAGTCATTTTAATAATCTTGTTAAACAATCACTACAACAATTGCCACCATCGCCACACCCTCCGCCACCACCGCCACCAGTGCCATCGCCACCATCGCCGCCATCGCCGCCAGTGCCATCGCCACCATCGCCACCATCGCCACCATCACCGCCAGTGCCATCACCACCAGTGCCATCACCACCATCGCCTCCAGTGCCATCGCCACCATCACCGCCAGTGCCATCGCCACCATTGCCTTCCCCACCATCGCCACCAGCCCCGTCACCACCAGCCCCATCGCCACTGCCACTGCCATCACCACTGCCACTGCCGCTACCAGCCCCGTCGCCACTGCCACTGCCATCACCACTGCCACTGCCACTACCAGAGCCTAGTATCAGCTATGACGATCTCATTGAAAATACTAAATTTTATAAAAATTATTTAAAAGAGTTAAAAGAAAATAAAAATACTAAAATGCTTGAAAGTTATGAAGTCCAAGAAATTTATAGACTGCAATCGGTTTTATTAGATGTCTATTTCAAAGTTTAATAATATTTAAATAATATTTAAATAATAGTTTAATAATATTTTTTATTTATTAAATAATATAATTAAAAATTGAATTATTATAATATTAGAATAGTATAATATTATAATAGAATGATTTTAGATGAGGAAGAACAAGAGCCAGAACAAGAACCTGAACCAGAACAAGACCAAGACCAAGATCAGGATCAAGACCCAGATCTAATACAAGATCCAGCTCTTCTATTAAAAAGTTATAAAACACAAAAAAATATAACAGGGGTTGATAGTCTTAATCCGGATATTCCTGATAGTCCTGAAGGTAGTGATGCAGAAAATCTTGATAGTGACAAATCCGAAGAATTAGATTTTATTAGTGGATCTGAAGATAATGAATTAGATAATGATGAAGCAACATTAACTCAAAACAGTCAATTTGCTAATAGTTCACTTTCGCCACCTGACTCTGAAGTTGAAAGTGATGATGATGATGATTTGCAAAAAATAGAACAAGATCAAGTATTAAGTTACATTAATCGTTTTCATTCAGAATGTTTAGTTTCTAGTAGTGATCAAGTTGAAGCATTATCTAAAGTTATTAGAGTTAATAATGTAATTGTTGATGCGAATCATAAAACAAATCCAATATTAAGCAAATATGAAAAAACTAAAATATTAGGACAACGAACAAAACAGTTAAACTCTGGTTGTGTTCCTTATATTGTTGTTCCAAGCGATATTATTGATAATTATTTAATTGCACAAATGGAATTAAAAGCTAAAAAAATTCCTGTAATTATTCGTAGACCAGTTTCAAGTAATCATTCTGAATATTGGAAGTTAGAAGATTTAGAACAGGTTTATTAATTTATAAATAATAGTATCAAAATACTCAGATTTTAACCAGTCGTCTTCAGTTCCATCAAATGTTATAATATTTTTTTTATTATTAACTAACCAATCATTATGATAATTATTACACATTGTTAAATATTCAAGTGAAATATTACTTTCACCGGCACGATCTCGTTTTATAACTCTTTGAAGCGCAACTTCTGGTGTTGTTTTAATATAAATATGATAAATATTATATTCTTGAGTAAATGTTTCAAATAGCATATTATAAATGTCATAATTCATTTTTTCAACTTTATTTGATTCATATAACATTTTTAAAAAGACATTTTTATCTGTGTGAATACACCGTTCTGTAAAAATATATTTATAGCCATTTGCAATAGCTTGTTTAATTAAAGCAATTCTAGAAACATATGCCATAACTTGAAATGGAAAAGCATATTTCTCTTGTTCTTTGTAAAAACATTCAATCATTGTTTCATTATTAGTATTTTTAATAGATTCCCATAGATTAACGGGTTCTTTCAAAAAACAAATTGTATTATTTGTCTTCATCTTTTCTGAGTTCATTAATTCAGTAATAAATGTAGTTTTGCCTGAACCAATATTTCCTTCAATCGAAATAATAATCGGTTTTGTGTTTACGCTCGTCATAATAGTAGTTATTATAATCTATAATATATAATAACTTTATTTCAATTTAATTTTATATATTATTTTATTTAATATTTTAAAAATAAAAATAATATTATATTATTCTAATATATATGTCTAAATATATGTCTAATATGTCTAACTATATGTCTAATAAAACTAAAAAATATAAAAATAAAAGCAATTTAGAAATATTATTTAATAATGTATTAGAAAAATCTTATCAATTAAGGAAAAAAAGTCCAAATACTTTTGACGGACAAGGTTTTTGGCAACCAATTAAAAAAATCTTAGAACCATTCGATAGTTATAATGAAAAAAAATGGATAAAAATATCAAAAACAAAAACTAGAAAAATTATGCTTTTACCAGAATATACAATAAATGGTTATGAAACTAAATTAATAAATGAAAAAAATCATTTTATTATACAACAAGTAAGAATACCATTAAATGAAAAACTAACAATAAAAAAATTGATTCAAATTGCATTAAATATTGGGCAATATAAAGGAATATGCAATAATAATTATATTTATAATATAAAATTTAATGATATATCACACTTTATTCATAAAAAAGATATTATAGAATTATCAAAACACATATCTGATGAAATATTACAAAAAGTGAATGACTATTTATATTCATTTGCGCAACAGAAAGAACCTGTTATGCCATTGCCAGAGGTTTTGCCAGAGCAACTAGAGCAAGAGGTTCTTCAGGACCCGCCGGAGCAACCAGAGCAACTAGAACAATCAGAGCAACTAGAACAATCAGAGCAACTAGATCCAGAGGTTATTCAGGGCCCGCCGGAGCAATAAGAGCAATCGGAGCAATCAGAGCAATCGGAGCAATTAGTTCAAAATAATGTTTAATTAAACTATTTTAAAATAAGTTATCATAATAAAAAAAATAGGTATAAATGCCCCTACTTTACACCACCAACGACCAGATGATTGTTTTTTAAAATAATATCTAGTAAATAAAAATGATAATAAAAATATAAATGCTAAAATTATGTTAAATGGATTTGGTAAGTTTTCATAGGATAGTATAATTAGTGCTAATAAATATATACTATAAACTGGTATATAGTATGGTTGATAGTTCCAACTCCAATGAAGACCATATCTTGATGGTGTAATACTAGTATTGTTACTTTTAATGTATGTATTGCTAATTAATGTATAACTTATTTTATAGTAAGCATAATATGTATATATTGAGATGAGTAAAATATAAATTGTAATAATTAATAAAGATAAATTTCCAAGTTTACCTATAAAACTATATAATATATAGGCTACTACTAATGGTAGTGAATGATTAATAAACATAGCCATTTTTGTTGCTATATAATTAACTTTTGCTGTATAAGGATCTTTTATATTTTGAGTACTCCAAAAAATCATATCAAACAATTGCATTATTCCAATATAACCAAATATAAGTCCTAATATTTTATAGATTGATTTATTTTTATAATTATATAAAATAGAAGAAGTTATTATGTTAATTATAAAATTGTTTCTACTTTGTGCATACGAATAACACATTACTATTAAAACTAATATAATATAATAAAATAATATAATATAAATATAAAATTATAAATATTTACGCAAAATATAAAAAATATTTATATAGTATATATGGCAAAAACAAAAAAAACCAGACACAGCAGACACAATAAAAGAACTAGACACATTAAAAAATCAAAGTATTCAAGACATATACGCAGATCAGTTAAACGATATGGGGGCGTTGGTAGTTTTTATAATAAGGTATTGAATACTTTAGTAGATGTTGAAGATAAGTTTGATAGCGATGCAATAAGCGCTAAAATTGCAGAACAAAAAGCATTAAATGCAGAAAAAGCAGCAGAAAAAGAAGCTGCAAAAGCCGCAAGACAAGCAGCAAAAGCAGAAAAAGAAGCAGCAAAAGCAGAAAAACAAGCAATAAAAGAAGCCGCTAGAGCTGCAAAAGAAGAAGCAAAAGCCGCAAAGGACGCAGCAAAAGCAGAAAAGGACGCAGCAAAAGCAGAAAAGGAAGCAGCAAAAGCAGAAACTGAAGTCGCAAAAACTGCAAAGACAGTAAAAACTGCAAGAACCGCAAGAACCGCAAGAACTGCAAAAAATGCAAAAATGACAAAGAAACTCACAAAAACAGAAAGAGAACTTGAAAAAGCGAAAAAAGAAGCCGCTAAAATAAAAAAAGCAGCTGAAAACGCACAAAAAAAAGCAGATAAATCCGGTTATCGTTTATTTAGAGAAATTATGAGAAATGATGCTAAAAAACAACTTTATGATATGGGTCGTCCCACTACTAATGCTTGGATAAAAGTTATGCTTGATGATATGTGGCACGAAATGGGCGAAGAAGGACGTATGATCTGGATAAACAAGGCTAAAGCAACGCCTAGTAATATTGAATAATAAATTATTAAACAATTAAACTATTTAAACAGTAATTAATTAGTTACTAATATAATGACAGATAATCAATCACAATCGCAGCCACCATCGCAGCCACAATCATCAACTGATGAGACTCAAGAAAAAAAAATAGATCTTATAAGTATTGTTATTAAAGATGAAAATACTGCTTTAAATGTATTAGTCGGATTTTTAGGAATTGCACAGCGTCGTGGAGTATTTGCGCTTAATGAGTCTGCAAAAATATATGAAGCAATTCAAATGTTTACAAAAAAATAAACATTAACTAACTATTAACTAACTATTAACTAACTATTAACTAACTATTAACTAACTATTAACTAACTATTAACTAACTATTAACTAACTATTAACTAACTATTAACTAACTAATATCAATTAAATCTGCTGATTTACATAGTCCAAAAGTTTTGCGATGCCATTGAGTAATCCCATATTGTTTTATTGCTTCCATGTGTTGTTTTGTCCCATAGCCTTTATTTTTTGAAATCCCATAATATTCATTTAACTTAGGATATTCTAAACATAATTCTTGAATATAATTGTCTCGTTCTACTTTAGCCAATATTGATGCGGCAGCAATTGCTGAATATGTATTATCGCCATTAACAACACATATTGTATCAACTTCTTTCATATTTTCACTATTTGAATCATAATAAGTAAGTGGTTTAAAATTATTTCCATCCACAATAATTAGATATTTATTATTTATAGTATTCACAGTATTCACAGTATTCACAGTTTTTATAGTATCTTTAATTGCCATATGCATAGCATCATATGTAGCATTTAATATATTATGCTTATCAATACTTTTTTCATCTTTATACATAATAGAATAAGCAATACAATTTTCTTTAATATAATCAGCAATTTCTTTTATTTTTTTAGAAGATGTAAATTTTTTACTGTCTTTCATTAGGTCATGTTTAAATCCAAGATGTGGTAAAATAACTGCTGCCGCATATACCCGACCAAATAAAGGACCTCGCCCGACCTCATCAACTCCGATAATATAAGTATCATCTTTATGAAACACCTCTAACATTTTATTATTAATAGTAATATTAGTTAAATATAAATATTCAATTTTAAAATATTTATATTTTTTATATATATATGAGTTTTAGCATTAAGCAAATTAAAAATATAAATTTTTTATTACTTTTAATTTTAATTTTAATTTTAATTTTATTTATTATCACATATTTCTTTTTTGGAAAAAAATTAAGAGAAGGGCGCGGTGGCTACAAAGCCAAGCCGGTGTCTACATCTCAGTCTATCGCAAATGCTATTGCTGCAGCACAGGCGGCAACAAATGCAAGGTTGGCGGCGGAGCAGCAGCAGAGGACTGCTGAGGCACAGACTAAAAAACAGGAGACTCAGATATATGCAGATGCAGCAAAAAATGATGAGACCGCTGCAAAGAATGCAGATGTTAGGGCTGCTGCAGCGGCATCTCAGGCGAATGCATCTGCTGCTGATGCGGCTACTGCTGCCGCAAATGCTGGTGGGGCGGCTGGGGCTGCAGCCTCTGCTGCGGCGGCAGCATCTGCTGCTAAGATGGAGGCTGATGCTGCTAAAGCTGCAGTCAATAATGCAGCTGCAGCTGCTAATACGGCGAGGGATAGAGCGGTATACTCGCCTCCTCTGGCTACCGTTGATTTGGCTGCATTATCACAGCTTAGAAAATTTGCAGAAGACGCGAAGGCTGCAGCAAATACTGCTAAATCGGCAACTGCAGAAGCTGAGAGGGCGGCGGCAGCGGCGGAGAGAGCGGCGGCAAATGCAAGGGTGTGGAATGCACATGCTAAAGCAGCCGCAGATAAGGCAGCAGCAGATAAGGCTGCCGCAGATAAGGCAGCAGCAGATAAGGCAGCAGCAGATAAGGCTGCCGCAGATAAGGCTGCCGCAGATAAGGCTGCCGCAGATAAGGCTGCCGCAGATAAGGCAGCGGCAGATAAGGCAGCCGCAGATAAGGCAGCCGCAGATAAGGCAGCCGCAGATAAGGCAGCCGCAGATAAGGCAGCCGCAGATAAGGCTGCAGCAGATAAGGCAGCGGCAGATAAGGCTGCCGCAGATAAGGCTGCCGCAGATAAGGCAGCGGCAGATAAGGCGGCCGCAGATAAGGCAGCGGCAGATAAGGCTGCCGCAGATAAGGCAGCGGCAGATAAGGCTGCTGCAGCCAAGAATGCCACGGTGGAACAAGGAGAGCAAGTAATAAAACCAAAACCAATTGATTTTATACCATATGATGGTAACAAAAGTACAGGCTCTAGTATTATCAATACTGAAAATGAATTAAAACAACAAACTCCAATGCTTGTCATAAAGTCAATTGATAGCACTACGCAGCCCGTAAATAATACTACGCCGCCAGTAAATAATACTACGCCGCCAGTAAATAATACTACGCTGCCAGTAAATAACACTACGCTGCCAGTAAATAATACTACGCTGCCAGTAAATAACACTACGCTGCCAGTAAATAACACTCCACTGCCGGCTGAGAGAACCCCGCGCCAGGTTGACAGAAACCCACATGCGGTTGACAGAACCCCACGACAGGCTGACAGAACTCCACGGGCGGTTGATAAAAGAAACGTATCTCGTGATACTAATATATATGTACTACCTAGTTCAACTCAAACTAATTATCCAAAATATTCTTTATATAATACAAATGACAATAAATATCTAGAAAATAAAAGTTATAAATATCAACAACCGCAATATCAACAACCGCAATATCAACAACCGCAATATCAAGAACCGCAATATCAAGAACAAACAAATTATAATAATGAGATTAATCAAGTAAGAGGAAGTCCTAGTGCTACTAAGAAAAAAATATGTTATGCTCCTTATAAAAATGAAGAAGATTGCGAAAATGCAGGATATATATGGGATAACGATAAAGAAAAATGTAAAAAACCAACTATGGAACAAGGTTTTTTAAAAGAATTAAAAGAACTAAGATCAAAAGTAAAGTCATTATTTAATTCCAATAATAAGAATGATAGCAATCTTGGAAATGATGATAAATATATATTAAAAACTCAAATAGTTCCTCCAGTTTGTCCTGCGTGTCCCTCTTATAAATGTGGAGTAAGTCAGCCGCAAAAGTTAAACAATTCATTATTAGATGATGAAACAAATAATGATTTATTAAATGCTAATAATATGATATTAAATGAACGCAATTTTGCTAAAAATATGAAACCAAAAAATGAGTTTAATAAAATACCAATGCCATTGCTTGCTGACTTTAGTCAATTTATGTAAATATAATAATATTATATATAATATATATATATATATATATATATATATATAATATGAGTTTCAATATTAACAAAACCAAAAATATAAAGTTTTTATTAATTATATTTATAATTTTATTATTACTTTTTATTGTTTATATATTTTTAGGAAAAAAAACAATGGAAGGGAATACTGCAATGCCAGTACCTAAGCCTGCTGCAATGCCAGTACCTAAGCCTGCTGCAATGACATTATATAAGCCTACAATGCCAGTACCTAAGCCTGCATTGACATTATATAAGCCTACAATGCCAGTACCTAAGCCTGCAATGCTAGTACCTAAGTCTGCAATACTAGTACCAGACAGTGGCGGTGGAACAGGTGGAACAGGTGGAACAGGTGGAACAGGTGGAACAGGTGGAACAGGTGGAACTGGTGGAACTGGTGGAACTGGTGGAACAGGTGGAACTGGTGGAACAGGTGGAACTGGTGGAACTGGTGGAATTGGTGGTGGCGGCGGAAAAGGCGGCGGAAAAGGCGATAGCGATGGAAAAGGCGGCGGAAAAGGCAATAGCGATGGAAAAGGCGGCGAAAAAGGCGGCGGAAAAGGCGATAGCGATGGAAAAGGCGGCGAAAAAGGCGGCGGAAAAGGCGATAGCGATGGAAAAGGCGGCGGAAAAGGCGATAGCAATGGAAAAGGCGGCGGAAGAGGTGGTGGAAGAGGCGGTGGAAGAGGTGATAGTGATGAAAAAAACGACGATAAGGACAAAGGTGGCGGTGGACGCGGTGGTGGTGGAAGGGGTAGTGGAAAAGAAACAAATATATATGTAATGCCTACTTCAACACAATATAACGCTAAATCACCAAGGCAATATCAACAACGGCAATATCAGTATAAACAACCACCATATCAATATCAACAACCGCAATATCAACAACCGCAATATCAATATAAACAACCGCCATATCAGTATGAACAACCGCAATATCAAGAACAAACAAATTATAATAATGAGGTTAATGAGGTAAGAGGAACTCCTAGTGCTACTAAAAAAAAAATATGTTATGCTCCCTATAAAAATGAAGAAGATTGCGAAAATGCAGGATATACATGGGATAACGATAAAGAAAAATGTAAAAAAACAACTATGGAAAGTGCTTTTAAAGAATTAAAAGAACTAAGATCAAAAGTAAAGTCATTATTTAATTCCAATAATGATAATGATAGCAATCTTGGAAATGATGATAAATATATATTAAAAAGTCAAATAGTTCCTCCAGTTTGTCCTGCTTGTCCCTCTTATAAATGTGGAGTAAGTCAGCCACAAAAGTTAAACAATTCATTATTAGATGATAAAACAAATAATGATTTATTAAATGCTAATAATATGATATTAAATGAACGCAATTTTGCTAAAAATATGAAACCAAAAAATGAGTTTAATACAATGCCAATGCCATTGCTTGCTGACTTTAGTGAATTTATGTAAATATAATAATATTATATATAATATATATTATATGAGTTTCAATATTAACAAAACCAAAAATATAAAGTTTTTATTAATTATATTTATAATTTTATTATTACTTTTTATTGTTTATATATTTTTAGGAAAAAAAACAATGGAAGGATTAAATGGAGCTGGTGCGACTGGTCCTATAGGTACTACTGGTCCTATAGGTACTACTGGTGCTACTGGTGTAATATGTGCTACTGGTCCTATAGGTACTACTGGTGCTACTGGTGTAATATGTGCTACCGCTACATGGGCTACTGGTACAGGGGTTACTGGTGCTATAGGTACTACTGGTGCTAGTGGTGTAACACAAGCTACCAGTACAACATGGGCTATCGGTACTGGTGCTACTGGTGTAACATGGGCTACCGATACAGATACAGGTACAGGTACAGGTACAATAATTGAACCAACCAGTGCTAATGCCAAATGTTTATTTAATAACTCACTGTCAAAATTGACAAATCTGTCGCCGTTAGAATTGCAAAAAACAGGGTACAACATTACATTCGAATTATTTGGTGCTACAGGCACTACTGCTAAGTGTTCATTTCAAAATCCACTAATGCCAACTCCAATGCCCGGAATATCGCCAATGCCGCCGCCAATCAAGCCGCCGCCGCTCGGTCAGACTGGTCAGCCAATGCCGCCGCCAATCAAGCCGCCGCCGCTCGACCAGGCTGTGCAATCAAATATTGCCAACACTGGTTCAGGTTCATTTAATCAGCTTCAACAAAATAATTGCATTATAAACGGCGAACATACATTTACAGGGATTGATGGACCCAATAATAATGCTAAAATTAAAGAAGGATCCGTTATTGGCGGTGAGCTTGGTTTTACTATATGTGTATGGCTCAACCTTCCATCAAAAAGCTATACTTCGGAACCCATAATATATTTTGCCAATGGTTCCGCTGACGTAATAACACTTTCATTGATTTCAATTAGAAGTGCTAGAGTATCGCGGCTTAGAATGAGATATCAAGTTCAAAAGGGCACTGAAGGTACCTGGCAGTTACTTGAAACAAATCAAAGTGTAAGTTTTCCAACAAATAAATGGACTTTTGTTTCTTTAGTGCATTCGCGACCTCAGTTAGATAGTAAAATTAGTACTGTAAACATATATTGGGATGGCGTATTGGCTGGATCTACTACTACGAAGAACTTTCCGCAAAAAGTTACTCGTCCTATCCTGTATATTGGAAAAAGCACAAGTACCATGACGCCACTGCTTAAGGGAAGAATGAAGGACTTTATGGTATGGAACAATGCCCTCACATCTGAACAGCTAACTGCAGTACAATTTGCCGGCCTTGGTCTAATTCCAGCAGACGGGCAAGAAGCCGCTACCATATCTGCTAGCGTACTTGCGGAGCGTAATGCTGTAAGAGCTGAGATTCAAAGACGCGACCGGCCAATTCTAACGAGTTTACCAATTCAGATAATTTCAATGTTTCGCACTTGGTGCGATCTTAACACCAATCCATTACCTGTGAACACTACTAGTAGTTTATCAAATAATTATAGTGATAACTCTGGTGTTATAGAAAACCGGATTGCTTAACAGTTTAACCAGCAAATTCTGATTCAATAGTTTTAATCTCTCGTTTTAATACATTGCTTATCAATATTAAATGTATTAATTTTTTGTTCTTGCGGAACTATATTTATAATACATTTGGCTTTTTTCCCATACAACGGCTCGGTGCATCCTTTTTCTTTTTTAGTTTTTTTATCTTTAACAAACTTAAATATTTTGTTTTCATTTTGAATTGTTTTACTAGGGCTTGTACACCTAGACCTAAAGTTCTCATATCGATCTCTTACTTGACAGAATGTAAGATTAGATTTTTTATTTAACATCTTATTTACAATTTCATGTAAATTATATATATAGTAAGAAAACGCATGCCTATTTTTTAAATGGCACATTTTAAGTGGATTTTTTTTAAAATTATTCTTTAAATTAATTCTACAATATTTACATGGCAAAACATTTTGCAAATTAAGCACAAAGTTTTTGTAATATTGTTTTTCTTGGATTGTAGGATTATTAGGATAATTAAAACTCATTACATGCAGATAATGCCATAAACTTGGACCCCATACTGTAGTAAGCATTCCATCCCCACTATTATAATCTTTACTTGTAAAAACTTTTTTTGTTTTATTCATTTCTTAGTATTATTATATATTAATTAGAAAATAAAAATAAATTCATAATATATTCATAATACATTTTATCAGTAGTAAATTGGCTTTTAATAACCTCAACGACAGTCCCATTTTTAAGTCTAAACAACATAGAGTATAATATAGTATAATATAATATACTATAGTATAATTTGTTTATATAATATATTATATATCATATATTATATTATAATTCGTTTATAATATTAATATAATTCTCTAATAGTTTATAAGATGGACTTTTCAATATATATTAGATATTTATTTGGAGTATTTATTAATTTAATTAAATCAATTCAAACCCTATTAGAAAAAAATAAAATCTTAATAGTTGTATTAATAGTTATGTTTATAGTAATTGGAATTATTTTTTATAAAAAATATATTCTTCCAAGAATAAATAAAACTTATGCAAATAATAACGAATTTGTTTCTAAAAATACAAAAGATGAAAATACTACTACACTCTATTTTTTTTACACAAATTGGTGTCCAAAATGTAAAATAGCAGAAACTGAATGGAACGCATTTAAAACGGATACTGGTGGAGTGTTTAACGGTATTAACATAATATTTAAAGAAATCGATTGTGATATAGAAACCGATCTTGCAGATACTTTTAAAATTGTTGGTTACCCAACAATTAAATTAGTATATAAAGATAAAATATATGAATATGATGCTAAAACTGATAGAGAGTTATTAGCAATATTTTTAGGAGACATATTTAAGAATCCTTAGACTGTTTAGCGTGTTTAGACTCTAAAAAACGTTTTGCAGTTTCAATTCCATAAATGATGTAATCATTTCGTAATTTACTATCACTTATTGCACTTATCCATTTAATAAAACTATTATCTTCTATTATACAATGTATAATATTATCAATATTTTCAAATTTATCGTTATAAGAATGAATAAATAATTTACAGATAAGAGTATTCATATATGTTGATAATATTGATTCTTTATTAATAGGTTTTGGAACATTATCTTTACAAATAATTTTGATTGCTAATATTTCATCTACGTTATAATTGTTTTTTAAACAATTATTTAATGGAAAATGGTTTAATGCTCCGCCATCAATATAACAATCATTATTAATAATGACTGGTACAAAAATTAATGGAAATGCTGAAGACATTGCAATTGCTTTATATAACTCTAAATCAGGAAAATTAATATAAGATAATTCAATCGATTCCATTGGATTTGTATTTATGTTCGTTGTATAAAAATATAATTCTATATTTAGAATATCATAAAACTCTTTTAATGTAATATTAATATTTAAATCTCTTGCTTGTAAAAATGGTTTTAATATTTCTAATATGATTTCGTCGCCTAATAATCCTTTCTCTTCCCACATATTTATTATAGAAGTAGGATGAATAGTAAAAATTTTATCCCACGGTCTATTTACAATATAATTTTCTACTAACTCAAAATTATCTGATAACAGTAATAATGTTGATAAGATTGTTCCAATCGAAGTTGCGTGTACTGTTTTAACCTCATTTATATGAAAAAAGTTTTGATTATTTAATTCTTTTAATATTCCTATAATTGGAAATCCAGCAAGCCCGCCAGCGCTTAATACTAAATGTTTAATTGTCATTTATATATTTAATTAGTATATATATATTTAATTAGTATATATATATTTAATTAGTATATATATAATATTTATTTTTCTAATATGTATTAATAATAACAATAATGAATACAATATTTACAACGGATGATCCAGAAAATTATACAGATAAATTAAATTTAGACGAATTATTTGAAAAAAAACAAGCACACGATTTAGCAACAATTAAGAATTATAATGCAATATTAAATCGCATTCATAATAAAATAAAATTAACATCAAGACAGCAAATAGACTCACATTTTTGTTGGTTTGTAATTCCTGAGGTTATGATTGGAGTTCCAAAATATGATATCGCAATTTGCATCTCGTATGTTATCGAAAAACTACAAGATAATGGGTTTAATGTGCGATATACACATCCCAATTTATTGCTGATTTCATGGAATCATTGGGTTCCACAATATGTTAGAACAGAAATTAAAAAGAAAACAGGTAAAAATATTGATGGTTATGGAAATATAATAAGTGAGAAAACAGATGATAATTCAAATCCAAAACTCAATCTACTAAAATATAAAGACTCTAATAAAGATTCGAATAAAGATACCAAACCAATTGCTGCATATAAACCTACCGGTAAGATTGTTTACAATGATATTTTAGAATCTTTAAAAAATTAATCTTTTTAATGATATATTAAATATTGTTAAATATTGTTAAATATTGTTAAAAATATAAAATATAACAAATCCTAATAACGCATATGATATTTTTTAGTGTAACGTTTTTTTTTGTCTTTTATTACGTTTTGTTTTATTACGTTTTCTATATTTTTTTTTTCTAGTTACCATACCTCCACTTTTTCTTTTTAAAAGATTCGCTGAACTCCCGATGGTCCTCGCTGATGAAACCATTGGAGCTTGAGATGAAAACGTTGGCGCTTCATAATACATTGGAAATAGTTCTATAGTATTAAGTATATGAGAAATCTCTATCCTGGTTGCTTTTACTCTTTCATCAGCTGCTTTGTACGCTGCGCTTGCGATTTCTAATGCGTTCCTATTTATAATATTATCATTCCAATCAATCATAGCAGCCGCCCAATCACGTTCGGATTCCAACACTGATTTTTCTGAATCTAACCACTCTAGTTTTTTAAGTAATAAATTATGTTTATAATTATTAGAAGGATGTATAGGATGATGATCTAATTCTTCATTGTAGTTCCGATTTTTTTTTGGCGCGTTAAGTTTAGCTTTTTCCGTAGATATGAATAATGATATAATTTTTTGTTCGGTTTCTTTCGGTATCGTCTGCGTTGTTATTATAGGGTAATCAAGAAATGGCAATATATTATTTGAAAAGGTCATTCCCCAGCTTGCAAAGAGAAACCGATTCTTAAAAGTTGCATCTGATGTAACCTCATTTGGAAAGTCTATCTCTGTTCCAGCAAATTCCGTTCGCAATTTTTCATATTCCTCTTTTTTTTTAGTAGAATAAATTTTTTTTGCATAATCATTTCTCTCATCTTCATTGGAACTTTTATAAGATTTAGAAAAACCATCCAATAAAGTATTATCTATATGATCAATCATATTTTTAAGTAGAATAAGAAACTCTATCATTAATTTAAGAATAGCGTTTGCTTTTTGATAGTTATCATCAGAGAGCTTCATTAGATCAGTCTGCTCACTTATCATACGCATTTGATTTTTTAAATTTTCATAAGCTGTTATCACTGCTTCTGCCGTCACTGCTTCTGCTTCTCTTAGCGCACTTTGATGATCCTCGCTCATTTATATAATATAATATAATATAATATAATATAATATAATATAATATAGTATAATATAAAACAATTAATATGAAGAATTATATAATGATGGAATATCATCTACTGCCGAACATTGTTGAAGAGAAATATGTTGAGCCATAGCTTTTAAGTTTTCTATTTGATGAGCAGAAGTATCTAATAATTGCAAATTTACAATATCAATATATATTTTAACTCCTTTAGCATATAGTATTTCAGAATACATATAAAACTCTTTAATTGTATTTATTGTATTTATAGTTAATTTTATAATGTACTCGTATGTTAACTCAGAATTAATACTAATATCATTTGATTCATTATGAATAAATAGTTCTCTTAAAACATCAAATAAAGCAGTGTTATATTTTGTTATTAATTCCAAAATAGAATTAATGTTTTCAATATAATTAACAAAATTATTGCCTGGTGAAGATAATGAAGAAATTGACGAGGTTGACGAGGTTGAATTAGTATTATCTAAATAATTTGATAAAGTGATTTCTTTAAATTTTGTGATATTTGAAGGAATACTAGTGCCTGTTAAAGTTTTATAAAAGCTTTCTAAATCTGTTTTATATTTTTTGCGCATTTTTGAGCTCATCCCGCCAAACTGTCCGGTTTTATGATCATATTTATCATAATATAAGTCTTCTAACTCTGGAATGAGTGACACTTCTTGACTATTAAAATCGTCATCACATTTGTGGTTTAAATTACAAACATCAGAGTTTATTGTTATTCTTCCATTATGATATTTTTCTTGAAACTCTTTAATATTTTTATTATTTAATAAAATGGCTAGTCTATTTCCAGCCAAAATATTTCTATTTATATTTCTCTCGATGACATTTAATTTATTTTTTTTAAATTCATGATTTGGATGCACAATTAACGTTAATGTTATTGAACTAAATAAAGTAATAATTAAAACATAATATTCTGCTAATCTCATACAATTTTCTAATAAATCACCTGTAGATTCAATCTTTTTTTGTTCTAATAAAGCATTTATTTGTTCTTTTTTTAAAATACTTAACACTTCTGATAATTTAATTATAAGTTTATTACAATTATCTTTACTAGATAATTCAATTAAATTAGTATAATTTAATGATGCAATGTATTTATATATCAATGAATTAATTGTTTTATCTAATTTATTATCTTCTTGAATCTCTTGAATCTCTTTAATTTGTATATTTCCCATTATATTATTAATATACAATAATAAATTATAAATAATAAATAATCTAAATTGTTATTTAAATTATTATTTAAATTATTATTGTGTATTTATCTAATTTATCTAAATTGTTATTATTTTAATTTATCTAAATTGTATATTTATCTAAATTATTTAAATTATATTATTATAATAATATAATATTTTTGACCTAAAATGTTCTCCAACTAATAAATATAAAAATGAAAAAACAATAGGAATATGCAATTCTTTTACTTTAATATGTGAGAATCCTTGAAATCCATCTAATGGAAATGGTATTAGAATAACCACATTACGAACAAAATACATTAGCAAACCAAATATCCATATTAGAATAAAAAGTTCAATTGTTATTTTCCATTTAGGCTTTTCTGATTCTGCTTTACTATTAAATGGTCCTAATGTTTTATCTGTAATCTTAGCAAAAAAGAATGCAAAAAAAGTATAAATAATAGTTAAAAATCCAATATCAATCATTTTTATTGAACGCATTAAAAGATTATTTGTAGTTGATTGTTGTGCTTGTTGTGGTTTTTTCATTATTTAATATTTATATAAATAATAAATATTAAATAAAATATTAAATAAAATATTAAATAAAATATTAAATAAAATAAATTATTAATAAAAATTGAATAAAAACTTATTAATAAATAATATTAATAGTATTAATAACATGAATGAAATAACCAAAACAAAAAAAATTAAAAAATCTAAAAATAATTCTGAATTATGGAAACAATTTGATAAAGAGATTAACATTTCTAACGAACCAATTGAGTGTATTTATAGACAAAATGGAGAGCGAGAATTATGTGAATGTTGTGAGAGTATTCTTATTATAACAGATGAAGGATATTATGCTTGCCAAAATCCACAATGTGGTATTATATATAAAGACATATTAGATCAATCACCAGAATGGCGATTTTATGGAGCAGATGATAATAGCAATGCTGATCCTACAAGATGTGGAATGCCTATAAATCCATTATTAAAAGAATCATCCTATGGATGTAAGGTTTTATGTCCTTCCTCTAGTAGTTATGAAATGAAAAAAATTAGACGATTTACAGATTGGCAATCAATGCCTTATAAAGAAAAAGCACAATATGAGGAGTTTCAAAAGATTACTATTTTAGCACAAAATGCTGGATTGCCTAAGTTAATAATAGATGAAGCAATGAATGTCCATAAAAAAATATCAGAAGCCAAAACATTTAGAGGATGTAATAGAGATGGCATTATTGCTGCCACTATTTATATATCTTGTAGGATTAATAATTTTCCGCGTTCCGCCAAAGAAATTGCAACAATATTTTTCTTAGACCATACCAGTGCTACAAAGGGTTGTAAAAATGCTACAACTATTATTAATGAATTAGAACATGGATTATCAAATAAAGATAGAACATTATTTAGTAAAACAACGCCATCGTCATTTATTGAAAGATATTGTAGTAAATTAGGAATGGATTGTGAATTAACTAATATTTGTAAGTTTATAGCATTACTTATTGAAAAGCGTGATTTGATTCCAGAAAATACTCCTCATTCGATTGCTGCTGGAATTATATATTATATTTCGCAATTATTAAATTTAAATTTGTGTAAAAAAAAAATTAGTAAAATTAGTGAAATAAGTGAAGTAACTATTAATAAATGTTATAAAAAATTAGAATCTCTAAATATAGAGTTTATACCTAAAAAAATTATAGAAACAATTACTAATAAATATAATTCTTGAAAAAAAAATATAATTATTTAATAATGAGTGAAACAATACCAAAAATAATTTTTGTAATTCCATATAGAAGTCGTGAACCTCAACTTAATCATTTTAAACATTATATGAAATATATATTAGAAGACTTACCAAATAATTATGAAATATTTTTTATTCATCAATGTGATACTAAACCCTTTAACCGTGGAGCAATGAAAAATATAGGATTTATAGCAATGAAAAATAAATATCCAAATCATTATAAAAGTATATCTTTTGTTTTTAATGATATAGACACTGTACCGGCATTTAAAAATATGTTAAACTATGAAACTACAGTTGGAGTTATTAAGCACTTTTATGGCTTTGAGTTTGCATTAGGTGGTATAATATCAGTTACAGGTTATGATTTTGAAAAAATTAATGGATACCCAAATTATTGGGGATGGGGTTTAGAAGACAACGACCTTCAAACCAGAGCCAACAAATATAAAATTAAAATAGATAGAAGTAATTTTTTTGACTTTAATAATCCAAATATAATTAATATTCAAAGTGAGAAAACACGTGTACATTCAAAGCAACAGGTATGGCGTGCCGGTATTAAAAACACAGAAGGAATAACTGATATTAAAAACTTAAATTATCAAATTGATGAAAGTATGGTAAATGTAGTAAGTTTTGAAACAAAAATTAATCCATATTTAGATACATATACAAATATGATTCCATATCAAAATATAACTACTGATCTTAATTTTAGACCAGCAGATGCTGTTAATAATATTAATGAATTGATAAGTGGTGGCGTTAAAATTGGTAATATATCGAATGCACCTAAATTTAATAATAGAGGAGTACAACTAAAATTATTCTAACAATTATTTATTATTTATTATTTATTATTTATTATTTATAATTTTATAAATAATAATTAATATTATTATAATATACTATATGGATAATTATACAAAAGTATATGTTAAAACATATGGTTCAGCACCTTCTAAAAATAGTTATGTATATACTGGTGGGTTAAGTTATAATAAATGGAAAGGCATAATACCGGATTCAAGTAGAACAACTTATCCAATAAATATAAATGCAAATGTAGCAACTAGTTCTTGTCCTCAACTAAATGGAGACACTAATACTAACACAAATACTAGAGCTTTTAGAGGGTTATCTTCTTATCCGCCAAATAGCAGTAGTGCTGGCACTAATAAAATTATAGGCAGATATAGCGGCTTATATACAACTGCACGAGGCAATGGTGTTGGCCGTAGTGGCTCATTAAATCCAATAAAACATTGGAGAAAACAATTACAACCATCACAAGGACATATAAGCGGAAAACCAAGTTTAAACTCCATAATGTGGCAGCCGGGTGGAACCACCGTATTAAAAAATACTAATTGCGCGAATGGTAACTATGGCATTTTATCAACTTATATAAATGAAGGGGTTGAAATTTGTACTGCTCAAGTGATAAGAAATGAATTATCCAATTTTCAACCCGTTATAATTAATAATCCACAACGAATTACGCGTCCAAAATCATCTCAAACATTAATTAAAAAAAATTATTATACTACGAGCAAATCTTATTTGAAAAGCCGCGCCAAATTATACATACAAAATCAAACACTCAGTAAAATTGGCGATAATGATTTAAATCAATCCGCTCCGCCTTCAAATAATAACTGGGTATATCCAGAAAATAGCCAAACACAAGGAACGCAAGTTTATAATACCACTTTTTTCGCGGACAATTTAAATAATGACACCTGCCGCAAAAAAGTAATCTTTAAACCAAATAATCCTTTTTTTGCGGTTCAAGGCGCGGTAGATAGTAGCACTAAAGTAAATCAGTCTAAATATGAAGCTATAACTAAAAATAATTATAATTTTAATTTAAATGTGCCTAATCAAATTGGCCTTGGATTAAATGTATATTCAATTGCTGGCGATAAAACCAGTCCAATTGTTCGCCTTCCAGGGTCAAGACCAGTGAAATATAGAGGTGATTCCTATGGAAATGCTGCGCCTTATTTTATTAAAAGCAAATATCAAGCGATTAATGCGTGTGCGTCTGGACAACCTCGCACATCTACTACGATCCGAGCCAAGCTAAATAGTATAGGACATAGAATGCCTAGTGGCGGCAGTGGAATTATCACCACTTGTTTTTATAATCCAATAAAATAGTAAAATAAATATATTAGTAAAATAAATATATTTATATATATATATGGCTTTTAAACTTACGTACAAGGGCGGCGATCCGCGGCCCATAATAATGAAAGGATATTCCTATAAGAAACAAAAAACTCATAGACAATCACCTTCTGACAAAAATAAATCAAAAAAACCGAAAAAAGCAAGCAGATCAAGCAAAGCAAGCAAATCAAGTTGCTAAATCACTATCAATGGGTCATATAGGTCTAAAGGAAATAGATTTTTTTAGTAATGGAAAAATGAGTGGCGGCAGGAATAGGTTAAGAAGACAAAGAAAATCAAAACAACAAAGAAAATCAAAACAACAAAGAAAATCAAAACAACAAAAAAAAACAAGAAGACATTAAAAATGTTTAAATTTATTCTCAGTATGTTTAAACACCCACATCCCTACGTGGTTTGGAATATATTCTAAATAATAAAAGTTATGTTGTTCTAATAATGCATGTATACTACGTTTATAATTTAATAAATATGGTTCTCCTGACAACATTAATATAGATGGTTTGTAGCTGGGATTAATATCTACTATTATTACATCGCGCGTTGTGATTCTTTTAGCATTTTTAATTATTTTATGATGTGCATAATTTGGCATTTCATGAAATGCAAACATAATAGTTGCGGTATCAAACTCGTCTTCTTTTCCATAGTCTTCCGCATTGCCTTCTAGAAATTGAGTATTTTTATTGTTATTTTTATTATGTATTTTTTTAGCTTGAGTTATCATCTGGCTGCTTGTATCAATCCCTAATTGATTATCACAAGTAGATGCCCCCGTTCCACAACATAAATCTATTAGTTTTGGCAATCGTCCATTGTTTTTATAAAAATCTTGATTATAGTTTGAGAGAATTAATTGTCGTATATTTACTGAATTATAACACTTGTCATCTATCATTTTTGTAGCATATGGCGCCAATAATGAATGAATATGCCCTCCAAATCCTATATTACCAAAATTATGAATACGTGAATCAAAATAATATTTTGTTGTGGGGGTTGAAATGAGCGTTTGTAATAATATTGCAAAATGATGGAGCATAATTATATAACTATATAATTATAACACTTATTTTTTAAATATATTATATTTATAACATTTAGTATATAAATAAACATGTATTTTAGTAATTTTAAATTTTAATTCGAATGTAAATATATATATGGCATCAAACTCTTCAAGAAAAAATATTAATATATTAATATATTAATAGTGTAATGAAAACCAAAACAAAAACTAAAACAAATCGTTCATTTAAATTAAAAAGTCGCTCATTTTCACCATTATTAAATAAAAAATTACTAGTTCATTCTTTAAAAACATTAAAACCACAAACATTAAAAATATGCGATAATTTATTGCAGTTGCAAATAGTAAAAAACAATAAAACTATATGTCAATCTTATAATAGTATTAATGTACAAGATTTATTGCTATATAATTTAAAGTCATCTAAACATTTAGATGTTTCAAGATTTATTCCACCAATTCAATTATTAGCTAATTGTTGGTTTAATACTATGTTTGTTACCTTCTTTTTTAGTGATAAAGGGAGAAAGTTTTTTAGATTTTTTAGAGAATTAATGATCACCGGAAGAAAAGTAGACAATTCACTTATTCCTACTAATATTGCTAAATTATTTTTCATTTTAAATTTATTTATTGAAGCCTCTTATAATCAAAATACTAATTCAAAAGCATTATTTAACATCTTAAATAATTTAACAAATAAATTAAATACTAATTTTTTTATATATCACATATATCAAATTATTAATAATAAACCTAACTCAATAAACCCAAAAATACTATTTAAAAATGATAATAAATTATATAATATACCAAATATAGATGACGCAGGAAATCCTCTTACTTATTATGAATCTATTTTGAAATATTTAAACTATAACACATTACAGATTATGAGACAACAGTTTCAAATTAAATCAGATGATACATATACAGTTTTAAAACAAAACTTTTATAATATATTTGATATAATTATAATAGAAGATTTTCAATCAAATTCAATCTTTGAAACCTCCTATAAACTAGTAGATTCTAAAAATATAACTTATAATTATGTACTTGATTCAATTATTTTAACAAATAAAGACCATTTTAATCCTAAATCAAATAGTCATTTTGTGAGTGTTTTAACTTGTAATAATGAAGAATATAAATATGATGGAAGTTCATATTCTAAATTTGAAAGATTTAATTGGAAAAAAATGATAAATACTAATAAAGACTGGAGTTTCAAAGAAAATCCAAAATATGAACCAGAATTATATAATTTTACAAAAGGATATAAAATAATGTTTTATTATAGAACTTAAAGTTATTCAAGCGTTATTATTTAAAAATAAATAAAATTATTTATATAAATGAAAAATAAATTTATTGAAGAATGTATCATATTATTAAAAAAAGATGAAAATGTTAAAAATCTTATAAACCCACTTATAGAACCAATTATTACTAATTTATTAAAAGAATTAAATCCATATATATATTTATCATTAGTTTTTGTATTTATTAGTTTTTTATTGCATTTAGGAATATTTTTTTTACTAGTGTCTAACAAACTAAATCATTTAAATCAAAACTAATAAAAACCTAATAAAAACCTAATAAAAACTAATAAAAAATATTATTTTATTATTACTATATATTATACGATGTCAAAATCTGGAAAAAATAAAAAAAGACAAAAAAACTCAAAAAAACAATGCGGAGGGTTGGCTGCAGAACTAGTTCCAATCGGTTTAACATTAACAAATATGTTAATTCCAGGAAAAGGATATTTTAATCAACGAAGAACTCGTAACTATTTAAGATGGCCAGGAACCACTCCTTGGGCTAAACATAAGAATTGGTCTAGACGTGGAGCTCGTGGTATTCATACTCGTCGCCGATATAGATAATTTAACTATAAGATATAAATTATTTAACTATAAGATATATATTTAAATATAATTTAAATATAAAATATATAATAAATGTCATTTGAAGACAATATAAGAAAATGGATACAAATAGACAATGCAATTAAAGAAAAACAATTACTTATTAAACAATTAAAAATAGAAAAAGAACAATATAATGAAAATATTTTAGAATATATGAATGAAAATGAATTAGAAAATGCGACTATTAAAATTGGAGATGGAAAACTAAGATTGATTGAGAATAAAGTATATAGCAGTTTATCATTTAAGTTTATATGCGAATCTTTATGTGAGTTTTTTCAAGACCAAGAAAATAATGAAGAGCTTGTTGAAAAAATTATGATTTTTTTAAAAGAGAAAAGAGAAATTACAACAACTCTGGAACTTAAACGGTTTGGGATATGTAGTTAATTATAAAAATATATAATATTATAGTAATAATATATTATATATTATAATAGAATGAATAAAACTTTAAATGATGCTTTAAATGATGCGAAATATCCAGAGTTTACAAATAGATTATTTGACTGTTTAGTAATACCATTTGGAGGAAAACAAAAACAAAAACAAAATAAATCAGATGCAGGTTTTTTGAATGCATCGCCTAAAGAAACTGGTTATGAATGTTTAGAAGAAGATATATATGATACTCTTTTAGACTTGGCAAAATATAAAATCCCTAAAACTTTAACAAAAAAGAAACCTATTTTAACTAAAAGCCAAACACAAAAGAATGCCAAGAAGCGAGAGAAAATTATAAATCAGATTCGCTCCATTTTTTAGCATTAAATGGGGCTAAAATTATTTTATCTAATTTTTTCTTCCAATGATTTACTTGTTTATTAAAGGCTTTTTGTTGTTCTGATATTGGATATTCTTCTGCACTTTCCATTAGCTTAGATTCAATTGGTTTCATTTTTGGTCTATATCCATAACAATTTACACCAAATTTGACATTTGGATTCGCTATATAACCTCCATTTATTCCTGGTCTTCCACAATCATTTTCGTGACCTTTTATTGTTTGTAATTTATTCCAATGTGAATACTGTGTTGGAAATAAAGCCATTTGATTACTTGACCAACCATAACTACACCATTCACCGCCTTTTTTATATACGTCATCCATTTGTTTAATAGTGGCTAATTCGCCGCCTAATGCTTTACATACTGATTTGGATTCTTCATAACCATAATGATTTCCAGGAATGTGATATACTTCTTTATACTGTAATTTTGGAGAAAAGCTTTTAACTTTATTTGTTAATGAGTTATTATTGTCATCATCATCATCACTGTCCTCGTCGCTATCTTTGTTATTACTATTCTTATTATGATTTTTTAAACCATCAGGTTCTTTGTCTAATTTTACTTTTTTGCTCAACGTTGTTTCTGGTAAAACATCTAATTGATCTTCTGGGTCTTGATTGGTTTTATAAATAAAAATATTTTTAATTGGTTGTGTAATATCGACATTAAAAAAATACTTTACTAATAATACAATAATTACAATAAAGAATATAAAATACAATAAACCAAATATAATTCCTAAAATACTTGAACCACTTGAACCACTGGAACCGCTTGAACTAGAAAAATTATTCATTTGATCAGTAAGTAATTTACCCGTAGATGAAACTCCTTGATTTATACTATTTATAATTGGAGTTGCAATATTTGAACTATTTTGATTGTTTGATTTTCCTAAATAAGTGAAAACTAAAAAAAGTATAACAATAACAAAAATTACTATAATTATAATCATAAGGTTAGATAGCTTCGGTTTTAGTAAATCCATTGTATTATTACTATTATTTTTTTCATCATTTGTATTATCATTCATTTATATATTTATATAATTAATTTTTATTTTTTTCTGTAAAAAAGTGAATATGTATTAGCATTTATTATTTTATCTTCTGTTATTTCAGTTATATTATTATCATTAAAACTATACCATTTACCGTTAGGATTTTTTATATTGGAAGTATAGTGTCCTCCTGTAGTATTGCCAAAATGATTTCCAGTGCCAAATAAATTATAAACATAACTTTCTGGATTATAACCAGAAATATATTTTGATAAGTTTAATTCTGTTAATGGTGTATTAATTATTGTTTTAATTTTATTATTGTTATTGGTATATCGTTTTAGTTCAATTATTAAAACAGTGGGTAAACTCCAAAAACTAATGTTTTTGATAGCATCTTGTTTTTTTCCAGTTTCTTCATTAAATATTTGATTTTCATTCATTAATTCTTCTTTTTGAGTATATAAATCAAAACAATTTATTATTGAACAACTGTTAGTTTTATTATTTGGTATACAAAGAGATAAAATAGAAAAAGGTTCTGCTATAATACTAATTGTTTTATTATTTATAGAATCATTAATGTGTGTTACACTTATTCCATAAAATATATTTATTATTTCTGAGTATTCATTATTGTATACATTTTTAATCATTTCAAAGCATTTTTTAGCTAAAAAATCTTTATCATTTTTTATAACACCATTGATATTCATTTTAACCTTTCGTTTTAAACTTTCGTGCAAACAATCAATTATAAATAATAAAAATTCAAACACATCATTTTGGGAGAACTCGGTAAATATATTATTTTTAATTTTTGAAACTTGTTGGACTGTTTTAACAAATCCATAGGGAGCAATACAGCAATTTTCGCTCCACATCATTTTTCGCAATGAGTTCCATTCTAAAAATATTTTAGATTCAATACAATTATTTATTTCTAGATTATTTTTTTCTAATAATTCATTTAGTTCATAAGTATGTGACAAGAGTTGCATACACGAGTTTAAATAACAAGTATTTCCTACATTAACTAATCCAGTTAATCCATTATTTTTGTATTTTATAAAGTTCATTATTTAATTATATTTAATTATATTTAATTATATTTAAACATATTTTTATAAATTATTAATATAATAATGAATACTAGTAACACTGAAAATGAAAACGCAAACCTAGTAATTCAACGTGTTTATAGTAATTATATTAGACACGTTAATAATAATAACCGACTTTTAAGTAATACTATTGATGTTATACGACATCAAAATGATATTTATAATTATATTATAAGATATTATATTACAACTTCATATGATAATCAAAATCATCAAAATCATCAAAATACGCCTACCACACCAATAAATCCAAGCACACCCATAAATCCAAGCACACCCATAAATCCAACCACGCCAATAACAATGAGCTCTGATGCTTTTTTAGCCAATATATATTATAATATATTAAACTCTAATTATGATGTAGAAAATAATAATTTATTTGTAGGCTCGTTAAATCGTAATAATGATATTAGTAATAATATTAGTAATAATGTAATTCTGCCTACTATAAATGATTTATTACATTCTACAACCTATAAGACCTATGGAGAAATAGAAAATCCTATAAATGATACATGTCCTATTTCTCAAAAAGATTTTTCTAATAATGACATTGTATTAATTTTAAATACTTGCAAACATATATTTGAACCCACCTCAATAATGAAATGGTTTACAAGATGTAGCGAGTGTCCTTTATGTAGAAGAAGTATTATTAATAATACTAATATGGATAATGAAACGAATGAAACTAATATGGATAATGAAACAAATGAAACGAATATGGATAATGAAACAACTGAAACTAATGAAACAATTGAAACTAATGAAACAATTGAAACTAATGATATTAATGAAATTAATCAAATTAATCACATTAATCAAAATAATCAAAATAATAATACTTATTCAATTATAACACGTCATTTAGCATATATTATTTAGATAAGGGCTCCCGCTAAGGGCTCCGCCCTTAAACCTGGGTCTAAGGGGGCCTTGCCCCCTTAACTTAAACCGACAGGCCCTTATGGGGGTTTAAGTAAGGGCTCCCGCCCTTAAACCGACAAGCCCTTATGGGGGTTTAAGGGGTTTACCCCTTATTTAAAACTAATTTAAACTTATTTAAAAGTTATTTGTTATGTAATAAGTATATTGTATATGAGTATTTTGAATAATTTAACAAACACACTAAATATTCTTAATATTAGTACGCCAGCACTTGAAGAATGCGGAATATGCAGAGAAGAATTGGAATGCAGTCAATGCTATACTTTACCAGAATGCAATCATCGATATCATACAAATTGTATAATTACTTGGTTTAGAAATGGTGACTCGCGTTGTCCTTATTGTGGAAACAAAGGTGTTAATAATACAAATAATGATAGTTTACGACATATTAGAGGCAAATATTTTACTACACGATTTGAAACACAAATGTTAGCAGATATAAAAAAATATGTTTTTTTGAAAAAGAATGATACTAATAAGAGATGTCTTGAAACGCGTAAAAAATTTGAAAAAATTAAAGTATTAGAAGAAATTTATAAAAATGAAACTATCAATTTGAGAGAATTACAACAATCTCTCAAAGAAACCCCAGCAATATATAGTGAAGCTAAAAAAAATATAATGGGTTATAGAAGTAAAAAATGGAAAATAAGTAGACAAATTAGATTAGAACGTTTGAAAATTATAAATAATAGTTATATTATTCCTTTAATAATACCAAGGAGTGTTGATCTGTAGCGTGTAAGGGGTAAACCCCTTAAACCCCATAAAAGCTCCCGCCCTTATACCGATAGGCCTTTATGGGGGTTTAAGGGGGTTTAAGTTAAGGGGGCAAGGCCCCCTTAGACCCAGGTTTAAGGGCGGAGCCCTTAGCGGGAGCCCTTAGCGGGAGCCCTTACGGGAGCCCTTACGCTTTCGCTTTCGCTTTCTTTTTCGCGTAACTTTTCTTTTTGGAGCAGCAGCGACTTCAGCCATTAAGCGACTGAATATTGCGTTAGCTTCTTCGTATGCTTTTTCTGGCTTAACACACTCGGCGTAATATAGGAAGTCTTCTTCATTGTAATCTTCTGAATGTTTAAATATTTTACGAATCACTGTTATATATTCATTATGTAAATTCTTTGCGCCTCTAAATAATTTTATGGCCTCATCCATATTTTGGTTGAGCTGTTTATAATTTCTTTCTTTTATACTTGCATTTAAAGAAAATCTAGTTGCAACTCCCTGATCTACATCTAATTGATATAGATATTGTTGCGCCTCATTGTTAATTCTTTTTAAGTTATCCATTGTAATTTCTATGCTACAAATTGGACAAATTAATTTATCATTTTGATCACTATCTTCACTATCTTCACTATCTTCACTATCTTCACTATCTTCACTATATTGACTAGCTTGTAGTCTTAATCTTTTTGTTATAAACTCCATAATACACCTTATATGAAATCTATGATAAACCGTATCAGCACATTGTAAATCAAATATTGGTAACTTATTCTTTTTTGGATTCATTTCTTCTAAACAGAAGGAACAGTCATCATTCGGATTTTTTATATATTCTGGATTCGGTATAAGTAAATGATGTGATACTGATGGTATTAATTCCATATAATATAATACAATATTATATTATATGGGGTAAACCCCTTAAACCCCTTAAACCCCCATAAAAGCCTGTCGGTTTAAGTTAAGGGGGGCAAGGCCCCCTTAGACCCCGGTTTAAGGGCGGAGCCCTTAGGGACTATACCTCTTAATTAGGGGGTTTAAGGGGGCTTTGCCCCCTTAAGTATTAGTATTCCAAATTGTATCACAATGAGCGCAAATATAAGTATAGTGTAAATTAATATCATCATATCTTAAATAAATAACCTCATTTTGGTTAGGTTGCTCTGCTAGATCAGGAGACTTGTCGATAGCTTCACCAATATTACTTTTACAGGATTGATTAGGGCATTTAATATTTTTAGTTCTAGGTAAAGTTTGGTCATATTTAGTATATTCATTAATATCTTGCGAAAAAGAAGAACTTTCGCTAATATGTGTATTTAATACACAGATCTCACTTTTATCGGTTTCATCATATGTATTTCCACAATTTCGGCAATAATAAATCAAATTATTTGAATCATTATTTAAACGAAGATATAACATATTATCGCAGTCTTTACAGAATTTCATTATAGTATTAATATAATAGTATATTTTTAAATCAATTTATATTTTTTGTTAGAATACTTTTAATTTTTGAATAATTTACTATAATATTCATATTATATATGTTTGTTTTTAAAATAGTATTTTCTTCTTCATTCATCTTTAATACTATTTTATCATAATTTAATTTAAAATTTTCGAGTATTTCATTCCAAAATAAATCGGTTATTTCTGGATAAATCATTCTTTCTAAAATAGTTCCAATTGCAACTTGAACTGTTTTATATTTTATAATTTTATTGTAGGTATTAAAATCTTTATGAGTTTCATTCATTCCTGGTTCATGTGTTAAAGGTTTATTATCTAAAATAGATTGTAAAATTAATAATATACTCAAAATTGTTTGACAACTAGTCCAACCTTCGCCTTTCCAAGTATTTAATACTGATAAACATACTTTTTCATTTTTATACAAGTTTGGATGAAATCGAGTCTTACCATCATTCGTTAAAAACAATACTTTTGGCGGCGAATATGGATAATCTTTTGGATATTCTAGTTTAAATAAAAAATTGCCATAAGCATATGGCGTAGACTCTGGTCCAATAATTAATGCATATCCAAGTAACATATTTTGTTCATCGTGTTTATAATAGATACCATTTTTATTAGTACATTGTATTACTTCTTTAATGTCTTTTATTAATCTTTTAACAGTTGATTGTTCGACTTCAGTATTAGACATAATATAATAATATAACAATATAATAATATATATAATATTATATTTAATATTATATTGTTATAACAATAATTTAAAAATTGATTTAAATTTCTACATAAAAATAATATAACATATTAATATAGTTACATAGTTCTATGAATAAAGTATCATCGCTCGAAGAATATTTAAACCGTAACATTATAGAAAAAGGAGATGAATATACACATACTAGAATTGGCGATAAAACATTAAAAATAAGTGGTGGAAGTTATTTTATTAAAAATACAGATGAGTTTTTAGATGTTTATTATAAATCTGTCTTTGTGGATGGTAAACATGAATATTTAACGGAAAAGCAATCTTGCAACGTTGCGCCTTTAGCAATTGATATAGATATGAGATATGAACCATCGATTGCTACAAAACAACATGACGAAGATGATATTAGAGATATGATTAATCTATATATTACAAAGATTAGTAAAATATGCAATATTGAAAATGGACATAAACTAGAAATTTTTGTGATGGAAAAACCAAATGTTAATATGCTTGAAAAAACAACTAAAGATGGCATACATATTATATTTGGTGTGAATATGCTTCGTGCTGGTCAAATATATTTAAGAGAAGAGGTTTTATCTGATATAAAAACTATTTGGAAACATATTCCAATTACTAATAGCGAAGAAGACTTAATTGATGAAGGTGTAACACGAGGAATGGTTAATTGGCAATTATATGGTTCAAAAAAGCCAGGTAATGAAGCTTATAGTATTAAATATCATTATGAAGTAGAATGGTCTACTCACGATAACAAATGGGAATGGAAGTCCTTTAATATAAAAGATTTTAATATTAAGAAAAACTTAGCAAAATTATCAATTCAATATAAATTTCCAGAATTAACATTCATTGATAGTTTAACAGAAAAATTAGAAGAGTACAAATTAAATATTAAAAAAAAACGTAAAACAACAACAACAACAACAGCAACAAAATCTCACAAATCACTAACAACTAAATCAAAAGAAATTAGCGAGGTGCATAGTAATGAAGAATTGGATGATTTTGTGAATGAAATGTTAGAACGGTTTGAACAATCGCCAACAGACTATGAATTAACTGAAACTCATAAATTCACGATGATGCTTTCAGATAAATATTATGGACCGGGTTCATATTTTAAATGGATACGGGTTGGATGGGCATTAAAAAATACAAGTATTAAGTTATTGCCTACTTGGTTAAAGTTTTCGAGTAAATCAAAAGATTTTCATTTTAGTGACATTTCTTCGCTTATTGAAAGATGGAATAAGTTTGATTATGATAATCCAGATTCTCTGACAAATCGTTCTATTATGTATTGGGCAAAAAATGACAATCATACTGAATATGATAAAATCAGAAAAGAAACTATTAGTTATTTTATGGATTTAACTGTTGCAAATCATACGGAGTTTGATTTCGCAAATGTATTATATCAATATTGTAAAGATAATTTTGTTTGTATTTCGATCAAAAATAACATATGGTATGAATATAGAGGAAATAGATGGCACGAAATCGATTCAGGTAATACTTTACGCTTAATTATTTCAAAGCAGCTGCACGATATTTATATGAAAAAAACAAAAGAAGCACAAGAACATTTATTAAAAATTGATCAAACCGATGATAATTATGAAAATACTAGAAAGCGAGCTAATAAATTGGCGGAAGTATGTGTTTTCCTGAAAAAAACTAATTGGAAGAATAATATTATGAGAGAAGCCAAAGAATTATTTTATGATAAAAGTTTCTTAAATAAATTAGATCAAAATCCATATTTACTATGTTTCAATAATTATGTAATTGATTTTAATACTAGTACTTATAGAGTAGGCCAACCGGATGATTATATATCAAAATGCACAAATATTGATTATATTCCATATAATTCAATTGTAAACACTAAAGAAAAAAAAGAAATCGAGACTTTTATTGACCAATTATTTCCAAAAGAAGAATTAAAAAATTATATGTGGGAACACTTAGCTAGTACATTAATTGGCAACAATGATAATCAAACATTTAATATGTATACAGGGTCTGGTCGTAATGGTAAATCAAAATTGGTAGATTTAATGAGTAAAACGCTTGGAGATTATAAAGCAATGGTTCCTATTACTTTGCTTACTCAAAAAAGAACTCAAATTGGCAGTACGTCATCTGAAATTGTCCAACTGATGGGCATTCGTTATGCAGTGATGCAAGAGCCGAGCAAAGGAGAGAAAATCAATGAAGGAATTATGAAAGAAATTACTGGTGGAGATAATATTCAAGGCCGTGCGTTATTTAAAGAAGCCGTAACATTCAAACCGCAATTTAAACTTGTAGTCTGCACTAATACATTATTAGAAATTAAAAGCAATGATGATGGCACTTGGCGGCGTATTCGTGTATGCGATTTTGTCTCAAAGTTTTTAGAAAATCCTTATGAAGATGAGGATAATTTTCCAAAAGAAGATTATCCGTATCAATATACAATGGATAAACATATTGATGAAAAATTTACAAACTGGGCACCCATATTTGCGAGTATGCTTGTAAATATTACTTTTAGTAATAAAGGAAAAGTAACAGATTGTAAAACTGTATTATGCAGCAGTGATAAATATCGTGAAGGCCAAGATTATCTTACTGAGTTTTGTAAAGAAAAGATTAAAAAGACTAGCGGAGGAAAGGTTAAAAAGACAGAAGCATTTGAGACATTTAAACAATGGTATACACATAGTTATGGTAAAAATGTACCAAAAGCACGTGAATTATATGAGTTTATGGAAAAGAAATTTGGCAAATATAATAACTGTTGGAAAAATATTTCAATCAATTATGATGATGACGATGATGACGAGGATATTGATAATAATATTCAGCCAGCTGTTTGTCTAAAATAACTTAGGAATGGATTGGACCAGTGATATAATATAATTAAATATTATAGAAATATAGCTAAGAAGTAAAGGCACTAATAATAACAGCACCACTTTAATCAAAAAATATATATTTTCATAGTTATTTTTAACTTCTTTTAGTACAAAAAATAAAAGTATAACATAATAAATTAAAATTAAAATTGTAAAATAAAATTGTTGACTAGTAATAGACTGAAACCTATACCATAATTTACGTTCGCCTGTATGGGTAAATTTTAATATATCATCTAATTCTTTTTTTAATTTTTTATTTTCATTTATGGTGGTTTCAGATAACTGTTTTATATTTCCATAAGAATTATACATTGAGCTATACGCATTGATACTAGAATTATTTGTATTTACTAAATTGGTTAATTCATCTGTATATTCATTTAATAGGTCTTCTAATTCTTTTTTAATGCTTGGGGCCAATAATGAATAATCATTATTACCGCTTCTTCTTAATGCTTTTAATAAGTTATCCCAAGCTTTATATTTCATAGCTTGACAATCGCTAGAAGCATATGTGCCATATAATAAGTCTACTTTTTTTTTATTTTCACAAGCAATATCACAATTGTTTGTAACTTGCGATACGGTTTGTCTTAAAGTGCTAGGATCTAATCCAGTTTCTTGTAATACATCTGATAATTGTGATATTGCTAAATCTGCATCTGCTTTATCTTGTTCTATATTATTACTTTTACATATTGCATCAACCGTTTTTGGAGCCATATATATATTAAAGATATTTATAATATAACTTTAATATATCACATTACAGCAGATTATATGAACTGTTTGGACTCTTTGAACTGTTTTGTAAACAATTATATTTGTTTTCTAAGTCTTGTAAAATAGTTAAATCGTTATCTTGACTACTTTCGTATTCAGGCACATCATTTGTGTTTGGATTAGTATAAAAGTCGTATTCACTTATTTCTATATTATTTCTGTAATTTAAATCTATTATAGCAGTAATTATAAAATACCCTGCTATAATTACTATTATTACTGTTAATATATTACTTATTTCAATTGTTAATGCGCCGAATTGTTTAAATAATGCGACTATAAGTAGAAAAGTACAAGTATAAATTATATATCTAAATATATTTAAATATAATAAATAATGACCATTATAAAAATTATTTATTTCTATTGCACGATGATTATTTATATAATCGTTATTTATTCTACTTGCAGAACTATTCGCAACCCTTAATTGCTGATTTACTACATTTAAAGTTTCATTTTTTGAATCTAGTAGTGTTCCACTGCTATTTGAACCAAGTGATATTCCATCACTATTACTTTGTCTTTTAACAATATTATCGGCAGAATTAAATAATGCGACGGCTTCATTAATTTTAGTATCAATCTTATTAATAGTATTTTTTTGTCTTACAAAAGCGGTATCACTTGGAAGTTCTGTAAGTGCATCTTTTAAAATTAATTGTTCCCGTTGTAATTTAGTCATTTCATTTGTTATTGAATTATTGGTATTCGTGCTCATTATTATATCCTTATATTTTAACTATATAAAAGTATTTTATTTAAAAATTTATGATAAAGTTTATTATACATAAAACTAAAAAAATTAAATAATACTATAATAATTAATATTATAAGTAATAATACTAACAATGGAGACGACAATTCATATGAAAATACATAAAAAGTTGTTATTACTAGAAACAAAGTTAACAAAAATCCAATAATATATTTTAAATAGTTCATATTAACTGATATTTGAGAATCACGATTTCGCGCTTTAATAGTATTACTACTATCGGTAACTAACCCTAAATCGCCGGTTGAATTATATTCATCGCCAATTCTTAATATGTCTTGTTGTGATTTGTTAAGTTGTTCTAACTTCTCGGTGATTGAGCTTTTTATAAAATTCGCATTATTAAGATTATTAGTATTAGTTTGTTCTTGTGTTGCAGCAATCGAGTTAATTTCTGTTAAAGTATTTGTTCCAAGCTCTTTTATTTGTTTGCTTAAACTTGCTAATTTTTCTAATACTAATGGATCCACGTGAATTGTTGCACAATAAGTAGTCTCTTTCATTGGATCGCCTAGTGGTATATTTTTATATTCACTATCACCAATGCTTTTTTTATCTAAATAACAAGATTCATTCCTTTTATTCCATACTTCTCCGCTGTATATATGTTTAACTCCTTCAATATCCACAAATGACTTCTCTCCTGTAGAACTGTTTTCTACGTTGTATCCTGCTACAACGCACGGTTGATTTGCTCCTTGTTTTCTTCCAGGTAATAATTTATTATATTCTAATTGTGTAATTTCAGTTGGTGGTTCTCCAAAATTACAAGAGGATGAAATAGTTCCTGTAGTTGGATTATCTGTCCCATCATATTTGTTAGCATATCCATATTCATTAACAAAATAAAAATCGTTGTTTAATTTTATATTACTATTTGCATATTTTTGCAAAATATTTTTACTATTATTTTGAACTAATTCATCACTCATTATTTTATATTGAGCGGTATACTGTGCTAATAATTGATTAAACTGATTATATTTTAATTGTATATTTTGTTGTCCTGCAGTAAGAGTGGCTCCAGTCCCAGTCCCAGTTCCAGTCCCACTCCTAGTTCTAGTCTCGTTTCCGACCCAAGTCCCAGTATTGGTCCCAGACCCAGACCCAGACCCAGAGATTGTTGATGCATTTAATCCATTAATTCTGTTTACTTGAGAACCACTTTCTCCTAATATAGGTACATCTAATGGTACTTGTGATATGCTACCTACATATGATTCTACAACATTGTTTTTACTAAACAATTGTAAAAAATCTTTAATAATATTAAATTGTTGAGAGGGTTGAGGAGGTTTATTATTTAAATCATCAATATTTTTATTATATAATAAGCCTTGTTTTAAATTACAAGTATTTAACTCTGTATTATTATTACATTCCATTCTATACAATAATAATAGAAAATGTTATAATATTATAATAATATATTTTCTTTATTATACAATTTATAAAAAAAGAATATTATTATTATTAATAATATAATATTTTGAATCATATATTGTTGTAATATAGTTTTTTGTAAACTTAATTCACCGTCGGCAGCTAATCCAGAGTTTTTAAAGTTTCTAAGTTTTGTTTTTAATTCTTTATTGCTAATATTTAATTCTCTAATTATAAAATTTAATTTATCAATGTCTTTTTTATAATTGTCATTTCTAGTTAATAATTCAGCTTGTTTTTTAATTATTTCATCGCGTATTCTATTTAATTCTATTAAATCAGTCTCATAGGTAGATGGTTTTTGTAATTTATGATCAATAAAACTCTGAGTAATTTCATCTAAAGCTGTATTTAATTGTACATATAAAGCTTGTAATTCAGTCATTATAGCAATTGGTGTAGTTTCAGTGGTTGGACTAGTCATTATATAATAACTATATAATAACTATATAATAACTATATATTTATAAAGCACAAATCCTATAAAACTTACAACTAATAGCAGTTTTGCTAGCTCTTTCTATTTCAAATACTTGACCTGGTTTAATTCCTAATACTTGAGAGACTGGATCAAATCTTGAAATCGATGGGAACTCAGAATCATTTACAATATTATAAAGAGTTTTAACATTATTTTTTTCTTCATCGCTTAATACTCTGTGTTTTGGTACTAAATTATGTTTTAATATATTAAATTGTAATCTGTTAATATTAATAATATTTAAATAAACATTATCGTGCGCGTATAATCCAATTTGCAATTTTTCTAAAGTTTCATTTGGTTCTTCTTTAATAATAATAATTAATTCATCATTTTTATTTAACACTTCTTCTATATTAAATAGTGAATCAATTATTTCATGAACATTATTTGGTCTTAGTGATTTATCTAGATTAAAATATTTTAAATATACTTTTTGACCAGTTGTATCATTCTTAACTAACATATCTAACTGATTACTTTCAATTAATAAATGAACTTCATTTATACTGTAATTTATATAATTATCTACATTAAATCCTCTTACTTTTAAAATATCTAAAATATTATTTCTTGATTTAAAAACTAAGTTAATATTTTTATTCTCACTCATACTTATAATTTAAATATAAATAAATATTTATATTCAATTTTATTATTTTATTTATATTATTTTATTTATATTATTTTATTTTAATATTTAATCCGTGTCATCATCAATTGATAATTCAACTCCGCGATGTGGCAAATCCATACTATTGCGCGATAAATCAAAATGACCACTTGGTCTTGGTGTTATAACAATTTCATCATTGCAATTTTTTTTAATACAAATAGTTAATAATTGATCGTCTATTTTTTTTGTTAAGGCTTCACTGCTTTCAATCATTTTAGTATAATTGTTATAGCTCTTTTCCAAATAATCTTTTGCTGGTATTGGACGATTTTCTTTATCAAGAGTGAGGGTTTTAAATATGTCAACTGATAATAAATAATAATCGCGTTGGCTAATTAGATCATTTTCTAATCGTTTCTGAATGCCTAAAAATAACTCTATACTTCCAATAATACCGCAGGTCAATGCAATTAATGAAGTAGTAAGACTGATAGTTCCTTGTGTTGCATATGGCTGCAATCCAACAGAGATAATAGAGTTGCAGCCATTTAAAACAATTACAGGAAGTTTGTAAAAATTTAAACTATATTTTAATTCAAAATATCTTTTCTTGTGTGCTTTGCTTAATAATATACAATTAAGTCTAATACTATTTAATACATCATCAATATCATCAGTCCAGTCACTCATCAAATTATACTATAACGCAATATTTTAATTTTTATTAAACATAAAAAGTATAATAAAAATTAAACGCACTAGACTTAATATTAATCAATTCCATATGCCATAAAAATCATCACACTAATCAAGCCAAAGATTAAAGCAATTATTTTGTAAATATTTATTTTTTCTTTAAATAAAAAATAACCCATTAAAAATAAAATAGTAAAATATACAATATGCCATATAATATTTAAAATGATTATATTTCCATATTTCAATATATTATAAATACAAACTCCTGTTAAAGTATATAATGCTAATCCTAGCAGTAATAATAAATTGTGATTATTATTATTTTTGATTGAGTGTATTCTTTTAAATACATATTGGGAACTAATAGAAAAAATCGTAATAAATAACAAATATATATAAAAATAAGTATCTACTTTCAAATACTTTGGCGCCATATATTTTATATTATAAGTTTATATAAAATATTTATTCATTTATTTATCCAAGTTTTATGACTTTTGAACCAGATTGGCTACCAGAATCAGAGTCGCCTGATTGGCTTCCAGATTCGCCTGATTGGCTTCCAGATTCGCCTGATTGATTACTTGAATCACCCGATTGACCTGAATTGGCTAATTCCAAATCTTCTGCTTCTTCATTAAACTTACTAAGATTATCTTCTGGATTTATTATATCATTCATACCAACAGATCCAACAGATCCAACCGTATTTGGTTTTGGTATAAGTTGATCTAATGAAACCTCTTCTAATTGTTCTTGAGCCTCCGCTTGAGCTTGTTCTTCTGGAGTTTGCACAAAACTATCATTTATTACTTTAGTTAATTTTTTATCATCGGCATCAGCCTCAGCATCTACATCAGCCTCAGCATCTACATCAGCCTCGGCTGGATTAATCATTTCAACTTCCCCTACCGGCTCTATTATTTCACTTTTTATTTTTGTTTGAATAGGTACAATTTCTTTATCAAACTCAGAAAAGCTATCAATATTTATATAATTCATACTGGATAATTGATCAATATTTTTATCTGTAATAATTCTCATATTAATATTTAATGTCCCCAATTCTTGCATTAGTAGTTTAAATGCATAAGGTATTCTAATAACACTAAAGTCTCTACCAAACTTAGTTATTTTTTCTATTTTTTTCTCACTTTCCATTGTACCAACAAATTTTATGGGGCCATCGGCATATGGACTAATAAATAAATCTAAACTGCTATTATAAATTGCCGTTAGGCCTGTTAAATTACATACTGCCATATAATATTCATCGCCTCTAACTAACATAGACTCTTTCAAAAAATATGATAATCCGTGCGCAACAATTGCATCCCGCTCTTGCTCACCAACGCGCAATCCACCATCATTTGCGCGGCCTTGAACGGTTTGTCGCGTTAAAACGGTGCGTGGCCCTTTTGCTCTATAATTTATTTTATCTTTAACAATATGTTTTAATCTCATATAATAAGTAGGTCCAATAAATATATTCATACGAAGTTGTTCGCCTGATTCGCCATTATATAATACTTCATTAGCGGATGAATGGTATCCTAATTGCGTTAAGATTCTGCCAAATGATTTATGCTTTGAACCAATATTATTAAATGCAGTGCCTTCAGCAAAAGTCCCAAGCTCACAACAAGCTTTACCCATTATTGTCTCCAATAGTTGGCCTATAGTCATACGACTTGGAAGTGCGTGTGGATTAATTATAATATCTGGGATTATACCATCCGCGGTAAAAGGCATATTTTTCTCTTCAATTGCTAAACCCATTGTGCCTTTTTGGCCGCAACGACTGCAAAACTTATCTCCAATTGCTGGGATTCTTTCATCTCTAATTCTAACTTTAGCTAATCGATATCCTTCAGCTCCTTGTGTGATATATGTTTTATCAACAAAACCAGATTGTCCTTTTTTTGGAAACACAGAAGCATCAGACGATACTTCTTGATTATTTACATTTGTTATTATTTTTCCAATCATTACTTTTGTTTCATTCATTAGAGTGTTTTCTTTTATTAATCCTTCGTCATCTAAATCCGCGTAATCATACCCAGGTTTTAAGCCCGTCGCTTTTTCTTTTTCAATATTTGCAAATCGCGAATCTACTTGTGAAATTCCAACCTTTGAACTATCTTCACGATCTTCATATGTGCTGTAATATGTATTTCTAAATAATCCTCTATCAATTGATGCTTTATTAAATAAAATAGAATCTTCAACGTTAAAACCACCATAACAAGCAATTGCCACTATTACATTAATACCATAAGGATTTTCTTCATTGTTAATATACTTAAGATATCTACTTTTAGTAATTGGGATTTGCCCATAATGCAGTACTAATGCGGTTTTATCAAATCTTGAATGAAAATTGGTATGATATAATGAAATAGCTTGTTTGCTTTGTCCACAAGAAAATGAATCTCTAGGTAATGGGTTGTTTTCCGGAAAAACAATTTGATTCCCCATTACACCTAATATTAATGAGGGATGGATTTCCATATGTGTATAGTTTTTTTTACTTAAATCATCACTATTTAAACATACTAATGTTGTATCTTTTTCAGAGGTATCAATATACTCAATACACGCTTTTAAACGATTTAAATTTGGAAAATCCGTATCCAATATACTAGGATACAAATCTTTATAATTTATATATGTTTTACAATTATTAACGTCAAATAAGTCTTTTTTTTTATTAAAACCAGTTATTAATTGATTCCAAGTAAAATTATCATCAATAATATAATCAACAATATTATTTATACTAAGACTTCTGTTTTCAATATAATATAATGGATAACACATTCGACCGGAATCAGTAAATATATTAATTGTTTGATCTTTAATATTCCAAGCTATACTTATATATATTGAAATAATAGCAAGTCTTCTATTTAATATTAAAAAATCATATGTTTGTTTAGCATCGCTTACTACTCCTATCCAATTTCCATTAACTATTATTTTAGTTTTATTACTCATATAAAAAAAATCACAATTATTTAAAAATTCTAATTGTGTATTATATTCTAACCATTTTATGATATTGTAACCAGAACAATTTTTTGTTATTTTTGATAAAATAGTCATATGTTTATGAAACCCAATATTTGCTCCATCTGGAGTATCTAATGGGTCTATAATCCCCCATTGTGATGAATGCAATAAACGCGGTCCTATTACTTTAGCACTTGGGTCCATTGGTAAATTAATTTTTCTCATTAGTGAGATATACGAATTAAACGATAATCGACTTACATCTTGAACCACTCCTAGCCTTTTTGTATGAGTCTCTGCTCCCCAGTTTCCTTTAAATGCTTTTTTAAATCCATCTTCCACAATTTTAGAACTAAAAAAATAAGTTGAATTGTTTTTTATTAAATTTTCGAAATTATCTTGATAAACGCCTTCATTATAGTAGTATTCTTTGTCCATTTTTAAAGCAATATCTTTTTGTTGAAGAGTATAATATTCTTTAAATAGGTCATATAATAATAGACCAGGTAGTTCAACGCGTTTATATTTAAAGGAGTCTCTGTCGGTTGGTTTTTTTTCTTTAGTTACAACTTTTAATAATTCAAAAACCATATAGCCGATAAAACACGCTTTATCTCTAAAGTTAAGTTCTCCTATATTAGGTAATAGATAATTCATTAAAATTTCTAAAACGTGATTACGGCTTTTGCCTTTAGTGAAAGTGCCTATGTAACTTAAAGCAACTTCTTGTGTAAAAATAAAGCCTGCGTCGTGGACGGATGGAATAAATAAATCAACATAATATTTGTATTTTTCTATATCTAACAAACAACACGTAATAATATCTTTATCTGATATTATGCCTAGTGCTCTCATAAGAATAAATAATGGAATTGGTTGTCTAACATTTGGTATACTAACTACAATATTTTTATTTGTGAATTTCATATTTGGCGCAACTATACGAATTGCAAAAGTTCTTATTGGCTTAGCGGCATCTTCCGAAACTGTTCTTATTTCAGCAGAATGACTATAAACATCGCTAACATTATCTTTAATGTACAACATATTATCCGCAAACTTTTCTTGAGAAATTATAGTTTTCTCTTTACCATCAATTATAAAATATCCGCCTAAATCATTTTTGCATTCACCCATTGTATATCTAACATGTTTGTCAAACCCATTTAATATACATAGGTCTGACCTTAACATAATTGGAAATCTACCTAAATAAATCTTATCTAAAATAAAATTTTTATTTATTACTTTTGCGGGAGCATCTTCATTAATTATTACTTCTACATCTACATCATAATGAATTGATACTCCATATGTAAAATTTCTTAATCTTGCATGATTTGGATACATAAAATGTTCTTTATTTGTGTCAAATATGATCGGTTTTCCAAAATATATTTTTTCACCTTTTTTACCGCCTAAATATAATTTTGCTTGATATTTATATTCACCGCTTTTATTTAGATTCTTAGAAATCATTATTGGATTTTTCTCTCTAAAAATTTGAGATATTCCATTATTCATAAAATCATTATAAGATTCAATGTGATGACTTACTAATGAGGTAGGGTTTTCTTCAAAATATTTATCTAAAATCTTCCAACAAGTTTCTTGATCCATTACTTATATTTACTTATATTATATTCTTATATTCTTATATTTTTTTAAGTATAATATAAGTTATACTTAAAAAACAAATCTAAACGTGCATATAAGGTTGATGATGTGAGAGTGGTGATTGTGTTTGCGTTGTTGTTCCATATAATGTCTTTATAAAATTATCTATTCCTGTTAGTGTATTACGTGTAATATCATTTATTGGAGATGGTATAAAATCAAAAAAACCACCTGCTCCGCCGCGTTGTTTGTGTTTCTTGCTTTGTTTGCTTTGTTTGCTTTGTTTGCTTTGTTTGCTTTGTTTTCTACGATTTAATAGCGTTTTTTTTAATCTATGTTTTCTATGTTTTCTATGTTTTCTTGTTGTCATTTATATAATAATATAATATATAGCTAGATTATATTATTATTCTAAATCTACATGTGTTAATAAATGTTTTCTACAACAATACTTAAGTTTTAATTTATCAAACACTACTCCTTCTGGTGTTTTTTTAATATTATCTTGTGTTAAATAAATTACTTTATTAATATCCATATCTTGCTCTGATTTCATTTTTCTAACAGTTTCTTGGTAATAACGATACTTATCTGCTATTACTTCTCCGCAAGTAAAACACTTAATGGGAATAATCATTATAATTTTATATAATAAATTAAATTTAAATCAATTTTTAATTATATTTATTTATTTATTTATTTATTTATTTATTTATTTTCTAGTGAAAGTATTCTTAAATAAAAGTTATGAGCATATAAATCTTCTATTTCATTAGTATTAAATCCTTTAAATATTTCTTCAATATTTTCATTTTCATCTATTTTTTCTTTAACATCAGCTCTGCCGCGGGTTCTTATATATTTAAACTCAGGAAATGTTTTAGATTTATAATGATTTAACTGAATCACGTTTAAATCTATATCATAATTAAAATGACCATTAATAATACTATTATTAGTTGATTTTATATGTCCGCTTGATAATATAACATTATGACACGTTCCCCAACTTATAAAATTATCTTTTTTAAATAGAGTTTTTATATGCATATTACCAGCATTTTCACACATAGTAAAACGCATAGTAACCGGTTCATTTGTTTTTTCGGTTTTTCCAGAGGATCCAAAAAATCTCCAATTCATGCCAATTCCTTGACAATCTCCAACTATATATTCATTTATAAACTCACAAATATTATTATGTTTTTTTAAAACAATATATTCGTCAATATCTATGTGAGCTACATGTGTTATATCAGTCGTCCATAAGTATGTATTTATAAAATGATCTAATGCTGCATATTGAACTGGTTTATACCAATTATTAAATGGAAAATGTATAACTGTTATACTATCTTTATATTTATTAAGCAATTCTTGATATGTAGGAGTATCTTCATTATCATAAAGATATATATGTTTAAAACCTAATGCTAAATTATATTTTACAAACTCTTCAATATAATCATGTTCTTTTTTTGCTATACATACTATAACAGGGTTCATAATATATAATAAATAATATATATTGTTTATGTTGTTTATGTTGTTTATATTATTTATATTATTTATATGCAAAATCTAAACATCTAAAACAAGTCATATCCATTTGTTATTTTTTTTTTAATTAATTTTTTATTATTTTTATGAATATCATTATGACAATCTTCGCAGATATTAATTAGATTTGCTGGATGATTTATAGCAAATGTATTTTTATTAATAATAAAATCGTCAATTGCATCTTTTTTATATTCTAAATGATGAATTTCACTAGCAACTTTAGATTTGCATATCTCGCAGCTACCACCTTTTAACTTCTCACTATTATATTTTGATGCAGTTTGCTCTAAAACCGATTTATACATCTTATTATATTTAATTCTTAAATAATGGGCACGTGTTAAAAACTCATCTGCCAAATTAAGAGATTTACAAACCTCTAAACCATACATACTGTCTCCTGGCCCTTCTTTTAATATTCTGTCATATACTAACAGATTTTTACTTTTATCATATAATACAGTCATATGATACAATTTCATTTTATATAAACATTTTACTTCCTCATAATTTACTATTTCGTGAAAATGCGTAGCAAACAAAAAAGTACAATTTTTTTTATGAAGTTCTTCTAATCCTGTAACAAAAATACTTAATGCAGAATCACTTTCAGTTCCAGAACATAATTCATCGCCTAAAATTAAACTACTTTCATTTGATAATTGTAAAATTGTTCGTAGCTCTATCATTTCAACCGCAAATGTAGATAATCCTTTAAAAATATTATCATTGCCTAAGATTCTAGTAAAAATAGAATTGTATGGATAATAACAAAACTTACTTGCTGGAACATATAATCCAGCTTGAGCCATTATAATTGCAATTCCAACGGATTTAATAAAGCTGGTTTTTCCAACGGCATTTGTTCCATATAATAATATGCCATTGGTTGTAGTTGATAAGTCTAAACTATTTGCTATATAGATTTCTTTTGTATTAATGTGTTCTATAAGTGGATGCCGTAGTCCTTCAAAATTAACAAATGATTTATTTTTTTCTATAATCTCTGGTTTATTATAATTAAATGTTTTAGCTATATAACATTTACATTGTAATACATCAATTTGTGTAATAAATAAGATAATTATATCAATATTATATTTAATAAAATTATTTATAAAATTATCATAATATACTTCTAAATTGGTTATAAGTTTCCCCTTATTTGTATTTATTTCCGAAGAAATATTACGAATTTGTTGATTTGTAATAATCATATTTGTTTGACTTCCAGAGGTTGAGAGATAATGAATATCATTTATATTAAACTCAAACTCTTCTTCATAATTTGAGAACCTTGAATGATATTTTAATAATACTTTATCAGTTTTATTAGCCATCTCACTTATTATTTTTTTTAAGATTTCAGTTCTCCTTTTTGTTGCTTGTAATGTTGAATCCGATTTTGGAGTTTCATGTATTTTTACAAACTCACTTGATTTCACATTTTTTTCATATTTTTTAATTAAATCAGACAAATAACTTGTTATAGCACTTAATTTATTTTCACTATCCAATGATGATTTGTATGACTGTGTAATTTTAGTATCTATATTTATCTTTAAATACATTAGATTTTCTATCTCTAAATTATTTAATTTATCACCCGATAAGTCATCAATCTCTTTTGCTATATTCATATTAAATGTCTCTTCAATAATATTACTAATACTTAATGCTATATCATAAAGCTCTTCAAATCTTACAGTACTTATAGTGCTGGTAGTATTACTAGCAAAATAATTTTCAAAATAATTTATTAAAATCTTATCTTTTTTGCATATCTCATAAAGAACAAGGATGGATTTAATATTATCATTTAACAAGCAAAAGTCTTTTGGCGTAATTTTTTTCATAATTAATTTTCTTTTAATTTTTTCAATATCTTTAAAATTATTTAAATTATTTCTATAGACAATCCAATCTGTATTTAATAAATGTGCAGTAATATTATAAGATTCATTTAATTTTTCAATATTTGTAATTGGATTTAATAATATATAATTAAAATCGCGTTTTCCCATTGGTGTAATGCAATTATTTAATAAACTGCATACACTGGCATACTTTGTTTTATTTTCGCTTATAATATTTAATTGTTTTAAACTATGATTTGCTAATATTAAGTGATCTCCATAATTTTCAATTAATGGTTCACTAATTTTATCTACTAAATTAGGATTATGTTTATATGTAAACTCTAATAAAAAAACAAATGATTGGATTGAAATCCCATAATGTTGGATTGAATTATATAAGCTTTCAATATTAATATTTTTATAAAACTTATTTAAAATTTCTTTTTGATATACTTGTTTTTCACTGTTTTGTAACTCTTTATAAAATCCACTTTCACTATTATTCAGATCAATTTTATGAGTTTTATTTGCCATTATTTGTGTATAACTAAAAATATCATCAACCTCATTTTTTGGTAAATTACTAATTATAATACATTCATTTGGATTATAAATAGATATAAATCGCTCTAATTCATCATATGTTGCTGGATTATGGTAATAAGGTTTAGTAAACTCAAATATAGACGTTTTTCCTGTAAAAATATCTATATTTGAGATTCCTACACTAATATTTTGTATTTTTGTTATGATATTATTTGAGGTATATATCCAGATACAAGTTATATTATTAGATAGTTCACGACTATCATTCGAAAAATATGTGCCCGGAGAGAAAATACAACTTAAGTTTCTAGTTGTATTTTTCTGTGCGCTATCTTGTGTATATACTGGAATTGTATATCCGTTTTCTTGCATCTTTTTTATGTATTTTTCTAACTGCGGCAATCCAAACCCAGACATTACAACTCCTTGTTTTTCTACGCATATGTTTTTTTTACTAATTGCCATATCATTTATTTCTGCAAATTTAACAATCTCACTTCCATGTATGTTATTGTCTTTATCCATTAATCCATAAGCTTCAAAAAATGAGCCAACTTGCATTAATACTAATGTTTTCTCTCCATATTCATTTTTATATTTTTTTGTTAACTGTAAATATTCTTCTACTATTGTCATAAATATTACTATATTTATAATATAAATATCATTTTAAATATATTTAAAATAATATTTAAAAACTGGAATGCCTTCAATACCCTAAATAACTTTAATAACTATTTACTTTCTAGAACGATTCGATTTACGTCTATGAACACGAACATATCTCTTGCAGCGAAGGGTCTTCCGTCTGCAATATCTTGGGCATACGCGTTTTGTATGGCGCGCCGCTTTAACCGCGCTTTTTGCTGATTTAACTGCTAAAGTTGCTGCTTTTACTGCCTTCATCATCTCTTTCATTGCTCCTCCTTTTTTGCCGCCGCTAAAAGTAGCGGAACCAAGGGATGTAGTTGCCTCACTATTTTCTACCGCCATATTATATATATAATATAATATAATATAATATTTTTTAATTATTTAAAAAATTCTCAATTAAATTATCTTTATTATTATTTTTTATAATACCACACAGAAAACTTTGTTCATATAATTTTTTAATAACATCTGGCGGACATTTACTTCCAGATTTAAGTAAATTATGTTGTTTTAAATATTTTTTCATGTCTGTCATTTTAGTTTCTTTTATACGAGCAATCGAATCCACTATATTTTTTCTAGTATGGGCATTTTTAATTAAAACACTAACTATATTATCTTTTTTTCCTAAAGTATATTTAATAGTTTTTGGTTTAGTTAAACATTTTTCTTGAATTGGCGCATTTAAGCTTATCTCTGGGATTATCTCAGGGCTAATAGCAGGGCTAATAGCCGGGCTAATAGCAGGACTAATAACAGGACTAATAGCAGGGCTTAGTAAATCATCCATATTAATAGAAACTAACTCATTTTTATCAGATTCTATAACTATAGGATTAATTGTAACATTATTCTCTTCCTTTATATTTAAAATAGTATTAGAATCGCTATATGGCTTTTTTATTGTTTTATTTTTAAATGTTCTAAAGGTTGGTAAACTTCCATTTTTTAAACAACCATAAACAGGTGTTTTATTTGTATTTGTTGGAAGATCATTTGTAACCTCTACTAACGTTGTAGAATCTATAGAATCCATAGAAATTGGCGGTTGTATGGTGGTTATGGTTGTTATGGGTGTAATAGTTTTTTCTAAAGGAAAATTAGTTTTTTTTGTTAAACTATTTTGTTTTTTTTTTGATAATGATTTTAAAAAATCAATTGATTGTGAGAAGTCATCTGCATCTTTATCATTTTCTACTTTATTTATTTTATTTTTATTCTCGATTTTAATTGGTATTTTTGTAGCGGGGCTACTGGGGCTACTGGGGCTACTTGGGCTATAACTCTGTTTTAATTTATTATTTCTATGCGATTTAATTCTTGCTAATAATTCTTTTCTTAAAATATTTGGTTTTATAATAGTATTACTTGCTACTTTACTAGTTTTATTCTTTTTATTTGAAATTTTAAATAATTCTGGATTAATATTTATTGGTTTAATATTAGACATTTACATTATATTATCATTAATATAATCTAAAATATAACTAATTAATTTTTATATTATTTTGGTTCGCAAATATTACTTAATTTATTTCGACGAGTTCCTTTAGGACATTTTTTATATGCTCCTTTTCTATATTGTCTTTTTGTTCTAAATTGAATTTGTGAATGAGTTTCACAAACTTTAGTTTTTCTATTTTTACGTGTGCCTTTTGGACATTTTTTCTTATTCATACGAGATAATTTATCAGAACGATTACTGCTAGAACTAAATCTATTATACAAGTCAGATGGAGGTGGTATTGCTAGTAGTGGAATATCAAGAGGAGGAGTCTGTTTTTTGCTACTATTTGTGCTACTATTTGTGCTACTATTTTTAGAACTAAACATGTTATATACATCTAAAGGTTTTGGAAACGGTTGGGGGATTCCAACTTTACTCATATATAAAATATATATATAAAATAATATATTTAATAAATTAAAGTTATATTACTATAATAATTTATATAAATAATATGAATACTATGAATACTATGAATACTACTGAATATTTAAAAAAAACAAAAGACACTATAGAACAGTTTAATAAACAACAACAATTAGATATTTTAAAATTATTTATATCTAATAATGTAAAAGTAAGCGAGAACTCGAATGGTTGTTTTATAAACTTAACGGAATTAGATAAAAATATTCTTTCTAAAGTGCAAGAATATATTACTTTTGTAAACGCACAAGATGCTAAATTAAATAATATTGAAACTACAAAACGAAATATTGAAAATGAGTTTTTTAATAAAAAAAAATAATAGTGAGAAGGAGTTTAATGTTTTGGACTAGTAATACCATATCTATTTGTTATATTATATTGGTTTTGAATAATAGCATTTTTACTTTTTTGTCGTGTATTGTTTCTAGAAGAAACGGGATAATGACTATTAGTTACTATATTAGAAGGAACCTTTTTACAGTTTAAAGTATTAGGCTTATAGTTTAAATAAAAACTAGAATTAGGTGTAGTTGAACTATTAACATTCGCCACTTGCTCATATAATTTACTTCTAGCTTGTAAATATGATTTATTGCTAGTAAATTGGTATATTGAATTAGAAGTATATGAACCAGGCCGTGACTTAAATAAAGCAGTTTTAATAGCACAATTAATTATTTTACCATAAGTAATAATATCTAATTGTTGACAACTATTTAAACTATCTTTAGTAGTATTTATATAAATTGGTAAACAACTAATCTCTTTACTAACTATTTTATCAGTTATAAAATAACCATTTGGTTTGTCAAATAAACCTCCACTATTACGTCGACCACGTGAGATTGAATCGGTTACATCATATGCTATATTTAATGATTCATCACTTGTATTAAACTGTCGTGGAAATAATTGTTTACGCCAATGTTTAATTGGCCTACTTAAAGCAGTTCGGGTGTTTGGATGCGTTCTTGATTTTTTCCAACCTGGTCCAGAGTACATATTATTATGAAACACTCCAGCCTCATTATCACAAGCGATCTTACCATCAGAGTTTAATTTTACATCAGGGTTATTATATTGTAAATAATCTTCATTATTTATATTTGTTGATTGTATTAAATCATAACGATCTTCAGTTTCTTTAAATGTTTTTTTATCATTATTTGTTAATAATTCTTGCATTGGTCTATTTTTAATAATCCAAAACTTAGGTTGTAATAAGGGTCTAGAATTGGTAGGTATTAAAGCGATTTTAACACTTGAAATATCATTCTTCCATTTAACATTACATATATTACAATTTTCAGGTTCCATATAATATAATATTATTTATATAAATAATATTATAATATTATAATATAAATAATATAATAATATATAAATGGTAGTTAATTTTGGAATTCAAGATTTTCCTTACAAAGATTATATTAAAGCGCCGCAAGAATTAGGAATGTCTTCGAGAGGAGATGTTGGTACTTTAACAAGGGATATTGGTGGATTAATTAATTACATTCAGGTACTTACTGAAGGTAGGGGAAACGCTATTAGAGGAAATGAACCATTAGGAAATAGATATTTTTTTAAAACTGGAGCAAAATGTAAAGATGTTAAGACTGATGAAGAACAGGACAGATATTTATATATTGATAATGTTCCACCGGGAATGTTAAAAGGTTTGCTTCCTGGATTAGTTAAAAGCGTTATGAAAATAAAACCTGAAAAGCTATTTGATGTTTTTTCTAAAAATCCAGATAATTCGTGTGCTGCAGTAACGTTACAAACAATAGATAAAGATTTACGTAAATCAACCAAAACGCGTTATTTAAATAAAGCAGATATTAAAACTATTAATAACTGTTTATGGACTAATAGAACAAATCCAATTAGTGGTTCATCTGGAGGAGACTGCAGCGGCGAACCCCAAAATGGAGTATGTGATGGTTGTGTTAGAGAAACTTATGCTAATATTTCTGATGGAAAATATGCAAATTATCCTTATAATACTTATAATACTTATAATACTTATAATGAAAATATGTATGATAAATATATATTCACGATTTTAATGGTCACATTTTTTTTATTAATTTGTTTAAAATTAAAAAAAAAATAAACAATTAACGTCGAACACGTAGTATAGCACTGGATGATGCGTTATTATTATCACCGCCATATGTAATATCATTATAATTTTTATTTTCAGCGCGGAGTTTTTTATATTTAATATAATCAGAACCATCATATACAAACTTATTATTTCCAGTCCACAGTGATCCTTGGACTATAGGCGTTTGTGCATAGTTTATAATTGGCGTGCGACCACTCATTCTTTTACTGGTAGCATTAGAAGAGTGTCTTGTGCTAGATACTTGATTAGTAATTGTTTTATATAATGGATTCCAGTCGGGTAATTGTGAAGGATCTATATTTGGTGAGTTATATGTCATAGCAGGGTCGCCCGCATTCATAAATGCTCTAAATGGAGTGAGTCCTCCTATATTAGTAATAGTAGAACCAGCAATAATTACATTTCCATTCTCTAAAATTGGAGAAGAGGTAATTGTCTCACTATTCATATAGACACGGTTATTGCCCATTCTTATTTGTTTTCTTGCTAATGCAACATCACTAGTTCCTTCCTTAAATCTCGGTTTTAAAGTACAGCCAACCGGATTACAATTTGGCCCGCAAGGCTTTGTTCCTAAATAATTGCTAATTGGATATTTAAAACTATTTATCTGGGTTAATGTCATTTATATAAATACAATATAATTTAATATTTAAAAATAAAAAAAATATTTAATATTTAAAAATAAAAAAAATATTTAATATTTAAAAATAAAAAAAAATATTTAATATTTAATATTTAATATTTAATAATTTTCGGTGATTATTCTTGGCGCAATATTCATTGTTATTAGTTCTTGAAAGAGTAACTTACACGCATATGGCAGATGAATCTGATTAAAATCAGTAGTATTATTACAAAACCTACACTTATGAATATGTTCTTTATTATTAAACGCCGCTAGCATTCCACATTTTTTACATACTTGTGTCACAAATAAATCAGAAACATATAATAATCTTTCTTTATTAAATTGACTTGCCCCGTGTGCTACCATTGCATCCTTTTCCATTTCTCCATATCTAAGACCACCATCGCGAGATCTACCTTCTGCAGGTTGTCTTGTTAAATTAACCATTGGACCAATACTACGACTATGTTGCTTATCATTAACCATATGTTTTAATCTTTGATAAAATGCGGGACCAATAAATATATTACTTCTAATTTGTTCTCCACTTTGTCCATCATATAATAATTCATTGCCTTTTGATTCAAAACCAATCTTCTGTAGTTCAGTGCAAATATCTTTGATATTAAACTCGCCAAAACTGGTTCCATCGCCAAATAATCCTAATTCAAGAAGCACTTTTCCTAAAAGGGTTTCTTTTAGTTGTCCAATAGTCATACGACTTGGAATTGCATGAGGATTGATAATAATATCAGGACGTGTTCCGTCTTGCGTAAATGGCATATTTGCTTCTGGAATTATATTTCCAATTGTACCTTTTTGTCCGTGTCTTGATGAAAACTTATCGCCAATTACTGGCTGCCGCAAAGTTCTTAATCTTACTTTTGCAAAATTATAGCCTTCTCCGTTTCTTTCAATATAATTCTTATCAATATATGTTTCTTCATTTGTTCTATAGATTCTACTTTGATCTTCATATTTAATAACTTTTGTATGATTATTTCTATTTTCTTTAATTGGTAATATCTTAGATATAATTATATCTCTATCATCTACTTTAGTATTTTCTGGTATTACGCCATTTTCATTTACCTTGTCATAATTACCAAATTTCATAGATTTTGTTTTTGTAGCATCCGGTTTACATCTAATTTCTTGGTCGCCGTGAACTTTTTTATCTTCATCTTTTTCTGTATGATAAATTGTGGCTTGAAATAATCCTCTTTCAATTGCCCCTTTATTAAATAAAATACTATCTTCTTGATTATAACCAGTATAAGTCATAATTGCAACAATTACTTGTGCGCCAGATGGGATCTTGTTTAAATTAATAAGATTCATAATACGTGTATCAACTAAGGGTCTCATCCCATAACTATGAACATATGCAGTTTTATCCATTCTATTATTAAAATTGGTCACATATACCCCCATTGCTTGCTTACCCATTGCACACTGATAAGTTAATCTTGGGGCTTGATTATGTTCCGAAAATGGAATACAAGAGGCTAAAATACCAAATAACGTGCTTGGATGTATTTCAACGTGCGTATAATTATAAATATAATTATTATCTTGTCTATTTAAATCTTTATATTTCATTGCAATAAGACTACTATTTTGTTCTCTTGGATCAATATATTCTATTACTGAGTTTTCTATTTTATAATCAGTTAATAAATCATTCCAATCTAATTCTTTATTTTTTAATTTTGTAATAATATCACGTGTTAAATAAGTTTTGTTATCTTTTACTTTTAACACTGGACGAACTAATCGACCTGCATCATTACAAATCAATATTTCTTTTGTTTTGTAGTTAAATACTATACTTGTATAGATATTAATTATTCCTTTATATTTCTTCATTTTTAATAAATTATATAATTTAATTGGTTCTTTTGTAATACCAAGCCAAGCTCCATTCACAAATACTTTTACTTCATTCATCATATTTTCTGAAAATCCATCAATATTACTTATTACATATTCTCTCACTGGTTCACTATCAGTTTCAATTGTTACAGTGGCTAGATAACTTAAGTTTTTAACAACACCAATAGAACCACCCTCAGGCGTTTCTGCTGGGCATAAATATCCCCACGTCGAATTATGTAATTTACGAGGTGGAATAAGTTTACAGCTTTTATCAATTGGGGTATTTACTCGTCGTAAATGGCTTAAACTAGCAATATAGGTTAATCGATTTAATACTTGTGCTACTCCGACCTTATTGCTGTTAAGTTGTTTAATCCCAAAATCACCTGTAGCAAGTGCTCTTTTAAATCCATTTTCGATTGTTGTTGATTTTATAATTTTATAAATATTAGTTAATGTAATAATGCTTTCATAGTCTTCTCTTGACTTCCATGAACCATTATTAATTTCTTTAATAATTTGTTTTTGCATGTCTTTAACCAATTTATTAAAATAATTCCTAAATAAATTATTTAGTAATGTTCCAGTTAAATCAATCCTCTTATTAATATACGAATCACGATCATCACACGGAATTTCTTTATTATAACATTTTAGTAACTTAAGAATCATATATCCTAAAAAGTAGATTTTTTGTTCTTTTGTATGGCAATGTGGAAATATGTCATTATTAATAACTTCAATCGCAAATTGTCGTTTTTTTAATTGTCCAGTTTCTTTATCCATATTTAATGGAGTAAAAATTACTTGTGTTGTTAAGTATTTTAATGCATCTTCTTGAGTTAAATACACATTTCCTTCAACAATTGATGCTTTTAATTGTTCCAAATATTTTTTATTAGCAGTATTATCAATATCTAATACAATTTTTTTACAAATCTCTTTGTCTGTAATAATTCCTAATGATTTAAATAATACAACAATAGGAATGGGTTGTTTAACTCGCGGAATTTGTATATATATGCCATAACCATAACCACTATTTTTTTGACTAATCATAACTGAGATTTGCTTTGGCGAAATGGACTTCCAATCTGGCACTGATTTAATTTCGGCAATGTGACTCCATTTGCTATTATTTTTAAGAATATCAAAACAATATATGATATTTTCAGCTGCTCTTTCTTGGCCTAAACAAGTTTTTTCAGAACCATTAATAATAAAATACCCTCCTGGATCCATTTTACATTCACCAGTTATTTCAGACGGAATATGTTTATAATGAGTTAATACACATACATTTGATTTTAACATAATTGGAATTTTTCCAATATGAATATTAGGCAAAGATTTATAAAATGTATTCACATTATTTAAGTTTTCACCGCTCCTAATTATATACTTAATGTTTAATGTAACAGTCATATTTGAAGCATATGTAAAATTTCTTAATCTTGCTTCTTGTGGAAACATCAGCTTTGTTGAACCATTGTTTTCGTGAATCTGTGGACGATTAATTCCAAAATTTTCAATTGTAATTACAATTTGTAACTTATATTTATTACTTTCTTTGTCATAATCATGATCTGAATTAATAAGAATAGGATTAAACATATTAATTGTATTTGCAATTTGTCTCTCTATAAAATCATTATATGACTCTAATTGATGTCTAACTAATTGACGTAAATGTTCTTTTGAGAAATAAGCATTGATTATAGACCATGGAAAATCATTATCTAATTCAGTCATTATGCCTAACAAACTTAGTTAAATTATATTTCAATTTATATTTAAATTGAAATAAAAAATTAAATTATAAAATAAATAATAAAATAAATAATAAAATAAATAATAAAATAAATAATAAAATAAATAATAAAATAAATAATAAAATAAATAATAAATTATTTTATTTTTTTATTTAACATCTGATTCTTCAACCTCTGATCTTTCAACGTCTGATTCTTCAAGCTCATTATCACTATCAACTGCCTCTGGTTCTTCCACTGCCTCTGTTTCTTCCACTGCCTCAGGTTCTTCCACTGCCTCAGGTTCTGCTTCTGCTTCTTCCACTGCCTCAGGTTCTGCTTCTGCTTCTTCCACTGCCTCAGGTTCTGCTTCAGGCGCTGCATCCTCTTCACCTTCTCCTTCACCTTCTAGATTAGCTAGATCGGCTTCAAGGTCTGCAAGTTCAGCTTCTAGAGCATCTATATCATCTGCTTCTTCCATATCATCAATATCATCAATCTCAAGCGGATCTGCAATAATTTCACCAACAGATAGTTTTTCTAACTTACTTGATTTAACAATTTCTCCAATTACAGATATTTTTAAATCATTTAATTCAAATCTAGAACCAATTATTCTAACAACTATTTTTTGTTCAGGTTTAATATTTGAAAATAATTTATTTAAATAATTATGGTCTCGAGCTATAAAAATAATTAACGGATTATGTTCGTCATCAATCTCCGCTCGTATTCCTGCTTTTGTAATATTTTTAGCAACACAACTAATAAATTGACCCTCATTTGGATTACATACTAAACATTCAAATACTACTTGAAACTTAATATTTTGATTTTCTTGAATACCATTTGAATATGATAAAATTATAATACTATTTGGTTTAATATAGCCTTCAACAATACATTTATCTGAAATTTCTTTTTCTATAACTTGTTCCATGTATTTAGTTAAATCTTCTGTTTTATTTATAATAGTTGTAATACTTCTCATTGGTATACTAATTTTTTTTGTAATGATTGTTTTATTATATAAATTACTTTTACGATAAGATTTTGACATCTGTGTATATATTAATACAATATATAATAGTGTATATTTAATTCAATTTTTAATAATTATTTTTCCATAAATAAGAAATCTTCAACCGGAGTTAAAAACCATAATTTTCCATTTGTTTTATTTTTATTATTTAATCTTAATAATAACTCTTCAATTATACATATTTCTTCTTTTTTATATTTTTTTTCATTTATTAACTCTAAATCAGCTGTAGCTACATCTAAATTGCTTAGTAATGCATTTAAATTTTCTATTATTTTTTTATTTCTTTGAATACACGTAGCACCGCCATCGCCTGGTCGTCCTTTAAATTTATAAAACAACCGTTCAGATTCTTTATTTTTATTAATTAATCCCATAAATCCATATGGAATATTTGCATTCGCTTTAATATATGATTTTTTGTCTTCAATTACTTGTTGCAAATCATACTTATCTTCTCCTAATGCTTTTTTCCAAAAATAACCAGCTTTATCTTTATTTTTATATTTTATTACAATTTCATATGAAACTTTCTTAATTGTTTTATTAAAATTGGGTAATAACAAACCAGTTATAGTGTTATAATATAACTCATTATTTTTAAAATAATTTAATATATTTTTTTCAAAGAATGTAAGAGTTTGTTCTTCTTTATTATATAAATAATTTAATACTTCAATTAAATCATAATATAACAATTCTTCTAATATATGACTTATTAGTAAATCATATAAATCATTTTCTATAGAATCTTTATTTTTTAAAAATATATTTTTAAAATCAGAAATTATTAGACCTGCTAATACATACCAATCTTTTGCTTTTTTATCTATAATTTTATTAGTTACATTATTTTTAACCAAATTATAGTGTTCTTCTAATTTATTAACTATACTAAGCCCTTTATTTTCCATTCTATTTGTTTCTTGTTTATCAATATTGTATGATGTTGGTTTTATTCTTGGAATAGAGAATGGGCTCTTTGGACTCTTTGGACTCTTTGGACTCTTTGGACTCTTTGGGCTCTTTGGACTATTCGTTTTACTTGAATTATTTAATCCAAACACTTGTATTTTATTATTTTTATAAGGTATTGGAACACTTCTTTCATATAATGAAATATTAACTTCGCTCAATTCAATTGGTTGAAAAAAATAGTATGTTCCTAGATTAATTAATCTACCTTGTCTATTATATTTATCAGTAATAATTTCATTGTTGTGTTCCATTAATTGTTCTAATGCTTTAAATATTTGCAACTCTGGAAACTTTTTTTTATAATTAATTTGAGTTAAAAGCTCATTTATTTCATAATAATATTTATCTTTAAACAATTCTTTTATTCTATGAATTATTTTTTCATTATTATTAAAAAAGTCATCAGAATAACTCAAATTATTTGTTTCTTTTATTTCGTCTTCTGGATAACATTTGTATAAGCAGGAATCTAAAAAGTCGCAATTTGTCGTAAATGGTTTATCGCCTACATTAAAATTAATTGAGGCTCCATTTGATAATGTTTGTTGAATTGTCAAGTTCATTTTTTCGGCACTAAAATTTTGTTGTGAGCTATTTAATAAACAATCTACTGAAATTTCTTTTAATATTCTAGTAACTTGCCCAATTTTAATTGCTTTATCTTCAGCATTTCTGTATAAATATAAGTCATAAGCTTCTTTATCAGTATCTGCTATTATCGTTCCATATAAATAGATTTGAACATTTCTATTACTTAATTGTAAATCTTTATGACTGCAATTTCTAACAGCACGACCAATAATTTGTTCTATTGTACTTAAATTCCACCACGGTTCTAAAATATGTACTTGTCTAATGAATTTTAAATCAATACCTTCGGCTCCCGCTTCGGATATAATAATTACTTTTATTTTATTACCATTTATATTTTCTTTAACTGTTGCTGCTATTACGGATTGCGCATTATCAGGCGATAAGCTTATGTTTCCAGTAATCACAGTATATTTTGCTGGAATACTGGTTTTAGTTCTAATATTTTCATATGTTTTTAAATCTAATGGTTCAATTGGCGAGGTTTCAAATAAGGAGGGTTCAGTGCCATATCTAGTAAATCCCATTTCTTCAAGTGCTAAGGCCATTGGAATAACCCCACCAGCAATATATTTTGAGTATATTAATATAACTCCAGTTGATTTTTTTATATTATCACAAATTGCTTTTATTTTAGCGCTATATGTTCTAAGTTTATCTTGAGAGAAAATCCGTCCATATTCAGTTAAAATATTGTTTTTATATCTAAACTTATTTAAATTTTTTTTATCAAAATCCATAACACTTTCTAACCCAGATATGCCAGCGATTATATTACTGGTATTCATTTGAATTACTCCATTTTGCATAACATATTTATTAGGATATACTATATTTAATGGATATAATAACTGTAGGTTTAATCCTAAGCTTTGTGTTGAGTTTTTACTTATTTTTCTCTCTTCATCGGTTATCTCATTTAATAGTTCTTCTTCCAGTTCGATATCTTGATCTTCCATTTCATTGTCTATTTCATTATCCAATTTGTTTATTCCTTTATTTGTTTGCTTATTAGTTTGCTTATTTATTTGCTTATTAGTTTGTTTAGTTAAAATATTATTAAGAGTTATTGTGTATACATCGCTTTGATATTTTTCAGCAGGAACAATATAAAGAGACAAATACTTTATGTTGCTTATCGATTGATTATTATAATCGATTGATGGATAAATAAATTGCCCATCATATAAGGTGCTTGATTGCCATATAGTTTTTTTATTAGAATCATAATTTGTTTTATCTGGAGCAAAATCATATGGCCAAATTTTAAAAGGAAATGTATATGGATTATCGCCTCTAACAAATGATATATATCCGGTAGCTTTTCTTCTTAAAAGTTCTTTACCGCCCTCTACAAAATTACCTTCTTTATCGAATACATCACTTTTGCTTATTTTGTCTCTATTATCATTTTTGTTCATAATATTCAAAATCCAAATTATTTCTTCTTGATTATTATATAGTGGTGTAGCTGATAAAAATAATAACCGTAGTTCGCGCACATTATTAAATAATAATTGAAAATTACGAAGTATTTTGGTATTTTCTTTTATTACTTTGGTTGCTTTGATTGCTTTGGTTTTGATCATATCAGACAACTTAGAATTATCTTTAGTATTTTTAATATTATGAAACTCATCAATAATTATTAATGTATTTTTATACTCTTTTTCTAATTTTTTTTGTATCATAACCTCTTTATTTTTAGTATCAGAAGACATAATTGTTATTTTTTCTATGTCATTTGCAAATTTCAAATATCCAAAAAAAGAATAATATTTATCAATTAAAATATTTATTTGTTTAATAATTTTTTCTTTTGATAATCCCTGTATATTTAGTGGATTTATTTCTTTTAATAATTTATTACCAATACAGTTTTTTATATTCCAATTATTGTGAACTTGCTCTAATTTTCTCTCATCAAATAATTGAAGACGGAAGTTTTCTAAAACATTTGGATTTGCCACAATTATAATTTTTTTATTAATACCTAGATGTTTTATGTAATCTCTCATTTCTTCAGCAACTCCAATTGCCGAACAAGTTTTACCACTTCCTAGTCCATGATATAATAATAAACTGTTATATGGCGTATTATATGATAAAAAGTTTTTTACAAATTGTTGATGTGGTGCTATTTCAAAATCGGCAGAACATAATCTATTTGATTCTTCGTTTATATCTGCTAAGGTTCCATCATACTGTGTAATACTAAACTCTTGCTTTTCAGCAATTTTTCTATTAAATGATCTATCATTCAAGTTTGGATATAATTGTTTATAATTATCACTATCAACCTCTGAATCCCATAATTGATATTCTTTTTCTTCTAAATTGTTACTCATATTAATATATATAAATATATATAAATTATAAATATAAATATTAATATTATTTAATATTATTTAATATTATTTAATAAATTAAATAGTTATTAATTATAGTAGCAACTCGTTTTAATATATCTATTTTTTCTTGATTATAGGGTCTTATATGTTGCATACATTCTTTATAGGTTTTCCATTCTATTTTACTAACCTCAGACTTTTGATAATTGTTTAAGTTTATAGTATCGTCCATGTAAGCAATATAATATTTATGTTTATAAGATTTATAATTGGAACCAGTAAATAGTTCTTCTACTGGTAATAAGTTATAAATAATTTTTAAAGCATCTTTTGAACAACCAGTTTCTTCTTCAAACTCTCTTATAGCACAAGACATATCTTTTTCTTGTAAATTGCGCCGTCCTTTTGGAAACCCCCATTCTGGATCAATCCAATTTGTAGAAGATTCATTTATTAGAGAAACTAAATTATATTCACAATTTTTTAATTTTATACCTAATTTTAACATATTAAATTTCTCTTTTGATATTTTATATTCGCTTTTATATTGAATACCTATATAATCGCCCCATAAAGCATGCCATAATTCGTCAAACTCTTTTTCTAATATGTTTTTTTTTTCTGATATAGTCATTTCATTTATAATATTAATTATATATCTTTTATTGTACAAATGATATTTGCCTCTAATAAAATCTACATATCCTAAAGTATCTTTTCTGCAAATCATTAAAAACTTTAATTCATTTGCTTTATTATTATATACAATAATTCCACTACTAGTTATAGGATTTTTGCATTGATGAAATAGGTGTCCATGTTTGCCACAATTATTACAAAATGTATAGTCACTCATTAATATGATATATATATCTTATATGTTATATATAAAATCTTTTTATATATATTTATTCTAATGAGTTTAAATAAAACATTTTTAAATCCAAAGGTATGGGGTCCACATTATTGGTTTGTGTTGCATACAATTGCTTTAACCTATCCAATCAAACCAAATGAAACTGTTAAAAAAAAATATTATGAGTTTATACAAAACCTACCTTTATTTATACCTATAGAAAATATGGGAAATTTTTTTAGTACTTTATTAGACACATATCCGGTAACGCCATATTTAGATTCTAGAGAAGCATTTATCAAATGGATGTATTTTATACATAATAGAGTAAATAAAAAATTAGATTATAAACAAATTACTCTATCTGAAAGTCTAGAACAATATAATAAAAATTATACTCGTTATAATGATAGAAACAAATCAAATAGTATTGTAATTAAAAAAGAATATATTTCTTTTTTACTAATTACTTCATTAATTATTTTAGCAATTTACTATTACAAAAAAAATTAATATATATATATAATAAGTTAATACAATGCATGGAACTAGAAAAGCTAAACAAATTAAACAAATTAAACAAATTAAACAAACTAAACATCTTAAACAAGCTAGAAAATCTAAACAAACTAAAAAAGGCGGGGAAGTATTAGATAGTGGTGGATATGGGTGCGTTTTTTATCCTGCATTAAAATGTAAAAATAAAAAAACTAGAACTGATGGAATTTCAAAACTGTCTTTAAAAAAATATACGATGGAAGAGTGGAATATATATAAAAAAATTAATTCTTTATTAAAGGTTATTCCAAATTATAAGAAATATTTTTTATTAGATGATTTTTCTATATGCAATCCAGATAGCTTAACACCCCAAGACAAAAACAATTTTGAGAAGTGTTATGCTTTAGACTATAATTCTGCAAATATTAATAATAATTTAGATAATTTTATGATAATAAATATGCCATATGGAGGAGAAAACTTAGATACTGTAATAACTAATAATTTAATTTCTTTTAAAGATATGAATATATTATTACGTAATCTAGTAATAAATGCTATTTTTCCAATGAATAAATTATATATATATCATTTTGACATAAAAGCTTCTAATATTTTATATAAAAATAATAATTTAACAATCATTGATTTTGGAATGTTAGATTTCAAAGATAAAAATAATAGTGTTCCAAAAAAATTATTAAGCACATCAGGCATCCAGTACAATTCTCCATTTAGTAAACTTTTATTTAATGAGTTTATTTTAACAAGGTTAAATTATTCTTTAAAAAATACTATTACTAATAAAAAAGATTTCACTATACCTACAATTTTCAAAATATTTAAAAATATTTATCATGAGTTTATTTATAATTTTTCAGAAGGACATGAAAAATATTTAGGAGACTATGTATTAAATAAAATATATAAGATTAAAAACAAAAAACCAAAACAAATTAAAACTATATTAATACAATTAATATGTAATTATTGTTCTCACGTAATCTTAAATTATTTTGATTTTGATAAAGGAGATTTTAATAAAGAAAAATATTTTGAAAGTATTTTTTCTAAAAATGTTGACATCTATGGAATATTATCTTGTTATTTACATTATATTTTAAGTCCGCATAGAAATTATTCTAATAATTTCAAATCAAATATTATAGATATTATTTATGAATATATATTTAATTCTAAATATGCAGTAACAGTTATACCAATTTTACAAATTATTGATAAATTAAATAAAATACCAATTGAATAATTAAATAATTGAATAATTCAACTATTCAATTATTAAAATAAATTTTTAATATAAAATATTAGAAATTTATATATGAAGTTAGAGATTATTATAATAGTTATTACAGGATTTTTTATTATAAATATATATAATGATGGAAAATATATGAATATGCTTAAACAATGGAAGAAATATTATCAAATGGCTTTTTATGGATTTGTTGGATTATCCCTATTATTATTTATAAAAAAATATCCATCACAAAGCAGAGATTTGTGTCTACAAGCAAATAATTTTGTTAAATTTACACCAATTGACAAAGAGAGTAAAGATTTGCTTTCTCCTATATTAAAATTTGCTTCACACAACTACAATAACTATAATTCCAATGATTATCAAGACAACTCACAAATTAAAAGAATGTTATCTAGTGGTTCTAATGCTAATTCTAATGTAAAAAGAAGCGTTGGCGAAACCAAAAAAAAATACATAGCAGCACAACAAAATTGGAAATGTGGAAAGTGTGGATGTATGTTACCAGCGTGGTTTGAAGTTGATCATAAATTACGGTTAGAGTATGGAGGTTCTAATCATATTAGTAATTTAGAAGCACTTTGCCGCAATTGTCACGGAGAGAAAACCGCACTAGAAAAATTATAATTTAATATTTTAATAGTATTTTAATAGTATTTTAATAGTATTATAATTATCTCATTATAATATAATTATATGGAGGCGCCGGATGTTACAGACCCAAGTAAATATATTAATATTTTAATTATTGCAACTAGTATTTATGTAATAATAATGTTAATCATTATTTATTATGCTCTATTTGTTCCAATAAAATCTACACCAGATAAATTAAGTGATGAATATATTAAACAACAAGAACAAATTAGTATAGAGAATTATTTTAAAGAAAAAAATGCAGAAACAAAAAGCAGTTCTCGTTTTTATAATTATCTTAAAAATTATAGTGCTAAATTTACAAATTATTTTAAAAATACTATAAATTGGTTTACCGAAAATAGTAATTTTTTTATTGTTTTATTTTCTGGATTTGGATTTAGCGCTTTAAGTTTAAGTTGGATTAATTATTATGAATCAAAAAATCTTGGAATTATAAATACTGATACTGCAAACAAAACTATAAAAGAGTTTAATAAAGAGCTTAATAATCAGCTTAAAAGAAAACAAGATGAGAAACAAACAAAGATAAGTGGTTTTGTAGCAAAAGGAAAAACAAAACAAGAAATTACAGAACTGATAAAAACAAAAAAAATAAAAGATAAAGAAATACAAAAAAATATAAATGAGTATAACAATGATGTATATAACTTTAATGATGATGATGCTAACAACAAAAACACTTCAGAAATTATAAATATTGGTTTGTATGAAAAAATAAAAATGCCATTTTTATGGGTTACAGGATTAACTATTTTAATATTATTATTATTTTTACTAACATTTACAACATTTAAGCTAGATCACGTACAAATTATAGTAAATATTCTTATATTAATTGGATTAGTATCAGTATTATATGAAAAATTTGAAGAGTTTCAAACTGAAATAGGTATTTCGCTTATATTTTTTATACTATTTACATTATTAGGTGGTTGGATTCTTGGAACAATCTTTGCAATAATTGGTTATTGTATAGGATTTTATTTAAATTTGTATATACAAGTTAACAAACCGGATAAGAGTCCTCATAAAAATATTTTTAATTTTATAAATCTAATAATAGGATTTTTACCTTGTTTATTTATTAATTTTGCAAGTTGGATTAAAGAAGAATATTTGAAGACAAATAAAAAGATTTTTATTTTAATTGGTATTGAAGCATTATTAATTGTATTTAAGTTTTTAATTCCATTTATATATAGTTTATTAAAAAAATTATTTAGTCCAAAAGAAAATATTTTATTAATTGATCCGGTTCCATTAGATAGAGTTACCAATTTAGGTTTATTTTTAACAAAAGAGGATGTAAAATTATCTAATACTTCTAAACTAGACACGTCTGAAAAGTTTTTTAATTATAATTATGCGGTTGCATTTTCATTATGGATTTTTCCGCAACCAAAATCAGTATCTGATGCATATAATAAATCAACTAATTTAATAAATATTAGTGATATTGTTAAAGTAATATATAAAAATAATATTATTGAGTTTTGGGCAGCTACAACAATACCTGGAGAAAACCCAAATCGTTTAATCAAACTATATGAGTTTAAAGAGCTTAAATACCAAAAATGGAACACTATTATAATTAACTATCATGGAGGCAGCCTAGATATCTTTATTAATAAAACATTATACTCTTCAACTCCAAATATTACGCCTTTAAAAAATAATAATAATGCTGTAGTGGGCGATATTGATGGCATAAATGGCGGAATTAAAAATGTTTCTTATTTCCAAAACTCTCTCTCTCAACAAGATATTAATTTAAAAATATAAATAAATAAATAAATAAATAAATAAATAAATAAATAAATAAATAAATAAAGAATAGATTAGAATAAATAGCATGGCAATGATTGTTAAATCAATTGATATATCAAAATTATATATTTCAGATTTAAATGTTAGAAAAACGTCAGCGAGTATTAAAGATGAATCAAATATTGAAGATTTAGCAAATGATATTAAATCAAATGGTTTAATTAATCCAATAACAGTAACTTATAATGATAATAAAGATACTTATGAAATTATAGCAGGAAGTCGCCGTTATAAAGCTATGGTATTATTAAAATCTTTAACTATTCCTTGCAATATTATTAATGTTGACTTACATAAAGCAGAAGAGATAAGTTTAGTTGAAAATATTAATCGTAATCAGATGACCACATATGATAAAGTAAAAGCCTTTGCCAAATTATCTGATGTATGTGAAGATAATATTGATAGTATATGTAAAAAAGTAAATATTTCTAAAGCAACTATTCAAAAATATTTGAAAATTAAGGATCTACCTGAAGAATTATTGAAATTATTAGATACAAAAAATAATGAACATAAAAAAATATCAGTGGATTTAGCACTACAATTAGTAAATTATAAAAAACAAAATCATAAATTAGATGTTATTGAATTATTTAATTTAATTGAAGATACCACAAATAGCGAAAAAATAGAAACATTAGAAAAATATATAAAGTACTATAATGAAAACTCCGAGGCGGCTCAAACCAACTCCGAGGCGGCTCAAACCAACTCCGAGGCGGCTCAAACCAACTCCGAATATGAAAATGAAAGTGAAAATGAATATGTATGTGAAGAAGAATATAAAGAAGAATATAAAGAAGAATATAAAGAAGAATATAAAGAAGAGAAAGAGAAAGAGAAAACAGATATTAATAATATTAAAGAGCAAGTTAAAGCGCAAAATACTAATTCAAAGAATTGGAGCAATCAAAATAAAAAATATAAATTTCTTGATCCATATGTAATTGATAAAAAAAATAATGAAATTATAATAATACCAGCTTCAATGTATGAAGAAATAGTAGAATTGATTAAATTAAAAACGGGTGGTAATCCTTGTACTTTAAAACTGTAACCATAACTATAATTTTTTAATACTATAATTAAAAATTGTAATTAAAAATTATAATTTTTAATTATCTAATTATATTATATTATGGATTTATTTGAAATAATTTTAACAGTAGTGATAGGTTATTTTATTATATACTTTTTATGGTGGTTTTATATGAGACAATTTGTGTTATTAAGCGATTGTAGGTCTGGAACATTACCTTTAACAATTACTCCTGACAAATTAAAAGGAAACTTACATACAAATAGTTATGCTTATTCAATATGGTTTTTTGTAACGGATTGGTCTCATAGATTAACAGAGCAAAAAATAGTATTAATGAGACGAAGTGCAAATGGTACAGTAAATCCAAAGATATATTTTGATCCATATGAAAATAATATTAATGTTGCTATAAATACTTATAATTTACAAGCAGCCCCCTCAAACACAACAGGAGCAGGAGCAACCGGCGCAGGAGCAACCGGAACAGGAGCAACAGGTACAGGAGCAACCGGTCCAGTTATAGAAGGTCTTACGATGGACAGCAATTTTCAAAGTGATTACGGAACAACACCATCATATACATCAGCAGCAATAGAAGATGCTATGAAAGTAAGAGCAGATTCCGTTTATGCTTATTTAGATAATTTGGATGATTATAATAATCGTAATTTTGATAGCTCAAATACATATCAAGGAATAACTGGAGCAACCGGATCAACTGGACAAAATACTTCCTCCAACTCTGCTTATGCTTGTAAAATAAATAATTTTCCATTACAACGTTGGGTTAGTTTAGTTGTATCTTTAAATAATAGAACTTTAGATTTATATTTAAATGGAAAATTAGTAAGAACATGTATATTACCAGCAACTGCTATTATAGACTCAACTGCTTCAGTTATTCTTACACCAGATGGTGGATTTAAAGGCTGGACTTCAAACACACAATATTTTTCAAAAGCACTTAATCCACACGAAGTTTTTAATATATATTCAACTGGTCCAAAATGTGGCGGTAGATTAAGTTTATTTGATAGATATAAATTAAAATTAACTTATTTAGTAAATAATGAAGAGTCTGGTTCTATAACTATTTAATAATATTTTAATATATACATATTTTAATATGAGTTTTCAAGACTTTAATAATAAAAATATATTCAGTAATTTAGCATTTTTAGAAACTAATACTATTGTAGCAAAACTTGCTTTTATAATTTTAATAATATTTATTTTTATTATTTTATTAAAGATAGGAACTGAGATACTTGGTTATTTTTTTACACCAGATGATGATCCTATATTAATTAAGGGAATACAAGACGGCAAGACTTTTACAAGAATACCTGTAGACCCTAGAGAGAGTAAATCAATTCCAATAATAAGATCTAAAAATAAAAATGAAGGTTTAGTGTTTACTTGGTCAACGTGGATATTCTTAAAAGAACCAGATATACTAAAAATAGGAACCTCACCAGGGCAATCATTATCAACTCAAAAACAATTTAGACATATTTTTAATAAAGGAAATGATAGTTGTGCAGTAAATGGCATAGTTCAACCTAATAATGCTCCTGGATTATATGTATCAACTGATTATAGAGAGTTATTAATAGTAATGAGCACTTTTGAAAGTCCTAGCGAAATAGTTACTATTAGCAATATTCCAATTCAACATTGGATTAATATTATTATTAGAGTAAACCAATATAAATTAGATGTGTTTATTAATGGAACATTAACTAAAAGTTCAGTATTAAAAGGATTACCAAATCAAAATTATGAACCAGTTTATGTAGCTTTAAATGGCGGTTTTGATGGATTTATTTCAAAATTACAATATTTTGCTTATTCTATTGGAGCTAATCAAATACAAGAAATAGTAAATGCAGGTCCAATGTTAGGCGGAATTGGCGGAAATCTTGGTAATACAAATGCCGATTATTTATCCTTTAGATGGTTTTATCCATCTCAATCCGCCGAATCTTAAATTATTTATAGCTATTTATAGCTATTTATAGCTATTTATAGCTATTTATAGCTATTTATTAATTTTATCCAATACTCCAATTTTATTCTCTCCATATTAAACTCATTATTTTCAAACTTGGTTTTAAATTGAATTATTGTATTTTGTAATAATTCAATAGTAATATTTTGCCAATCGTCAACTATTAAGACAGGCAAACCATCATATAAACTATCAATTGGTGAGGTTTTAACAATTGGAATACAGCCTAAACATAAGGCTTCCCAATTTCGGTGACAATCTAGTCCGCCTCCGTGTGGACAAATAACAAACGCAAAATTAATTTGTTTATTCCAAGTAGTGAGACGAGTAACCTTTTTTTCCTCATAATATATTAATCTTTTATTCAGTTTTTTAAATGCATCTTTACGATCATAACCTAATTTAGTATTCATTGAAAAATGAAAATTAGCATAACAATGAATATTACGATTCCAAAAAGGAACTGATTTTTCTATAAAATAAATTAATTGTTTCTCTTGCTGTTGGCAGCTGGATAAAGGTCCCCAGATTGGATTTACTGTTAGTGTATGATAATCTAATCCAATCGGCAGCTTTGTTATTTTACTATGTTGAATAGTCATATTTTGACAAAACCAATGTATTAATCGAGTATCATTTAATAATTTATTAAAATCGGTGTGACTTAGTATTTCTTGTGGAATAGTTTCATCACAATCGCCACTTACTAAAATAAAAGAAAAATTAATTAATGGCAGCATTTTATTAATAAAAGTTACTATACTGCTTGAACATATATATATAGAGGGATTCTTGATATTTTTCATATTGTTTATGGTTTCAATAATAGGATAATTAACTAGATGTATAATACTCGATACAGGATAATATGAGTAATAATCACACGATTTTAAGATTCCTCTGCTTGATACATAAATATTATTATTTTCTGTCATATTAATATTTATATTTATATTTATATTAGTATTAATATTTATATTTATATTAGTATTAATTTTAGATATGTGTTTAAAATAATAAAATAATAAAATAATAAAATAATAAAATAATAAAATAATAAAATAATATAGTAATGTCTGTTTATAATCTTATATCATCAAATCAATATGTTTTACAAGGTGAAACATTTACTTTGACAGCAACATTTGCTAGTTCTGTTTATGCGAGAATTAAAGATAATTATGATAATACTATAATTCTAACTATTAACCCAAACGGTGTAACCACCTCTGCTTCAGTGCAAATATCTATTACATCTTCCCGCCCTAATGGATCATACAGTTTTACACTAGAAACCTCGCCAGAAGATAATGGTATTTTTGTGTTAAGATCAACTACAATTATTACGATTTGGAATAACACTCTTATAACATCAAGAACACAGCTTGCAGACACTGAATCATTTACGTTGAGCGCTACGTTCAATCCTTTATTTGATGCGCGAATTATAGGAACAAATACAGGTAATTTTTATAGCATTATAAATCTAACTGATAATTCAGAAGAATATATAACGATTAATTCGCTAGGTAACATAAGTATTTTAGTGCCAGTTACTAGTAACAATTATCCTAATGGATCATATACTTTTACACTAGAAACAAAGCCAACTAACTCGGATGATTGGGTATCAACACAACAATCTGTAACTGTTTCTGGTTGGATTAGCTCACTTACAACCCCTTCTTCAAATATTGAAGAAGGCAACTCATTTACTTTGACAGTAACATTTAATCCTTTACTTGATGCTCGAATTATTGATGATGATAATACTATTACAAATCTAACTATTAATCCAGCCGAAAATGTAACAGTTATTTCATCCGCTGGCAAAACTGTAACTGTATTTTATCAAACTAGTAGCGCGAGTCTTCGCGTTTCTACTTATATACTACAAACAAAGCCAACGGATTCAAATATTTGGCTAAATACACAACAATCTGTAACTATTATTGTGTGGACTAACACATTTAACATATCAAGTTCTAATGTAGAACAAGGTTATGCATTCACTTTGAGCGCATCATTCAATCCATCATACAATACACGAATTATAGATAATTTAAATAATATTATAACTCTAGAAATTGATCCATTAGAACCACTCAATGGAACTGCTTATATTGAAACTAGTAGCAGCAACTATCCTAGTGGTTCATACACTTTCACTCTAGAATATAACCAACCTAACTCAAGTGATTGGGTGACAAGCGGACAGTCAGTAACTGTTTTTGTTTTTAGCGTAGCTATTACTATATTAAATAAATACAATCAACCAACTCAATATATTCAGATAAATGAAGAATTTTTTATTAATTTTACATTTTCACCAAGTGCTCCACAAAATGTGACTGCAAGAATTAGTACTGATTTTTCTGTAATTGCAAATATAAGCACACTAACTACATCTAATACTGAAATAATTTATACAGGATATAGCGAAGAGATTACAAGTGTAGGAGAATATATTTTAACTCTGGAAATAAGTTCAGATAATATTAACTGGCTAAATATAGGAGAATCCATCAGTCTTTTTCTTTTTAGTATAAGTTTCACAATATCAGATGATTCAGATGACTATACTATTAAATTGAACCAACCTATAAATCTTAGTTTGACATTAGACCCTGATTATTTTATTCCTAATTTACATTTCAGAGTAATTAATCAACTTAATAATCAATTAACATATTGGGAATCATTTAATATAACTGATCTTATAACAGAAATAACAGTGCCAACTGGAATTGGTCAATCTATTAGCACTGTTGGACCATATACTTTTAGTCTCCAAATGAGACCAGCCACAATAGAAGCTTCAACTAATGATTGGAAAGATACAGGACAAGAAGAAAGTATTTATGTTTGGAATAACTCACTTGTAGCATCTAGTACAACTATTGAGTTTGGTCAATCATTTACTTTAACTGCAACATTTCGACCATTTTATTACACAAGGGTAAAAATAACTAATAACTATAACAACATTATTCGTTATATAGATTCATATTCGCCTAGTTTAATTAATATTGCAAAGACGATTACAATATTACAAACAAGGATAGGAGAATATATTAGCGGTATTGGAACTTATACTTTAATGATGCAGTCGAGTACTGATAATAATAACTGGATTGATGAACAAATATCATTAACGGTGCTTGTATCTAGTACTATAATTATTACTATTTTTAACAACACTTCTTTTTATAATACATTTATTAGCGGTTATTTTATTGGAGACAATTTATTGTATTCTCAAACGCCCATACAATTTTCAACAGGTAGTCTAGAATTAATACTGGAAGTTCCAGTGTCTCATCCTGATGAAAAGATAAACTATAAAATTACATTATTAAATACTTTAAAATTTAATATATTTCAGATTTATGATGCGATCGATTATCTCGATTCTGTAGATAATACAACTATTAGTTCTAAACAAGGAGAAATAACACCAGAGTATGATGATTCAACTGGATATTTTATAGATATTAAAATTAATTTAGATATCATACCAATTAGTCAAATAATAACATCAACAGATCAAGCACTAACAGAAACAGTTAATAAAAGCGTATTTTCTTTAGTTGAGGAAGGATTAAGTTTGTGCCAAATAGAATTTCTTAAAAATACTAAATTAACCGAAATTTTAAATAATATTGAACGATTAAGATCTTATAGCAGATTTACTGGTTCTAGTACAATAAATAATAATAATGGTAGTTTAAATACCGCAGGCGCAAGATATACTGAAAACTTTCCTAGTGCTAAATTTGCAAATAGCGTTAGTATTAACGAATTATTACTTAATAAAAAAAATTATATGTTTTCAAATAGTTTAAATAAAAATGTTATTAGTGGACCAATATTATATACAAAAGCTTCTTCTTCTGGATTAACTAAAGCTAAACAATTTGCAAATGCAGCACGAGGACGCGCTCCATCTGGCGGAATTGGGCGACGGCTTGGCGTTCAGTATTATGATGGCAGAAATTTAGTGTCAATATCTAATATATATAATCGAAGCAATCAAACTAGTCAAAATATTAATATATGTAATTTATAAAACAAAAACAACAAAAACAACAAAAACAACAAAAACAACAAAAACAACAAAATAAAATAAAATAAAATATATATATTAATAGCATGAAAACTAAATTAACCTTTCAATTGATAAAATATATAGCAATTCTATTTTTTATTTATGTTCTATTAATATTTTTTAAGATATTGCCTAGTAATGAAACTAATACTGATATAAATAATCAAACTAATATAAATAAATTAAAAAAATTAGAAGCAGTATGTCCTTTAACAGTATTTAATCCTAATAAACTATCAGTAAATGATTTCAATAGTATAGAAAATATAGCAAATCCAGATATTTCAAATAGTAAAATACAATTAAATAATCAAACAAATAAAATCCATTATTGCTCTGTGAAAGAAGATACTAATATTAAATCCAATAAACAATGTACATTAGGAAATGTATATTTAGATATAGAAAAATGCAATTCATTAATGTAGGTTTATTTAGGTTTATTTAGGTTTATTTAAATGATATAAATAATCTGTATTTGGAGAGTTTTCATTGCGTTTAACTTGTTTATATATTACGTCTATTTTTTCTGTCAAGTTTTTAATAATATCTGTATTTACATTATTATTTATTAAAGGTGTATCTAATAAAACATTTTCAGTAATAAAACTTATAGCAGTATATAGTAAATATTTACGCATTTTGTTAAGAGTTGGTTTATATTTAATACAAAATAAAGAAAATAATGAATTGATTATTTTATTATAATTTTTATTTTGTGTAACCTGAATTATACCATCCCAAATAACCCATACTATATTCATTTGATATTTTTCTTCTACAATTGCAAACTCTCTACGTTCGCAGTCACAATTATGTTTTTTTTGTTTAGATATAAAATCAAATTTTAGTATCCATTCTACCCAGTAACAGGCACTAATACTATCTTTAACATCATATGAGATACTATACATAAACTCATTGATTGCTATAAATATTTCTTTTGGATCTTGCTTTTTAAATATATTATTAGCATATTCAATATTAGGGGCTTTTAATTTATTAGTTATATTTGTAATATCAAACTCTTCATTTGATTTAATAGTATAATCTTCAAATGCGTGATTTTTTTTAGAAAAACAAAGAATAGAAATTATTTCAGCAAAAAGTTTTCTATTTTCTTGATTATTTCTTAATTCTAAATCATTTATTATAGAACCATCGTTTGCTATATATTTAAACTTATTAAATCTATAACTTAAATATACGTGTAATTTAGGATTTGATATGTGAACATATCGACTAGAATAATATATTATTATATTCCATAATTCATTAAAATGTCCTGCACATATTAATTCTATAGACCAATAAAAAGCAGGTTCAATATCACAATTTTGAATTGCCTTTATTAATTCTGCTTTAACTTTTGATTTGGCATAACCAGAAAATGTTATATTTTTAAAATTATTGCTAGTTCTTATATCATTAATTTCATTATCATTCATATAATCTTAATATCTAAAAAATAATAAATAATAAAAATAATAATATATATTAGATAAATAAGATGTTTGAATTAGGAAAAATAAAATATGTAGAAATTATTTTATTTGTTTTAATATGTTCGCTATTATTTTTATTTATTTTAAAGAAAAATAAAGAAGGTTTTATTAATGAAAAACAAGAGATTGCAATATACACAGGGAATGATATTTTTGATGATTTTTATTCAAAAATCTATGATAAATTATTATTCGATGATACTAAATTAAAATTCGAAATTGATCATATTTTTCAAAATCAAAATGAAAATCAAAATAAAATGAAAAATTATAACGTTTTAGATATTGGATGTGGAACAGGACATCATATTAATAAATTAACTAATTTAAATATAAAGTGTATCGGCATAGATAATTCCAAAGCAATGATTGCTAAATCACAAAATAAATTTCCAAAATCAAAATTTAAATTAGCCAATGCAATGAGTAGTCTCGAGTTTCCTGAGCATACATTTTCTCATATTTTATGCCTACATTTTACTATTTATTATTTTAAAGACAAACGTCATTTTTTAGAAAATTGTTTTCATTGGTTAAAACCAAATGGCGTATTAATTTTACATCTAGTAAATATAAAAAAATTTAATATTGTTCTTCCAAATGCTAAACCCTTTATGAAATCTCATAGAAAAACAAATCAAAATATAATTATGTTTGATAAACTCAACTATCGTTCTAAATTTATAAGTGATACTAATGTAAATTTTAATACATTGAGACTAGATGAACCAAATGTCATATTTAAGGAAATATTTAAGTTTACTGATACCAATAAAGTACGTATTAATGAACATAAACTTTTTATGTCTTCGCAAAATGCGATCATAAATAGTGCTTTAGAAGTTGGATTTATGTTAAAAACATATATAGAAATAAATATAGATACATATAATTATAATTATTTATATACACTTGAAAAACCTAATTAAATATTATGTAAATATATTAGACTGATTTATATTTTTATAATATGGTAAACTATTTTTTATACACCATTGAATACATTTTTGTATATTATTTTTTTTAATAAGTTCTAGTTTATCAGATTTATTGTTATCTAATAAATGAAGTGTATATAATATATTTTCTAATTGTTGCTGTCCTAATATAGCATTAATATCTTCTAATTTATTTATATATAAATATGGAATCTTTATATTTAAAATCCTTGTAATTGTCTTTGTATTACTAAAATTAAAAAATGCAACAAGTTTATTTATTAGTTCACTTGTATCGGAGGCTTTAAACACTTTACATACTATATATTTTTCTGAATTGGCATTTCTACTTGTATTAGGTTTTATAATATAACATTTTTCATATAAAGAAGACAAAATATATAATATATCAATTGTTGCTTGAGTAAATATATCAAATATTTTTAAAATAAAGTGTCCTCCTTGTTTTTGAAGTGCGATAGCATATATTACTTGTGCAAATATTAAATTAATTGATAATATTTCTTGTTTATTAAAATTACTTGAATAATCAAATCCGCCATCTGCGGTTATAAAATCCATACTATTTTTATAACTACGATAACAATAGTAAAAATTATTAATATTTAAAATATTACCTGTATTATCTGCACCTTTTATGATATGAACATTTTTATGAATAGTTAAAAAGTCTCTACTTTTTTTCCAACCTGGTATATTTTCATTTTTATCATCAATTAACGTAATACCATTATAAATATCTTTTTCATTATTTAAATTATTTAAATTAGTATTTCTACAATGAATTAAGGCTTCAATAAATCCACCAGGACCTTCCGCTAAATGAAAACTTTGAATTGGTTCATTTGGAAATGTAACGGCTAATGTATTTATTATTTCAATTAATTTATAATATGAACGAGACAATGGCTTCAATTTACATACTGAAATCTTATATTGTGGAATAATACTATGGATATATTCATATGTATTAGTATATTTTTTATATATATCCCACTCATCATTATAATCATCAATTTGGCCTTTCATAGTATTTAAATAATTAGCTAAGGATTTACTAATAACTATATTATTTTCTTGTTCTTCTGCGTTTTCTGCCTTTATTATATTTATATCTTTTACAGTCAATATATTTAATACATTGGGTAATATAAAATAACTCATAATAAGTATGATAGTATAGTATATTTATAGTATTATATTTAGATTATATTTAGATTATATTTAGATTATATTTAGATTAATTCATACAGTATTAATTATATTTAGATTATATTATAACATTTAAATAATATTTAAATAAATAAATTATTATTATTATTATTATGAATAATTATAATTTAGCATTTTATACATATTTTTATGGAAGCAATAATAATGCTGCATTTAAAATACCAACATTACCATCATTAAAATATAAATGTTATTTTTATACAAATAACAGTGGTATGATTAAACAATTAGAAAATACCAATTGGATTGGTATTTTTCATGATTGCCCAACAAATGATGATTTAATAGAAAGTTGTATGGTTGGAAAACATATAAAAATAATGCCACACGAATATGCTGAATTAAAAAAATATGATTATCTCTGCTATTTAGATAGTAAATTAGACAATGTAAATGAACACTTTGTTGAGTATTTTATTAATAAATATTTTATATTACAAAATTATGCTTTATTATTACGACAACATTGGTTTATTAATAATTATGTAATTGATGAATATACAGAGAGCATGAAACAATATAGATATCGATTACAAGATACAAAAATTAAAAACTATATTTCAAATCAAGCAAAACGTGGGTTAAGTTTAGTTACACCTAACCACTGTGCCTGTTGTTTTTTAATAAGAAATATGAAACATGAAAAAATGATTGAAATAAATACTGAATGGTTCAATCACGTTCAAGAGTGTGGTATTCAAGACCAAATATCTTTCTTTTTTGTAAAACAATTATTTAATGATTGTATTTATCCATTTACAGAACTCCCATTTTTTTAATTTTATTATACCAAACTAAATAGTTGTATATATATTCGTTGCGCCACCACGTTGTGTATTTTCAATATTAAATATCTTACAAATTAAAATATTTGGATATATAGAGGTTCGCTTTAGCCACACATTTTCTATATGTTCTTGATCAATGTTAACATCAAAAATGTGATGACAGTTTTTTATATGACTTCCAACAAGTTCACAACGTTCTCTATTATTTTGAACTATACAATCATAATTATTTAAGTGATAATTCTTTATAAAAGTTTCAAACTCTGGAATATAAAATCGGCCAGTAATTTTAATAATAAAAGTTGATGATTTTAATAATTTTGAATGATTAAAGGCATAATTAATTGCAAATATTTCATGTCTTCCTTTTCCAAACTGTAATTCTTGTAAATACTTAGCTTGTGGTAGTTGTTTTTCGTCAAAACTAATTAACTCAAATCTAGAATTAAAAAGTTCTTTTTCTAGATTTAATTCGTTAAAATTATATCCACTATTTTCTACCAACACAATATTTAAATTAGTCTCATATAACCATTTTTTTATGGAGGTTAAATAAGTTTCTACTCTACTTGCTGGATCTATTTGATATAAATAACTGACATTATGAACATTAACCGTTGAAGTTAATATTATGGTAGTCATTAAATATAATAAAATATTAAATATTTAATATTTAATATTTAATATAATATTTATATATTATATTATTTATATAATATAATGGTATTAAATAACAAAGATTCAAAAAAAAATAACAAAAAAAACAAAAAAAACAAAATTATAAAAGGCGGAGGAAGAACGAATGATCCAGGTAAAGCTCTTGAAATACTTAAACAAGCCGGCATAGACATAGCAAATGAAATTGATTTTGCGGCTATTGTAAAAGATTTATTTAATTTACTATATGATATATTTACAGGAGGCGAAAAAACAGAAGCAGAGTTTACAAGAAGAGTTTTAGAACAACTATATAATATTACTGGAGGAAATAATTGTGCAGTATTTAATGCATTGTGCACTAACCAAGAGTTACGTATTCAAATTAAAGAAATATATACTAGATTATATACAACACTAGAAAATGGAGCAGTTTCTATTGCAACAAACGTAATATCACTAGTTCCTCTATATGGACCAGCCGCGAGTGCTGTTATAAATGTATTAAAAATAAGTAAAGATGTTAAAAAAGGCATTGTTGATAAATTTAGAAAAGCAGTAACAATTGTTAATAAGATTCAAAAAGCAGCAACAATTGTTAATGATATTCAAAAAAACACAGTTAAAGGCGGTGGAACCAGAAAAATCAGAAAACATAAATTACAAAAAAAATTAACAACAAAACAAATCAAACATATTGCCGAGACTTATTTACAATTTTTAAATCTAATTTTATATGTCAAAAAAAAATATAAAACTAACAATAAAACTAACAATAAAACTAACAATAAAACACAAAAACAAAAAAATCATTAATCAATAAGTTATAATTATTTAGTTTATTTTTTTGTTAATAATTTTAATGGTTTTTTAATCTTAATTGTTTGTTCAACTAAGGGAACTGGTGCATCATCATTCAGTGCTGATGTTTGTGTGGGCGCCTGCCCTAGTGTTTGGGCTGAGGTTTGTGCTGGTGCCTGCCCCAGTGTTTGCGCCGATGTTTGTGCTGGTGCCTGCCCCAGTGTTTGCGCCGATGTTTGTAACATCATAGATAATGGCGATTGTGGTGGGGTCTGTTTTAGCATAGATACGGAGGCTAACTCTGGAGTTGGTGTCTGCATACTCATAGAGATAGGCGCTTGTACTGGAGTAGAATCTATTACTTTACTCTTAGGCCCAGTCTTAGGCCCAGTCTTAGGCCCAGTCTTAAGGCTAGTTTTTGGCCCAGTATTCGGCCCAGTTTTTGGCGTAATAACAGGAACCTGATCAATTAGAGACGATGATTCATCCATTACTGCGGACGTTTGAGGTGTTAATGGTGGAGGCTCATTAAATTGTGATAATATTTGAACCTCTTGTTGAAACTCTTGGTCTTGTTGTTTTGAATTAGATAATGATAAATTAATATCTTTTATTTCCACATTTCTAACTTTTTTGAAAATAAAATAATTATTTAAAAATGATATTTCTTTTTCAGACTTTAACATTTGTTGTGCTTCTCCAATATTAGAAATACTTAGTTTTTTTGATTTAATATTTGCAAGCATTTCGTCATATAATACTTCAAACGAATCTACGCTTTTACTAAATCCTATTTTTTTTAATTCTTCAGGGGTTAAAGGAACAAATCCATAATTTTCTAATAGCATAGTAAAATAATCAAAATTTACTAAATATTCGCGAATATTCTTATTAATAGAAGACTGATAAATATCAATCGCATAGCCTAAAGAACTGATATCATCATTAAATGAAGTATTAGTATATTGTTTTGTAATTTCTAATAACTTATAATTTTGTTCTTCATTAAAATATGTATAAATTTCTTTCTCTTTTAAACTATTTAATAACTTAAATATTTTTTTACCATTAAAACAAGTTCCAATAAAATATCCATTTAATTTTGTACATTGTGAAAGATTAATTAAGAACTCATTTAGTGTGTCTATATTTTCAAACATATAATGTAGTGCGAATTGAATTGAACTAATATTAAATCCTTCGTTTGCAATTCCAAATGATTTAATAACTCCTTTAGGTAGTCCTTCTTTTTTTCCTATTCCAAATATAGCCTGTGCGATTACTTTATCTTGTTCTGTATTAAATGCTGAGGTATCTTTAATATTTTTATTACTATTGCCATGAACAAATAATGCGCCTGGAAGTGCTGAAAACTTTTGTTTATAGGTTAAATAACGACTACATACGCCGCTTTTTGGATTTAAAATATTATCTTTAGAATAATCAATTCCAAAAACAAAAGCTAATTTAGCAGCATTCCATTTTGGAAGATCACCACCTCGCCCTACTGCATAATCAATTAATATATCTCCTGGTTTAGAGATTGAATTAATTAATCGATTTTTAACAACTAAATTGTGGAAGTCGCGTAGTCCTTTTGCTTTCTTTTCTCCTTTTTCTTCTGGCGACTCATTATAATAAATGTCTTCATCATATATATCTGGAATATTGTTTCCAGTGGTTATCATATCAAGAGTAATAGGATTATGAATACTAAACCAATTATTTTGAGCGGTATGATAAGCGTTGCCATAACTTTTATAACCCGCTCTATATTCTGCCGATTTATCATATCTAATTCTTAGTGGAATCCATTTCCAACCTTTAGATTGTGTCATATCATATCTACATTCAACAATGGTATTATCTTCAATCACTTCATTTTCTTCAGTAAACATTTGTTTTTCATTCATTGCATCTAATTTTAATTCTATATTTGTTAGGCCAGCCTCTGGATCATATGGATTAGATGGAATAAATTGAACAGGTTTAAAAGAATCACTTTTATCTGTGTTTGATAATAGTGGGATATTATCATCGATTATATATTGATAAGGATTTGCATATCCGTGTTTTCTAATATCATACCCCACTCGCAATATAAGAGTTTTATATTGAATTATTTGATCTAACTTTTGAACATCTGTTCCGGTGTCATATTTATTACCTATAAAATCTGTTTTATTCGCGGTTTTTTTTGTTGTAACTAAAAAGTCAATTGTATTAAACTCTGCTGGCTTCCATTTAAATGACATATCCCAAGTATGTTTATATGACTTTATAACTTTATCATTTTCTGTTAATCCTACTCCGTAATTTAATGGTGTAAAAATTAAACCATCTGTATTATATTCATAGTTATTTGCCTCAATATTTTTTTGTATAGCTTCACACGCTTTAAAAATAGACATTTGTTCTGTTACATCATAAAATGTTTTAATTTCAATTCTAAGTGGTGAGGGTTGCGCAGTGTTGATCATCGTCGGATTTAAAATTTTAAGTGTATTGTCTAAAAGTTCCCATCTATACTTAACCTCTTTGGATTTAGTTTTTTTACCTTTGAACTCTAACCCACGCACATCAATTGTGCTCAAAAAATATATATCAAAAGCCGCATATATATTACTAAAAGAACCATTTTTATTATGTTTGATGTGTTCTCCATCTAATAATGTGTTAAATATTTCTTCATTTTTACTAATAGCACCAGTAAACTCTACTACGCCCTGCGTATTTATTAAATATATTTTTCCAATTTTATTAATATATAATAATTTTCTCTCTCCATCTGCTTTATCTGTTACACAGTAATTTTTTCTAATATTAATTGCATTAGAATTTGTATTTTCTTGTGTAATATTAGAAATTTGTAAAGTAACTGAAGAAGGTCCAATAAAATTATTTGGAGAGATTTCATTCCCAGCAACTCCAATCAATTCAAGATATTTTTTACCAACGTCTTTTAATTCATTATAAGAGACTGGATAATTAGTATTTTGCAATCCACATAAAATATATTTACTAATTTTGAAAATCATACTATTTAATTGCTCTAGTTGTTCTACGGTATTACTAACTTCAACTTCAATTTCGTATTTTTGTGTATTTTTAAAGATGTTACTATCTCTAATATTAGTATTATAAGCATCCCTAACAATACTCAAATCGATCTTAACCGGATAGTCCGGATGAATTAATGTATATCTAGTAATCAATCTGAAATTTTTTTTACTAGTTGTCCAATTTGGCTTTAAAGAGTCAATTAATTCATCTTTTACTTTTAAACTCGTTTCTTTTGAATAAGATATTCTAAAATTAAAATCATCATAATTAACAAGTGCTGGCTGATCATTTATCAAATATTGTATTTTTTTCATATAACTATAACCATTTTCAATTGCGTCGTCATCTGGTAGTTGATTCGTATTACAAAACTTTTGTATATTAATTACATTGTTAATTTTGATTCTAATATTATCAATAGAAATATTTAAATATGTAACTCCATTATTTTCAAAATTAAAACCTTTTGATAATAAATACTTTATAGTAGAATCAAATCTATTTTTTGTAATTTTTTCAATGTTTCTATTGCCAAATCTAATTTCTAACTCTGCACTTGTATCAACTCCTAAGTTATTCTTTGTCTCTAAAAATGTTTTTAACAATACTTCGGTAGTTATATTTGTTTCTTTTTGCGTTTTTAATGCTTTTGTTCCTTTTAATGCTTTTGTTCTAGAAAAACTCATTTATATATATATTTTATATATATTTATAAATCAATTTTAATTATAATATTTAATTAATTAGTAATTTAGTTATAATTTACTTATAATTTAGTTATAATTTGTTGATAAATATCTGATTTAATAATTTTAGCAGTATTAATATTTAAGTTTAATTTTTTGGCCATTAATATTAATTCATCTTTAGTATAATTTGTGATGCTTTTAATTGGTTTTTTAAAATTTTCTACTTGATAATAATTTTCTTTATAAAATAAAGCAGGTTCATCAATTATTGTAATAACATTATTCACATTTTTTATTATATATTGTTTAGCATCTCCACAACAATTAAACTCATAATATTTATAGTCCCAAATATAAAATATATTTAAATTAAATAATAATGCTAACGCAAAAAATGCGGTGAGATTAATAGTTTTTTCGTTTAACAATTGATTTTCTACTTCACTTAATGATAATTTATATATTTTTAATTTAGATTTAATTTTTCTTAAATCTTCAATACATTTAATTTTAAACTCTTTTTCTACTACAAAACAATTAGCTTTTTCATATAATTCACTATCATCAATATCTTTCACAATTTTATAAATAGTCCAAAAAAATATGTCACTTATTTTATTTTTATTATAATTTTTATTATTGCTATTATTGCTATTATTGCTTATTTTAGCTTGTGCATTAGCTTGTACATTAGCTTGTACATTAGTTTCTAGTTTATTATTTTTTAAATTATTTGACATATGATTTATTATATTTTCACGAGTCAACATATATGTTTCATTTAATATACTCATTGTTCTTTCTTTATAAATTGTAAGTTAGTATTTAAATATTTTTAGTTATTTAGTTATAAATAACTAAAAATAATTATTTTCTTTCCTGTTTATATAAAAGATGGAAGGCGCAATGGTTATGGTTTTACACGCGGTAATTATAGGTATAGTATTGTATTTAATTATGCTTTATGTTTTCGGTCAAAAACCACTTAAAGCTGAAACTAGAAGTGCTTTATTGGCGGCTTTAGCATTAGTATATATGCTTTTATTTGGACATAAACTACCAACTTCGTTAAATAGAAATCTCTTTTAATTTATTTTAATTTATCAAATCGATTGCATATAATATAATTTTTTCTTGATTTGTTAATCTTTGAAATACTAATGACTCATCAAGTTTAATTTGAAAAAAAACATTATTTTTATTTTTCATAATTAATGAAATTGAATCATTTATTTTAATTTCGCATAAAATACCACCATTTGTAAGTTTTATATCATCTGGATTTTTAATATTAATCCAACGAATATATCTGCCTTCTATTAATTGTGGATATTCATCTATATATTGGTAGTCTTTTAATTTTTTTAATAATTCATTAGTGTTTTTTTTTGATAAGTTTAATTCATTTATAATTAATTCTTTTTCTTTATTTATAGTGTCAAATGTTAAAGTAGATATATTTTTATTATTGTTGTTATTTAATGATTTTTCAAGCAATGGTATAATAATATTATTATTATTATTATTAAGCATAACTATAGTTTATTATAATAAAATATATTAATATTGTATTAATATATAAATTATTTAGTGAATATTTTTATTTTCATTTTAACAATATTTTCAAGTATTTGTATAATATAATATATTGTAATATATTATAATATGTCAAGTAGTCTAAGTAGTTCAAGTAGTTCAAGTAGTTCAAGTAGTTCACCAATGGCAACTGTACAAATTAGCCGCGGAAATACACTTGGTAAACTTCCACGACCCTCACCCTTAGTGCGTGGAAAGGCAATGACGCCAGCGGAGGCACTACTGGCTGCAACTATGGCTGCAAACTTAGCAACTGAAACTGCAAATAACGCACAAGAAGCAGCACAAGAATCAGCACAAGCTGCGCTAGCGGCGGCAGAAGCAGTGAGAGCAGCACAAGCAGCGCAAGCAACTGCATCATCAAGTACAAGAAATTATGCAGTAGTGCCTGAAATACCAGTAAGATTATTAAGATCAAGACGAGGGTTTTTAAGAATACCAAAATTTAGAATGAGTGGTAAACCTCGTAAGCAATCAAAACAAAAAGCTCGTCAAACTAATAAACGTAATAGTGGTTTTCCAATGGTAGATCTACAAATACCTAGTAGGTCATCTTCGCCAGAAGCTACGCATAGTTCGCGTCGCCAACGTATATCGTACGCTCTACCAGTTCCATTAATAGGCGCGGTCCCGATGGATACAAGGGTACAAGGAGGTAGACTAACTGATCGCAAAAAAACAAAAAAACAAAAAAAATATAGATGCAAATAATAATTATATCTATATAATATAATAAAATGACAGTTGAATTAATTAATCAGTTTATGATATTGTTAATTATGTATTATTTACTTTTAGTAAGCACAAATATTAATTCGTTACTTAATTGCTCTATTCGTCGTTTTTTAGAAAATAATATGTATATAAAACATATTATTTTATTTGTAGGTATTTATTTATGGAGTTTTATATTAAAAACATATTCGCCAGTAGAAACTATTCCAACTAATAAAGAAGGGTTTACAAGTAATTACGATTTTAAACAATATAGTTATTTAGTTCAATCGTTTTTTTATACTTTAATTATTTATTTAGCATTTCTTATGACATCTAAAATGGAAGTTATTTCATTTCTAGTGTTTATTACTTTATTAATTGTAGCTTTTATAATTAATTTATTATATAAAGTTAATCTAAACAAATTAGGATTACAAAAAATAAAAGATGGTAATTTCTTTATTACACAACAATCTGTTATTAATACTATAAAAGAAACAAAAGAAACAAAAGAAACTATTAAGGTAAATAATTCTGAAGTAAATAATGTTGTTTTATTATATAATATACTTTCTACTATATATACTTCCTTACCTTTTTTAATCGCTTATGGAGTATATAATTATTGGAAGAAACAGAAAAAAGATCATCGTAAAACGTTTAATACATTAACTTTTTTTATTGGAGTTGAAAATTGTAGATCGTAATAAAATAAATTGAAATATTATTATATTATTGTAATAATATAATAATAAAATACTATAGTAGTATTATTAACGAATGAAAAGGATAAAGTCAGCACCAGCAAATATTGCTGAAATGGTGAATCGAAAAAAACTTAATAGTGAAAAACCTACAAATAAATTAATAATAATTAATACACAACAAGATAAACCACGCGTCAATATTATTACACCTATAAAAAATAAAATAGTATATTCAAAAACTCAAAAAAATATAGAAAAAATTATAAATAGTGCTATGTTAGATTATTTAGATAATAGTAAACAACAATTTAATACAAATGATGAAGAAGTTGTTATAATTAGCATTCTATATTATTATATATGCGAAAAAGTGTTTACTAAAAAAAATCTAACTGAGTTTATCCTATTTCTACTGCAAACTTTTATAAAATATTTATTTACTCATCAGTTACACGAAATAATTGTTTCTGGAAATAATAATTTGAATTTTCATAATATTGCTCTTTTATTACAATAAGGTAAGGGCTCCCGTAAGGGCTCCCGCCCTTAAACCGACAGGCTTTATCGGGTAAAAAAAAAGCACGCATAAAGCACGCAGAAAGCACACATAAAGCACGCATAAAGCACGCAGAAAGCACGCATAAAGCACGCATAAAGCACGCATAAGCACGCATACAGCACGCGTAAAGCACGCGTAAAGCACGCATAAAGCACGCATACCGCACGCATACAGCATGTCGGTTTAAGGGCGGGAGCCCTTACGGGAGCCCTTATGGGAGCCCTTATGGGAGCCCTTACGGGGCCCCTTTAATTAGTACATACTCCTTACTTCTTTTCTTATGTTTACACAAATATAAACAACTCATTCCACCAGTACAACTTAGTAAAAATAGTAATACTAAGTAATTACAATATATATTATTTAACATAGTAAGTATATAATTAATAGAGTCTTGATCTATAAATATTTTATCATCAAAAATTGTGATATATACATTAATACCAGTTTCTTCTCTGTAAAAAAAATCGCTCATATATATATAATATATATTATATAATATATTATTTTTAAATATATTTAGCAAATGCAAATAATTATATTTATATAATTATATTTATATAATATATAAATCGTACAAATGAAAAATCTAATCTATAAAAGTGGTGTATGGTCTATAATAATACAAATAATAACTTTTTTTATTGGGTTATACGTATTATTTCTTAAAACCCCTTTTTCATTAAATGTTGTAAAACAACTATTATGGCTTGAAACAATTGCTCAAGTAATTGAGTTTGTATTTTATACGTGGATGGTCAAAAACTTTTCTACAATAAAAAACATAACAATATACAGATACTATGATTGGATACTAAGTACTCCACTAATGTTATATGTTTATATGATGTATTTAGCGTTTAAGAAGAATAAAGAAGGTATAAATGAGATTCAGAAAAACTTATCTGACCTTACAAAAGACAATTTAAATATTATAATTGTTGTATTATTGTTGAATGCGTTGATGTTAATGTTTGGTTATTTAGCTGAAATAAAAAAAATGTCTTTTAATCTTGCTGCAATTTTAGGATTTATTCCATTTTTTATAATGTTTTATTTGATTTATGTTAACTATGCACAATATACTACACTTGGAATACATACTTTTTGGTATTTCTCAGGAGTTTGGGCTTTATATGGTATCGCTTCAGTGATGTCTTATAAAGTTAAAAATATTAGTTATAATATTTTAGATTTATTCGCTAAGAACTTTTTCGGACTCTATTTAGCATATCTCTTATTCAATACTTCATAAATATATAAAGAAATGCACTTATTATAAATATACTTAATGAAATTAGTTATAGACAATAGAGAGCCTAAAGAATTAATAACAGCTTTACAAAGCAGAGTTGATAATGTTTCATTAGAAAATCTAGAGCTTGGTGATATTATTATTAAAAATGACAATGATCAAGTTGTATTGCTTTTTGAACGAAAATCATTAGCTGATTTAGTTTCAAGCATTAAAGATGGGCGATATAAAGAACAATCTTTTAGATTGTCTCATAGTGAATTAGATAATAAATATATTTATTATATAATTGAAGGAAACATAGTAAGTTTTCTGAATAAAGAAAAGGAGCCAGTTAAAAAAATGTTGTTTTCATCTATTTTATCATTATCTTATAAAAAAGGATTTTCTATTCTTCGAACAAGTGGAATTCCTGAAACCATTGAGTTTATTGTTAGATTTTATGAAAAAATTATAACAGAGGCTAGCGAGAATACAGAATCAAGTGAGAAGCATGAATTGCAAACCTCGGCAACCTATAGCAATGTAATTAAAACTTCTAAAAAATCCAATATTACTACTAGTAATATTAATGAAATTATGTTAACACAAATTCCTGGCGTGAGCATACACGTTGCTAAAACACTTATGCTAAAATATAAAACAATTAAAGACCTTACAAATGCGTTATGTGAAGATAACAAATGTCTGAACACTCTTATTATTGATTATGAAGGAGGAAAAAGAAAAATAAGTAAAAGCGTAGTTGAAACTTTAATAAAATTTTTAGTAGTATAAATAATAAATAAATAATAATATTTATTATTTATATTTAATGATGTTTAAACAAATATTCTTGTTTTTGTTTTTGTTTTTATTTGAAAGTAAAAATGGGTTATCTCAACCATTAATACATAAAAAAGTGATTGTTAATTTACATTTAGAAAAATTTAACAAATATTATAATTTATATCATATTGGAATTAGTTTTAAAAATCAGAATGATCAGAATGATCAGAATGTTATTAGATATGATTATCGACCGTTTTGTGAAGAGAAACCATTAAATACTAATCAATTACAACTTATTGATAAATTTTATAAATTATTATTATCAAAAACTATAGAAAATATAACAATTTTTTGGGGTGAAACAAATAAAACACTAGAAGAGATTGCACTGTTTGAAAAAACATTACAAAAAAAATATATTTTAGGAATTAATGATTGTCGGCATTATGTTAATTCTTTTTCACTATGGACACTCAATAAAAGAACGCCAATTTGGAAGTTAGATAAGCTTTATAAAAAATATATTAAATAAGTAATATTAAAATATTTTAATATTTTAATATTTTAAATGTCAAATGAGTTAAATGAAGTTAATATTCCTAATATTAAAATATCAATTACTGATTTAGAAGTTCTTGAAAAAAAAACATTGTTTTTTCCAGAATCGTTATTTAAAAAACAACAGGTTAATACTATTAAAAGTAATAATAATATTAATAATTTTAACAATATTAATAATAATTTTAATAATATTAAAAGTTTTAATAATTTTAATAATATTAATAATAATTTTAACAATAATATTAATTATTTTAATAATAAGTCTAAATTATACACCATAAAATCCCTAAATAATCGCCCGTTTTCATATCCTATGAAATTTACATAAATATTTAGTATTTAATATTTAGACCTTAATACCCGATTTAGCAAAATGTGGGCTCATATATCTCTGAAGATTGAAATAAGTAAGAACCTCCTCTGGCTTCACTTTTAGTAGCGCAGAAAGCGGCTCATCTGGATTGATTTGGCGGCCATTAGCCTTATCCTGAAGGCTGTTTGCACGAATGTAGGTGTTAATCTCGCGAGTTACTTCAGTGCGAGCCATTTCAGATCCTAGTGGCTTTTTAAGAAAATTAGCTAGCTCATCAGAGATTAAAGTTGGCTTTACAAACCCGCTTGGCGAACGGTTGCCAGTCTTACGCTTCTTTTTAGCATTCACTTTTTGCGCGATCTTTAGCTCACGAATCGCCTTCTTCTCAAGCGTTCTAAACTCACCTTTTAGAGTATTAATTACAAGGGTAAGGTTCTGTAACTTTTGGAAGAAGTTCGAAAAGTTCTCAGTAACCTGAACATCACAAGTTGGTAGGTCAACAACACCGCTTGTCGACGCGACTACACAATTGACTGGGTCGGTAGCCATTTCTGGTTTTGTAATAACAACATCTTCCTTAACCTCCTTAACCTTCTTAGGCTTGCGAGCGCTGGGAGTAGGAGGAGTTGGAACATCTCCAACCACGGGAAGTTCTACTTTTGGCACTTCAACCTTTGAAGGCTTGGGGTTAACGGGCTTGGGGGTCGAGTTTGCTTTTGGCATTTATAATCTATTTAATAATTCGTTTTTAAGTATTTTAAACAATAAATTATATTATTAATATTATAGCCTTAATTATAATGTTAATAATTAAAATTTAAACGCAAATTATATAACGGAATTATAGAACCATGGCATCGCTTCGGCGGCTAGTGGATTTACTAATGTTAAAGCGCATAATACATATGAAACTCCTAAATTAGAAAACTCTGAACTAATGCCTTTTGTGATAAATGAAGAAATAATTACTAATACATTTTTTTGCAGTTCATAAAAATTATTATTACATAAAACTCTAATATTATAATTAAATGGATTTCCAGTTGGATAACATATATTACATTTAATACTATGTGACAATTCTGCTCTATACTCCCATATTTCAATTAATTCTCTCACAAAACGAATTAGTCTTGCTCTATCTAGCATTAAAAACCAAGTATAATGCGAATAATGTCCCGCTTCATTAATGCGTTGAAATAATTCCAAACTTGTGTTCTCATTTTGTTTTTGTAAAGATATATTTGGTTGTTCAGTTGTAAGTTTTAAATTAATTGTAATTCCTAATATATTACTTAATTTAATATATGAAATAATTGAATTGAACACTGAACTGTTTATTTTCTCTCGTGTATAAGGATTTAAAATCTCTTTTGCTGTATTTTTTATAAATAAATTATAAATAGAAATTATGTTAAATCCCCATAAATTATTATTTTCTTCAAACGCAAAGAAATGATCATTTGGAATTTCAGATAGTTGTTCCAATGTAAAAAAATCTGTATCATTTTTACAATTGTTTTTATATTTTATTTGATTTTTTAAGCTTTTAATATATTTACTTACTAAATATTTTTTTGCATATTTTTGTATTATTATAATTGAACAAGCTTCGCGCAAATAATTGTATATTCGTTGTATTAATTCATATTTTTTACCCGTTTTTTTTAATTTAAACTCTTTACAAATAAATTTTAAATATGGTATTGTATATTTTTTTTTATAAAAAAATATATAGTCGTCCTTTTTTGGAATCTCATAATCCATACGTATATTGCTTTTACACTTGCTTTTACTATTGTTATTTATTTTAGCATTATATTCTTGTAAAGTTGCTATATTATCCATTATTATAAAATATAATAATATATTTATATATTTTATAAAATATATAAAATATATAAAATATATAAAATTATTCTATAAATATAAATCCTTCTAGTTGCATTATTTCTTTAATTTTGTTATGATTAATCGTTTTATTTAAGTCGCCAAGATCTAAGTTAATTTTATTTGACGAAACTTGATACATAAAATAAGCATTATACAACTCATAAAAGTCAATCGTTTTATCAATATTATGATTATTATTTAACCACATATAAAACTCTTGTGATATATCAGATTCTTTATATTCTTTATAATATTTTAATACCTTATACAAATTAAACGGATTGTTGGTTATATAATCACTTCCTGATAGAACACAAATTTCTTTAAACTCTTTAAATGTTAGTTTTAAATCCTCTACTATCTTATCTAAATAATATATAATAAAAGTTGAATTAGTTAAACTCATATAGCGCAATACTCTAGGACATCCATATAAGAATAAATCCATATCTTCACTTAAACATGCATATGCCAAGTTAGAAATTACTAGCCTAGCACATAATTCGTCGGCTTCGCCGGGTGCCTCAATATACGCGACACCAAACGCATCCATTAAATTATGGACTTTTTCAATATCACTTTTCTTTAATTTAATAAATCTTTTTTTAAGACTATTAATATTTTCAGTTAAAATTGTTTGTTCAAGACTATTTATTGAATGAGTTAATTGTTCTTGTAGTTCTTCGCACTTTTGTTTAGCGATAGCTTTATCATTTTGTCTCTTTTTAATAATTGTTTCTTTTTCTTTTGGTGGAACTCCATCAAATACAAAGATTGGAATAATATTATATTGTTTAAATAATGAAATCATTAAATATGTACTTTCTAACAAACTATTAGTTGAAATATATTTATATAAATATATACTTGTATCAATTGCAATAATTTTATTAGATAATTCAGAAAATGTTACTTTTGTTGTAGAACCTGGTTTGGTGTTTTTTTTTATATAATTATTCAAATACTGGATGCCCATTTGGTTTGTTTGTTTGTTTGTTTTACAATGTATTTTCAAAAATATAGTTTTCAATTTTGTATTTTATTACAAAATATAGTAATTTATAATACTAATATGTCTGAATGCGAATGTGAATGCGAATGCGAATGCGAATGTACTTATGATATTCCTAATATAGACGAACCAAGTGAATTATATGAATACATTCATAGTAAATTAAAACCAAATATTGAAACAAAAACACGTTATGGAGAAGTATTTACGCCTTTGTCTATTGTTGATGAAATGCTTACTAACTTAGATGACGCATATAAAAAAGAACATACTATAAGTATATTTTCAAATAAAATGTTTAAATGGTTTGACCCAGCACTCGGGATTGGTAATTTTTTAATTGTTCTTTACTATAAATTAATGGATGGATTAAAACTAATCATAATTAATAATGAAGAAAGAAAAAAACATATATTAGAAAATATGCTATATTCATCTGAACTACTAGCCTCCAATATTTTAGTTTATAAGAAAATATTTAATTTCAATAAATACAACTTGAATATACATCAAGGAGATACTCTAAAAATAGATATTACTAAGACATTTGGGATTAAAGGTTTTGATGTAGTTTTAGGAAACCCACCATATAATATTGACGGTATAAAACATAAAGGACAAAAGAATATTTATGTTTTTTTTGATGTAATGGCTCTCAATAGTTGGATAAAACCAAATGGCTATTTACTTTTTATTCATCCACCGGTATATAGAATACCGAATCATAAAATACAACATACAAAAATAAACTTAAATCAAGTTATTACTCAAAAAAAAATAGAAACTATTAAAATGTATAGTATTTCAGCTATATATAAATTAATGAATGTTATGATAAATGCAGATGTTATTATAATTAAAAATACAAACAATGATTTATTAAGTAAAACTAAAATAATAGATATGAATGGTGATTGTTACTATAAGTCAATTAAACCAAATGATTTTATAGTTAATTTTGGATTGAATATAATGGAAAAAATAAAAAATAAATGTGCAAATGGAACGGTTAATTTACTTTTAAATAGTGAAATGCACGCTCAACAAATTATATTGGATGAAAGTAATCTCTCCTTATATAAAAATATTCACGGGATCACAAAAAAAGGTATTAAGATAGTAATGTCTAATAAAAAACATACTTATTATGACTCTCCTAAATTAATAATAAATGGAATCGGTAGTTATAATTATGTGTTTTATGATAAGAAGGGGGAATATGGAATAACACAGTCCCCTCTTGCTATTATAAATCCAGACGTTAATACTATTAAACTAATACAATCCCCATTATTTCATTATATATCAAACTCAACTAAAGTTATAGGAAATAATTTTAATATTAAAACCGCTATGTTTTTACCTTTAATTCATTCTTCATTTACAATAGAAAGCGATTCTGATTTATATAAAATATTTGATTTTAACGAAGAGGAAATTAAACTAATAAATAATTATTCAATACCAAGGTATAAGGCTCAAGAGTTACTTAAAGAACAAGTTAAGGATTGAAGTCCTTCAAAGTCATTCTTAAACAACGAGTTTGTTTTTTATTGGATAAACATCTTATTAATAGTTTATAGTTTTCATTTTTTAAGCTAGTGAGAATAAGTTGTGTGTAATTATAAGCATTATTACTTGTTTTATTAAAATAAAAAAAATGCTCATTATTTAAGAAACACCAGTTTATAAAAGAAGCATGATTATGCATTAATCCTGATGTTAATATATAATATACAAACGCATTTGTATTTTCTTTATACTGTTTCATATTTTTAATTCTTTTTTGTATTTTTATTGTTTGCATAAGAGAGAAGCTAATCTCCTTTTTAATTAATTTATTAAAATTAATAGAGAACTCATTGCGATTTGAAGAACTAAAATAAGAGGATATAAAAGTTAATAGTAGTCTACCCCAAATTTCCGCATAACATTCATTTACGTTAAAAGTTATACTTAAATTAAAGTGTTTTTGTAACATTTTATTAATAGATGTTATATCTAATAATGCAAAATCTAAATTTAAATTATGAAATAATTCATGAATTAATACTTTTGTCCATTCTTCTTTTCTATATATAACTACATTACTTTGACTAAGACACCCAACATTTGAATATCCAGTATTTACTTCATTTTTATCCAATATAATGTGTGAGTGTTCTGGATTTATTTTTAAGTACGGAGTTAAATAAATTTGAATATTTAAAAAGTCAGAACAATTATTTTTAAAATTAATTGTTAATATATATAGTATTAAAAAAACATAACTACTATACCTATAAATATTTATAGATTCATTATTATAACAAATAAAATATACTTCTATATTTTTGGAATTAATTATTCCAGTTACTTTATAGATTGTATTTTTAGTAGTATTAATATAATTTATTATATTAAGTGGAATATATCGAGATCTTAATGGTTTTAAACTACTGATTTTACTAATATTGATTTTTGTTTTTTTAACACTATTATTACCCGCTTGAATTAATTTATAAAAATAATCCAAATAATTTGAATCAATAGTATTATTTTTATATATACTTTCACATATATTCATACTATACTAATTATATATAATCATATATTATAATAATATGAATAATATGAATAATATGAATAATATGAATAATATGAATAATATGAATAATATTATTTATTTATTAAGTCTTGTATGTCCATATGTTTAAAAAAACATTTATTACTAATCTCTGAATTATTTTCTTTTTTCATACTAATAATTTTTTGTATGTTAGAACATATACTTTTATAAAGGGTTAAATCGTTTGTTTTAATACTAAGATAAGATTTTGTAATTAATATATATAAGAGTTCACTAATTTCATCTATCTCATTTTTTTTATTTTTTTCTTCTATGTAACCATAAACAATATCATATATTTTTATTATTATATTACCAATAACATTGTAACTAATAATATTTTGATGCATTAAATTTGTAAAAAAACAAAACTCTGCTCTTAATAATTCATTTAATTTATTATTTTCGCAAAACTTATCATAGTCAGTATTATGGTCTATATATACAATTTTTTTTATCTTTTCTTTTATTACCTCGTAATTTATATTAGTAGTTAAAACTTCTTCAAACTTACCATATTTTTCTATTATCGTTTTATATAATTGTGCTGAAATATTAGAATATAATAAATTAGATGATAATATATTATAACAAAAGTTACAATATATAGTTATTTCACTGTCTGTATTATTTTTAAATACAAAATCGATCTGCTCTATAATTGTATTAACATGCTTATTATAATTTTTATCAGTTAACATATTAAACAACTTCCTAATTTGGTATAAATGCACATCGATTCCTTCTCTTTTAATAAACTCAGTCGCTTTAAAATTGCTTTGATTGCTTTGATTGCTTTGATTGCTTTGATTGTTTTTTTTTATATGACTTGAATAATTATTTTCATTTTGTGTCATATTTAATTCTTTCTGTAATAATTTAAGTTTTAAATCAATCTCAGGAAACAGTTTTTCAATTGTGTTTTTTTTTATGTAATTTTCAAAATCGTTTAAACTATACCGCATTTATATAAATATAAAAACATATATTTATATATTTATATTTTTTATATAATATATATTTTTTATATAATATATATTTTTTATATAATATATATTTTTTTATATATTTTTTTATATATTTTTTATATTTTATATATATATAATGACTAGTCATTCTTGTGTAGGTAAAATGGTTGTAGGAGAGCACTCTCCAATCGCCGATTTAGTAGGCAGCTTAATTATAACATTGCTAGCAATATTGATACTATTGCTTATTGGTGAGTTTCTTTGGAATAATGTTTTAGTAAAAGTAACAACTATTTTTAAGCCAGTAACGAGCGTTTGGCAAATCTTAGGGTTACTAATTTTAGTAAAATTATTTTGCTGTTAAGTGATTTAGTGATTTAGTGATTTAGTGATTTAGTGATTTAATTATTAAATATATTTTATATAATAATTTAAACACAATTTAAATATAATATAAGTATTACTATTATGTCTGAAAACGATGATGTTAATTACACTATTAACTCTTGGGAGGATTTGTCTATAAACCCATTATTACTAAGAGGAATCTATGCGTATGGGTTTGAATCTCCTAGTCCAATTCAAAAGAAATCTATATTGCCTATCTTAAAAGGTAAAGATGTTATAGCACAAGCACAATCTGGCACTGGCAAAACGGCTTGTTTTGCAATTTCTAGTATAGAGCTTGTAGATACAACAATACAAAATACACAAGCAATCATTATGTCTCCAACGAGAGAATTGTCGTCTCAAATTAAAAATGTGGTTGATGCTTTAGCAATTAATATTCCTAATTTTAAAAGTCAATTACTTGTTGGTGGAACTTATACTGAAAATGATATAACTGCTTTAAAACAAGATTCGCCGCATATAATTATTGGTTGTCCAGGAAGAATCTATGACATTTTGCGTCGAAAACATATTAATTTAGACTTAGTTAAATTATTAATTTTAGATGAAGCTGATGAAATGTTATCTAGCGGATTTAAAGAACAAGTATATAATATTTTTGATTTATTACCAAGAAACATACAAAAAGCATTGTTTAGTGCTTCAATGCCGCCTACTATTACTGAATTAATTAGTAAGTTTGTTATAAATCCAGTTAAAATAATTGTTAAGTCTGAACAATTAACGTTAGAAGGTATTAAACAATATTTTGTGAGTTTAGAAAATGATGCAATGAAATATGATACATTAAAAGACTTGTTTAGCACATTTTCAGTCGCACAATGTATTATTTATTGTAATAGTGTTACTAGAGTAAGTGATTTATATGAAGCTATGAATAATGATGGTTATCCTGTATGTTTAATTCATAGTAATTTAGATAAATCAACAAGACAAACAAATTATGATGACTTTAGACGTGGTAAGTTTCGAGTATTAATTTCTTCAAATGTTACTGCTCGAGGGATTGATATTCAGCAGGTTAGTACAGTTATCAATTTTGATATTCCAAAATGCGTGCATTCATATTTACATCGTATTGGGCGAAGCGGAAGGTGGGGTAGAAAAGGTATTGCTATTAATTTTATAACAAGACGTGATTATAAACAGTTAAAAGATATTGAACAATTTTATCAAACAAATATCAATGAACTTCCGGATGATTATAAATAAATTAATTAATGCGGAATACTAAAAACATAATAATATATTTTTATAATATTATGTTTGCACTATTATTACAATTTATTGAAAATAAAAAAAAACCAGAAAAAATAATTTATGAAAATGAAAAAGATATATTTCAGTTGCCAATATACTATTTAGAAAATAAAGAGAAATTATTACATAATATTAAGACTGATTTAGAGTTATTAGATATATCTAATAATTCGTTATATAACAATATATTATCTTGTGATGAAAATCCATCTATAAAATTAATAAATAAATGGAGTGAATATTATACAACAGATAAAAAGTTTTTAAAAGACAATCAATATTTTTTAAAAAATTATAAACAAAATGAAGTTAAATCTAGGGACGATTATAATAATAATATTAAAAATATAGAAGAGATCTTACTAGAATTAAAAAATGAAACTGGATTTTATGAAAAATATCATTATATAGACATAGAACAATTAAAATGTTGCAATAAATCGGCACTGGTATTACAAGGATTAACTTTATATAATTTTACATCTCCAAGTTTAAGTATTATAATACCTATAATTATGTTAATTCTACCTTTTTTTATTCTGAAAGCACAGAATCAATCAATTACAATTGATACATATGTTAGATCACTTATGTTTATTTTTAAGAATCATATATTAGGACAATTAATTATAAAATTTAATAATGCCGATATAGCACAAAAGTTATTTTTATTATTTTCATTTGGGTTTTATTTTTTTAGTATATATCAAAATATAAAGTCTTGTTATCAATTCTATAAAAGTATATACAAAATTAAAAATTATTTAAAACAAATAATTTATTTTATAAATAATTCAATTAATAATATTGATGCGATTAATAAATATTCTAAAAAATCGTTTTCTAAGTTTTTAGCTAAAAATAATACTATAAAAAATACATTGATTCAATTCAAAACAGATTTGTTAAAAATAGATTTTGCAAAATTTAAAATTACAGATTTTGCAAAGGTAGGCAATATTTTAAAATGTTTTTATGAATTATATGAAAATGTAGAATACCAGAATGCTTTATATTATTCCATTGATTTACATTATTACTTATTAAATATAGAAAATATACAAACTCACATTCTAAGTAAAAAATTAAATTTCTGTAAATTTACAAATAATAAAACTACGTTCACAAATGCGTTCTTTGCTGGAATGATAAATGAAACTCCTATCACAAATAATTGTTATTTAGATAAAAATATACTTATTACTGGGCCAAATGCAGCAGGCAAGACTACAATATTAAAAACAACACTTTTTAACATAATATTATCTCAACAATTAGGATTAGGGTGTTATAAAAAGGCAAATATAAATGTCTACAAATATATTAATTCTTATCTTAATATTCCAGATACCTCGCAACGAGATAGTTTATTTCAAGCAGAAGCTCGCAGATGTAAAGAAATATTAGATTGCTTAGTAAATAATAAGAATAGTAAAGATAGACATTTTTGTATATTTGATGAACTATATTCAGGAACTAATCCATCCGAAGCAATTGCAAGCGCTTATAGTTTCTTAGATTTTATTTCAAAATATAAAAATTTAAATTTTTTACTAACAACGCACTATATTTCTTTATGTAATTTATTAGATAATAACAATAATATCATTAATAAACATATGGAAATTATAAATAATAAAAATACTTATAAGTTAATTTCGGGTATATCAAATATTAAAGGTGGAATTAAAGTTTTAGAAGATTTAAATTACAATAAAACTATTATAGATGGCGCTAAAACTATAATTGGCAACATTAATTTATAATTATAATTATTTATTCGTTTAATTATAATTTAAAAAATATATATAAATCATAATTAATGAATATGAATGGGTTAGGACGTATTAGTTTTATTATATCTCTGTCATTAACTTTATTAATTTCTGGTGTCATATTATTTTATTGTGTAAATCGATTTAAAAACTTAGAGACCAATATTATTGAACAAGGAAAAATATTACAAACATTTATTATTAAAGCGGAAAATCAAAAATGTAATTTATATTCGGACATAGCTTTAGAATCTGCTAAACAGCAAATTAATAAAATTTCTAATTCAACCTGTACTTCTAATAAAATAGAAGTATCTGAGGATGAATATGATGTTTGTTCTACTAGTAAGAAACATAAACGCAATGATGATGATGATGACGATGATGATGACGATGATGATGATGACGATGATGACGACGACGACGACGACGATGAGGATGACGATGAGGATGATGATGACAACGATGATGATGATGGCGATGATGATGACGGAGATGATGATGATGACGATACAATGCAAAATGCGAATAAAATGAAACAATCAAATGATCCATTTAATGCTTTTAAAAATATTTTGTGCGGACATTTAGAAAATGGCGATAATAAATCTATGAATATTATTAAGAATAATAACGAGGTTTTTGATGTTATTAATATTGTTAGTATTGTTACGAACGAAGTAACTGATCTTACTGAGCTTAATGAGCTTAATGAGGTAACAGATGTAACAGATGTAACTGAGCTTAATGATGTAACTGAAGATACTAAGGTAGCTGAGGTTATAGATTTAGCAAAAACTGAAACTCCAGTTAATAAGGTTAAAAAAATTAATATAAATAGATTAAAAATACAAGAACTGAGAGATCTTGCGCTAGAAAAAAATCCTGAGTTAAAAAATACTATTAATAATATTAAAAAAGAAGATTTAATTAAAATATTAAATCAAAATGTTTTATAAAAAATAATAGAATATTATATATTATGATTTCAAATATGGATATGAGACTAGCATTAATTAATAATGGTGATTATATTATAAAAAATAATCAAAATATTGCAACTGGTAATTGTGATTATATTGTTAAAATAACTAAATCTAGCGAATTACAAAAAACACCTTATTTATTAAATAATTTATATAATTATTTTACTCTAGAGGATAGTGATATTAAAAAAAAATATTTAAGTGAATATATGTATACATCTACTTTATATAATCCTTCTGTAAATATTAAGTAATTTTTAATTTTTAATTTTTATTTTTTAATTTTTATTTTTTAATTTTTATTTTTTAATTTTTAATTTTTATATTAAAATATTTTATTTTATATTGTTATATTATATAAATGGAAGTAATGTTATTTTTTCAGAATCTTTGCCTTCCGGCAAAAATATATTTAGTAATATTGATTGTTAATTTAATAGTCATAGCCCCAGTTTTTAAATCTAGTCCTTTAAGATTTTTTTCTAAAAAAGACGTTCGTCTGATGTATACCAGTTTTATTCTTATGTTATTAATTGGGTTAGGAATTACAATTTTTGGAAACTATTTATGCAATTCCGGATATGAGTTTATTACTTGGTTAATTGTATTATTACCAATTTTAAATTTAATTTTTAACATATATAAATATATATTTGGCAATAAACGGAAATAAATAATGGAAATAATGGAAATAATGGAAATAAATAATATTTTATAAAAAATTGATTTATTATAAAATATTAAATACTAATAACATAGCGATGAGTATGATGAACCCTGAAACAAAACACGAAGACTATTTAACTAAAAGCAAAAAATTGCACTGCGATTATAGAACATTTTTAAAGCTATTTGGCGACTATCATAGTAAAGTATTTAGTAACTATCTTAGTAGCATTAAAAATGATGAAGGATTAATTTATTATGATACTTACTTTAATGATGCGGAAGATAATACATTATATAAGATGAAAATGTCTGTCTTCACTTGGAAGTTAGATTTAGAATTGTCTAATATTTCAATTGTTCCTGAACATATTATTTTAGAAGATATGAAACTTAAAAGAAAATATATTAAAAAAGTAACTTCCTGCGAAGATGCGTATTAAGTTAAATTAGAATAATTATATAATAAACTGTATATTTTTTAATATTAGTTTAATATTATTTTAATATTAAACTAATATTAAAATAATATTAAACTAATATTAAAAAATATTAGAAAAACAAAACTTAAGAAAACACACAGAAATAATAATAGACATAAACGCAAACTTATAACTAGAAATAATTTAGTCAAACAAAAGTCTAGCAGAGGAACTAGAAAAATATCAAATGTGTTATCTGGTGGAGATTATAGAACAAAAATTCATAACGGTTTAGGATATTTGGGACGCGGACTTTACAATATTGGACGCGGTATTGGACGCGGTATTGGACACAGATTTTTTTTACTATATAAAGAAATTTTAGGGTTATTGATATTTTTAGCTGCTATGTTTACAACAACTTTATTAATGTCTACATTAATATGTTGTGAAGTAGTTTTAGTCGCACTTTTTCTAGTTCCATCAATAAGTGAAGATTTTTATTACGATCGTGCACTACCAATACATGATGATTTGGTATTCGCATTATCACAATTTGATCCGTGGGACAAAGCGGACAATCTTTGGGAAAGATTGGAATATTGGGAGGATCCCTTTTTTAAAAAGGGGGGTAATACTTATAAAGGCGGAAGACCTAAACCTATGTTGATACCATCCTTGTTAAACAAAATTAAACAATTAGAAGAGAAGCTTGGAAAACCACTTAGTACAACATTAAGAGAAATAGTACTAAAACAGGTAGTAAAGAATCCTAAGGAAGTTTCTTTTACTTTAGGTAAACTAATTCATGGTAATGGGAGCGAAGTCACCGTAAGTGATGTACAACAAAAATTAAGAGAGAACTCGAATGGCCGCGTTATATCATCTACAACTATGGATATAGTTAGTGAAGTTTTCCCTACTATACAAGTAATTATTCAAAAGGAATCTAATAAAAACAAATCTAAATTAGATGAATCTAAATTAGATGAATCTAATAAGATTAATAAAGTAAATACATATCTTAGCTTATTATTTGCAAGTTTGCATATAGAAAAATATCCAAAAAAACAAACGGCGCAAGAAAAAGCTAGCTTCGTTAAATTTTTCTCTAAAAAAAATGTTAAGATTCTAACTACTCATCTAGATTTTAAAGATATGAAAGTAGATACTGCAGAAGCGTCAAAAATTAATAATGTTCTAACTGGTGAAGAGTTTAAAGATTTAATAGAATCACCACTTACAGACGGAGGTCCAGACGGAGGTCCAGACGAAGGTCCAGACGGAGGTCCAGACGGAGGTCCAGGCGAAGGTCCAGACGGAGGTCCAGACGAAGGTCTAGATGAAGGTCCATATAGAGGTCTAGACGAAGATCCAGATGGTTCAAATGAAGGAGATTCGACATCTATACACTAAAAGATTTTGCAGTTTATCCACAGTTTGAACAAATTGATTAGATAAACCAACAAGTGCAGATTAACTATATACGCCATATGTTACTCAAAAATAGGATCATGGATTTGCACCAGGCTCATCATCGAACGCTGGAAGTACAATACTGAATCGTTCTCTCTGCATGTCTTGAACAGTATAACTTACGGGTATCCCCTGTTCACTAATATTATATAATTCCATCATTTTTCTTGATATAATTAACAAATCGTGATTAATTGGTTCTATAAATGTTGTCACAACCGTAATTCTATAATAAGCTAAATATTCAAGTGACTTGTTTATTTGTAAAATATAATAAAGTAATACATCAAATGGTCCAATGTTTGTCATAGTTGGGTCTACTCTATCCCAGGGGAGTTCATCCTCCCCGACACCGTCTTCCATTCTTAATAATTGATATTTATATTTTCCTACTATTGTATTATGCCATACTTCTCGAAATGGTTTTCGTTGTCCATCTACATCAATCTCCTGATATGGAATACTAATTGAATTATAAGTATTAAAATTAATGTTGCGCCAACCAGGTTGTCTTCCTGTTAAATTGTTTAAATAGTTTAATATTATTTTTACGGTATGCTTTATAGCCCAATATGCTTCATATGTAGAAATAAGATGGTCAAAAATTATATCTTGAAAAAGTTGTGAATGATATGCGCTATTTGACTTATAAGTTTTCGCTTTTTTGGTTTGACCTTCGGGGTCAATAAAGATGGGTATATCGCCTACTCTCCCTTGTTTCTTATGTCTATGAGTTCCTATATAACGGCGGCGGCTCATTAAGTCTGTTGCATTTAAGTTGAAATGTCTTATTAAAAAATCGAAATCTATTATAAAAAACTTATTTGTAGTTAATACTTCTTGCAATTCAGAATCGGGGATTCTTGATAAAATATAGCGGTCTTGTTTTCTTCTTTTTTTGCTAAACTTCAAAAAATTAGTAAGTATAGTTTGTAAAAATTTGTATGGATATTCTTGAATTTCTGCTGCATTTTTTAAACTATATATGGTATCTATTAAGTCTGTTTCTTGCTGTCTAGTTGCATCATTTAATACTTTTACGATTGGATAAGTATATTCATACCCTCTTGGTACTTCCAGTGTAAATGGATATCTATAACGGGCCATTCGTGTTAGTGGATATAATTGTCTAGGTTTTCTCTCAATTTCTTCTACTTCACGTTGCAACCGGTCGCGTTCTGTTAATGCATCTACTACTTCTTTTTGTGGCATATATGATAGTATTTTTTCAACTAGTCCTTTTTTTACGATATTAGGAATATTACGAATGTTACCTAGTTGTTTTTTAACTAAAAAAGGTATTTCATGCTCTCTTCCTTTGGCAACATTTTTTTTGCTTTTTCTATTATGTTTGTGTTTCAATTGTTTGTGACTCTTATTACTCATTTATATAATAATATTATTTTATATTATTTATATAAAATAATATCTATTTTATGTTTATGTTTTATGTTTATATTTTAAACTAGGCGCGTTTACTTTTGCCTTTTTGCCGTTTTGCATTTTTGCGAGAGACGTTAATTTTTATTTTTCGGCCTCGGCCTGTTTGCTCTGTTATGTTTAACCGGTGTTTCATACGATCTAACACGACAAGTCTATGTTCTAGTTCTGGAATGACAACTGTTATATCATCCCGATCTTGAACGGCCTTATGATAAGCATCGTATGACCTTCTCTCTTGTTCTTCGGCGGTGTCTCTTTGTGTTATTAAATCTTGAACCGAACGTTCTGATGCGGCAACCATATCGCTATGAAGGTCTGATTGTGCTTGATATAGGCGAGTTATTTCAGCTATATCCGTTGGGACATTTAATCTATGTTCATTGTATCGGCGATAAGCAGTGAGCTGCTCTTGTCCTCTATTGCCTCGTTGTTGTTCAATAAGATTTCTTGTTGATTCTTGATATATTCTTTGTCTTAAAGAATGTAGTCTTTCACGATCTTCATTATGGCGATTATATCTTAAATCTACTTCATCATTGAGACGTGATAATTCATTTCTTAAAGGTAGTAATTTCCCTAATATTTTTCTTATTCTTCTTTCAATAGAATTTTTTTTTCTTGTGTGTTCTCTTTGTGCTTGTGTAATTCTAGTCGATTGTCGCCGCGGTACACCAGGTCCAGGTCCAGGTCCAGTAGTTAGAACAATATTAACATCAGGCATATTATTTATATATTATATAAATAATAATATAAATAATAATATATAAATAATAAATAAAGTTTATCTTCTATTTCGATATTTACAATATTGTTTTTGAGAGAATCCTTTTGGACGCCTGCAGTTAATGCTGCGTTTATATTTTAAACTCCATTTTCCGCCTTTTTTGGTGCCTTTTTTGGTGCCTTTTTGTTTTCTACGCGTCGGAACTCGACCTCGACCTAATGCTACATTTAACTCGTTGCTTTGTCTGTGTAACTCGGCAAGTTCACTTTCATTGTTAGCAATTAATGTCATAAGCGTTCTTTTCTCTTGATCTAATGAATAAAATTTGGCGTTAGCTTTTCCATACTCAATCTCGGCAAGGCTTATTTGTCTATTTACTTCAGTAGTACGATTATTAATATATTGTTGGTCGGTTTGTTCTTCCATTAGCTTCCTATAAACCTCTACCATACGCTGCAACATTCTTAAACTATCAATAGTACTGTTCCCTAATGCTATATATCTTTCATATCTCGCATTAAGTTCCCTATATTGTTGTCCATGAGGACCTTGCTCAACTTCTGTTTTAATCATTTCAATAATCGCAGATTCTTCGTCTACTAAACTCTCTAAGCGTGCGTTTATTCTTTCTTTGTTTTCAGTTGCTAGTTCAATGTCTGCAGTGAGAGTCTCCAACCTGCGTATTAACAATGGCATTGCTTGGGTTAATTCTGTTATTCTTTCTGATGCAGTTTGTCTTCTTGCTCATATAGTTCTTCGTGCTTCCGCAATTCTACGTGCTTCTGGTCTAAGCGTTCTATCTGACATAGTTATATAATATAACAATATTATATAAATTAATAATATTAAATAAGTGATATTATTATCTTTTAGAACAGGAGTTTGTGACATAGATTAATTTTATTTTTTTGCACTAGAACGTGGGGTTTTGTTTGTCTCAGAATCTGAAAAATTATTTCCATAAGCTGGTGTGGTAATTTTTGCACTAGAACGTGGAGTAGTTTGCACCCCAGCAGTGACCAGTTTAGGCCAACTTAGATGGCTCGTTAATTCGGATTCAACCTTCTTCGCCGATTGAATTGAAGGAGGGGTTTTAACCTGTGGGGTTTTAACCGGTGGGGTTTTAACTTGTGGGGTTTTAACCTGTGGGGTTTTAATTGGAGGTATTTCAACCGAAGGCAGGGATGCTTTATACTTATTTATGCTAGTAATTGATTTTTTAAATTTATCTAAAAAATGTTGATTTTGATTTATATAATCTTCTAATTGTTTGGGTAAATGTGTTTGGCGTCTCTCGCTAAAGTCTGTATACCATATATCAAACTTAGCTTTTTCAATATCTTGATCAATATCTTGATCAATACCAAGTAATTTAAATAACTCCTGTAAATTATGAGATTTATCAAAATTCAGATTAAACTCTGGATAATTTAAGTCTATAAATGCTTGAGCACATTTATTTAATGAAGTATAATAGTTAAAATAATGTGTTTTCTCAGCTAGTATTAAGTCTAGAGTTGGATATTCAAATAGAACGGTTGAATCTAGGCTAGGTACTTCGTGTTGTTGCCTTTCAAACGTTGAATAAAATTGCTCTGCTTTACTATCAACTTTTTTATAATCAATATCTATCATAGCAATAAATCCGGTATTGTTAGAAGTCCAACTAACTTTATAAATAGATAAATTTTTTATTGGCTTAGATACTTTTTTACTGGATGATACATTAAGAATTTCAATCTCTTTATCTAGTACACTAAGTTGACCTAATTGGTCATCTATTGAAGCATTTTTATTTGAAGAATTATTTAAAATTCTTTTTATTAAATAAGCAATATTTTTTGCTAATTCAGATATTTTGGCTTCATTATATGAACCTGAACGAACACCTCTGCTTGGTATAAGTAAAACATCAATATCTTCAGAGTCGTGATCTATACCGTGTAATTGTAGTGCTTTTCCTCCTTTAAAAATTAATTTATAATCACAATTATTTTGTTTCATTTTATAAGCTATTATTCCTAATAGTAAAAATGAAGCGCATGCTAGTATATCATACTTATATTTATTTGGATTACTGCAGATCATTAAATCATTTATAAAATATGGTGTGAATGGTGGTTGCTTAAATTTTGGTACTAAAGATTTTAAGATATTGTATATAGACCTCTTCACTGCTTTGTCTGGTGTTACTAAAGTTGTGCTATCAGTAGGTGTAAGAGTATTGCTGTGTTTTCTAATTAATCCTGTAATATCAGATATATCTTTCTTAGTAAAAAACCCACAAGTTCCGCTTTTCCAATATTCTATAGCGGTTTGCTCCGCTATTTGTTGTGCTTTTTCAATCTCAGATGGCATCTCTAAGACTTCTGGTAATTCTGTGATTTTTAATGTACCTGATTTTCCTGGCTTTCCTGGTATTATTCTAATTTCTCTTAGTCCTCCTCCATAATATAATTTTTTAGTTTTTGCCTTATTGCGTGCTTTTGTTTTAGTTTTTGTTTTAGTTTTTGTTTTTGCATATTTCTGATGCTTAGCCTTTTTTTTCCTTGTATATTTATTCATTATATTATAACAGTATATTATTAATATATTAAATATATTAAATACATTTTTGGTAAATAAGCAAAATATTTTTAATAATTATAATTAAAACATAAAATATATATAAACTATTAATAATATTTAGGCATATTAAAAATATACTGATAACTTTTATAATATTATATAACTATACGCTTTAAAATTAAAAATCAATTATATATATATTATATATATATAATATGGCAGAACAGAAAGCACTAACGGCAGCACCGGACCCACAGGAACCACCGGACCCACAGGAACCACTGGTAGCACCGGACCCACCGGTAGCACTAACGCCAGAACAGAAACAAAAGGAAGAAGAAATAGCACAACAAGTAAAAAATATCATAGGAGATATTCAAAATAATATAAAAAAGGGTCTAAATCAAGATTCTATAGATTTGTTAACTGCAATCGGTTTAAATAAGAAATTAGAGATGTTAATTAGGGCACAGCAGATCAATTCTGATTTAATTGTCCCACTGTATGTCCTCTTACGAGAGTATATTGTAAAGATAAAAAATAAAAATACTATTGATACCCTAACCAAAAATCCTTCCCTCCTGATACAGTTAGAGTTTAATGGGATTGACGAGTTTAATAATGCTATTAAACCACTACTACCAGGATATGAATCTGATGCGAGGCAAGTCATTGAACAATTTATAAAGTCGGTGGTGGTTACAGGGGATGAGACAAAGGTTGAAATAACGGAGGCGGCGACAGGGGAGCCGCTTGTGGAGCCGCTAGCGGGGGCGACGGATGTGGTGCCGCCGGATGTGGTGCCGGATGCGCCGCTTGTGGAGCCGCTAGCGGGGGCGACGGATGTGGAGCCGCTAGCGGGGGCGACGGATGTGGTGCCGCCGGATGTGGTGCCGCCGGATGTGGTGCCGCCACTTGTGGAGCCGGATGCGCCGCTTGTGGAGCCGGATGCGCCGCTTGTGGAGCCGCTAGCGGGGGCGACGGATGTGGAGCCGCTAGCGGGGGCGACGGATGTGGTGCCGCCACTTGTGGAGCCGGATGCGCCACTTGTGGAGCCGGATGCGCAGCTTGTGGAGCCGCTAGCGGGGGCGACAGGGGAGCCACTTGTGGAGCCAGTGGAACAGCAAGGAAAGCGGCAAGGCGGCGGCAGACGTTATAAATCAAAAACTCGAAGAAAAACACGTAGAACACGTAGAAGACGTAGAACACGTAAAACAAATAGAAAAAAACGTAAAACAAATAGAAAAAAACGTAGAAGTAATAGAAAAACACGTAAAATGTAAAGTGTAAAATATTAATATTATTAAAAATATTAATATTGAATAATAAGAAAAAATTGAATTATACTATGAATATTAATATTGAATAAATGGATTTAACAAAACTCTCAAAATCAGAATTATTAGCAAAGTGTGAAGAGTTAGGCATAAAAAAAAATAACTCTAAAACTAAAAGTGAATTAATAAATATATTGCAAGAGAAAGATAAAGAGGTTAATATAGTAGTAGAAGAAGATAAAAACAGTACTATTACTATTGAAAATATTAGTGGGCTCGACTATTTAAAAACTGTAAATAATAATAGTATTGATTTAGTTTTAACAGATCCTCCATATATAATATCAAAAGCGAGTGGTATGAACTCGCATTATAATAATGTAAAATTTAATGAAGAAAATGATATTACACAAGTTAAAACCGAAAATGAATGGGAAGAATATAAAAAATTAAATAATATAGAAGACGATACAAATAAAGAAAAATATATTAAATATGGTTCTATATATGGAAAAAAATATTGCGTGAAAACAGATTATGGTGATTGGGATAGTGATTTTACTATGGAAATATTAGAGCAATTTATAAGTGAGTATTATAAAAAATTAAAAAAGGGTGGAACATTAATAATGTTCTTTGATTTATGGAAGATAACAAACCTTAAAGAGTTATTAGAAAAATACAATTTTAAGCAAATTAGATTTATTGAGTGGATTAAAACAAATCCACAACCAAGAAATAGTAAAGTTAATTATTTAACAAATGGTAGAGAGATTGCATTATTAGGGGTTAAAGATGGTTGTCCTACATTTAACAGCAGTTATGACCAAGGTATATATTCGTATCCATTACAAGGCGGAAAAAATAGATTTCATCCTACTCAAAAAAGTTTACTTTTGTTTGAAGAACTAATTAAAAAACATTCAAATGAAGGTGATACTATATTAGATACATTTTTAGGTTCAGGAACTACTGCTATCGCTTGTAAAAATACAAAACGCAATTTTAAAGGTTGTGAAATAGTAAAAGAATATTATGACAAAATATTAGAGTGCTTAGCAAGTTAAATTGTTAAATTGTTAAATCTATAATTTCAAAATTGTCTTTAAATAAATATAATAATTTTTCAAAGGACCAACGAAACTTAATACAATCACGATGATTATGTATTTGAAACTCGCCAATATTAATTCCATTAATATTAATAGAAGAACTTTCATTCCAATTTTTATTTTTTATAGAATGACTAAATAAGATGTCATAATTTGTCCAGTTAATCTTTTCTTTTAACTTGACAAAAAGTATGATATTTTTGTTTTGATTGTAATATAGAATAGGACAATCAAAGGTATTTAATGCATATATATCTAATAATGAGTTAACATTTATTTGAATATAATTTTTAATGTCTTCTAAAGTAAGACACTCTATTCCAAAAAAATGACAAAACTTTTTTTTTGATGGTTGTCCTATAACTTGTGGGCAAACTTTTCCATCTTTTTTTGTTGTTTTTGCACTTAAATAAAACTCATTTGCATCATTTGTTACAAAATCATATTTGCTTCCATTCTTAGCAATATGTTTTATATTATATGGAAATACCTCCTTTAGTTTATGTAATTTATTTTTAATCAAAATAGCGTCTTCTAAACTATATTTAAAGGTTCCATCAAAATCAATCTCATATAATAGACAGATAGCCATTTCAAATGTTTTTCCTAAATCTTCTGTTAGTACTTTTTTTTGTGTAATCATTGTATTATTTGTGTATTTTAATAATAGAAAAATACAATAATTCAATTTTATTTTATTGGTCTTTATTGGTCTTTAAAGATCATTAAAGATCCTTAAAGATCATAATATTTTAAGAATATTGATTTATAATTTTCAATTGATAGTTTCATTTGGCTCATATTCTTATTAATTTCTATTAGGTCTTCAAGAGTAAGCATATCTTGATGTACTTCATAGTTAGAGGCATAAAGCCGTTCTTCTGTATATTTTTTAATAATATAACCGCGATTTAATAATGTAACATTATATGCATTATCTGTGATCGAAATGTATTTACCATATAATCTGTATAGTTCATTCAGTTTTAAAATATGTTCTCGAAAAGTAGTCATTATATTCATAGTTAAAATATTTGTTCTATAATTTACACCATACGGAGTTCCAATTAAACTATCAAACCTTCTGCAAAGTATTTTTTGCAATGATTTATTATATTTATTAATATAATGCGGTTCTCTCATATAAAATAATATTCGGCATTGAATATCGCGAGGCATAAGTTTAAACTTTTGTAAATATTTGCGAGAATGATAGGCTCTGTATATTTTCTGAATTAATACTGCATAATTACTTGCATAAATGGCTGCGTGAATACAACACATTTTGGTTGCGCTGCATACAAAAGTAAAAATTTTTTTACATTTACGATTTTTTAATGTAAAAGCTTGGCATCGTTTGGTCATCGCAAAGTATTAGTTTTCTATTGTTTTTATTATTATTTTAAATAATAAAAATTCAATTTTATATGCATATGCATATTCTAGGATTATAATATTTACTTTATATATATGGGTGATTCATACATAGCTCAGGTTGAGGCTTTACGGATAAAAAAGGAAGTGAAACAGAATAAAATGAAAGAGAAAGAAGCGTGGGAAAACTCTCTCCCGAAAGAAGATATATACAAAACTAAAAGATGGCGCCAATCACAGAATTCACAAGCAAAAATTAGGGCATTGGCGAATTATATGAGGCTGGCATTAAAGGCTGAAGAAGCTAAGAAATTAAAGGAGGCTGAAGAGAAGGCAGCAGCGGCAGGGGAGGCAATAGTTAAACCAGCATCAAAGCAAGAAACACGCTCGAGGTCAAGTCAAAGAGGAAGAAAAAGTTCTAACTCTACTGCAAAACCAACATTTGATGCAAAACCACGGTCACAGAGCGCAACCAGAGAGCCGTGGCCATCTAGCAAGTTACCAGCGGATTTTGGGAGCCGTGCGCCACCTCTAGACGATAGGTTTAACCGACAACGTGATGCGATTCTGCGTGCTGTAGCGAGTGCACGACATTATGCCTGGGAAACTCAAGATAAAAAAACGGCAAGTAAGAGAGAAGCTTCTGCATCAATAAGTTCAAATGCTGCAGTAGCTCAAAGAATTAACTTAGCAATTGCAAATAGTGGAACAGACACACTTGAAAAATTAAAAGAATTAGAAGAGTCAGTAAAAAAATCAGTACAACAGGAGAGAGCCGCAATAGATGCAAAGTTAAGGGCTCAAGCAGTTACGAAATCGGTCGAACGTAAAGAACAAAGAATGAAGGATGACGCCGCTATACGACTAGCTGAGAATGATAAAAATTTTGAGGCTGCGGAGCGTCAAATGAGATTAGAAAAATATGGAATTAATATAACAATGAGTGACATAGTTAAGCAAGCAAATGAGCTTCACAAAAAAGTATTTTACACACCAAATAATATAAATAATCTAAATATTATAAAGAATATAATAATTATTGCAACTTCACTAGAGTTAAGGCCTATAAGCACAGAACAAACTGAAGAAAATAAAATAAAAAAAGTAAAAATTTTAGCTAATACAAATCTTGCATTAGATATATTAAAAAAAATAACTCAAGATAAAGAAATAACTCAAGGTAAAAAAATAACTCAAGATAATATTACTAGGTTAAAAGAAGTAACGGAGTTGCTTTTAAACACTGCGGAGACTTTAAAAATTGGGTTGGCAAACCAGCTAATAGATGTGATTGCTAGAGCACCAGCAGAGAGAGAAGCGATACAAGAAGAAAAACGAAGAAAGAAAGAAGAAGATGAACTTAATAAGTATGCAGAGCTGAAACGTGATGTAGAACTTCAAGTGGAACGAGAAAAAGAACAAATACTGGAAGAAGCAGCAAAACTTAATAGGGAGGCACAGCTGAAACGTGCTGAAGAACTTCAAGCGGAACAACAACGTAGAGCGATCCAAATACAAGAAATAGAAAAAAAAGCAAAACAACGTATAGAAAAAGAAAAACTGAAAGCAGAGGTATCTAGCGCAATGAGTAGAAATAAACTGGAAAACCCTACATCTAGACGTGCACCAGAAATGACTAAGGAGGAAGCGAGAGAAATGCTTGCAAAAAAGAAGGCAGCTAAAGAGGCCGCGGCAGCTAAAGGGAGAAGTTCATCGGCCCCAAAATCGAGACCATTAACGAACTCAATGAAAGGAGGAAGACGAAAAACTAAAAAAACTAAAAAAACTAAAAAAACTAAAAAAACTAAAAAAACTAAAAAAACTAAAAAAACTAAAAAAACTAATAAAAAAAAAATTAATAAAACTAACAAAAAAAAAATTAATAAAAGTAATAAAAAATATAAGTTAAAGTTTAAAGTTAAATCCAAATAATTATAGTAAAATAATATTTAGATATATATATATATATGAAAACGTTTAGAAAATGGAAAAAACATAAAAATAAAACGCGAAAAAAAAAACATAAAAATAAAAGATTAAAGGGTGGCGTAATAATCAGACACAATAATGGGTCCCAACGTGCCATACATGGCAGCCGGTTCGCTCGCCAGGAGACTGCTCTAGCAAAACAAAAACAAAAAATAGAAGCTGCTTGGAGACACGCAATTCGTAGCGCTGAGGATATGGGATGCGATGAGGACGCTATTACATCATTTAAAACTGAATATGAGGAGTTTAAAAAGAACGATCATCCAGAGCAAAACTGGAATAAAATTATTGGTGATTTTGTTGAGGTATGCGATGATTTTTCACATCTAAGGGGCCTGTCTGTAAAAAATTTTGAAAAAAAGTTGATAAAACAAACTCTTCACATTCCTGATACGTCTAAAAGCCATCAAAGACCTCTAAGCCCTTTATACGATGATAATTTTACACCATAGATCCTGTAGAACCGCTATGATTATTCTTTAAGTTTTTATTTAAGTTTTTATTATTAATTTAAGAAATCTTAAATTAATAAATACTTCTCTCAAACGCATTTAATCTCAACAGTCTATGATTTCGCATAAAACCCATTTCATTTCCAATATTATTTTCAGGCATCTTGGCATAAGTAACCAGCGGAGCAAATCTAAACTCCGCAAAGTTTTTAATAGTTCTTAATTGTATTGCCTTACTGTTACGGTCAACTTTTTTGGCGCTTTTTATATAGCACAATACTAAATATAAATTGTATTTTTGGCATAACTTAAACCAGAGTTGAATTGACGCGGTCAAATAGATATAGTTAATATTCTTTTTTTTCAAACTATCACTAAATGCCAAGCGATTATAATAGTGCATTAAAATCTGTGAAGTGTTGCCTAATGCATTTGCCCAATGGTGCCTCAAATACTTGATCCGTGGATAATGTGATTCGTGCATAATTGTTAAATCCTTATAAATATCTTCAATAACTTTGTCTTTTAAATTAGAGTTAATAAGATTAAAATTATTATAATAGATTGAATCTATTGAATATATTGTAATGTTGGAAATATATTCAAAACTATAATGGGACAAATTATGAAATACTATATAACGTTTTTTAGCATTTTTAAAATGGTTTATAAGCGCATTCACTGCATTCACTTTCATAAACTCATAAATAATATCCACAATCTCATTTGGTAGGGATAGCACTTCTAATAAAAGCATGTATGACATTGATGGATTGATGGATTGATCGATTGTTTGGGTGTTGTCTTAAACAAACTATAAAATATTTCAATTTTATTCATCTTAAAGAGAGAGTTAAAATAACCAAAAACATAAAAACACACTTTATAGAAGTAAACATTAATAATTTAATAATTCCTTCGCTCTTGAGCATTTAAACGCAATAATGTATGATGAGCAATTAACTTACTATAGCAAAGATTTTTGCAATAGTCATTAGACTTCATAGTAACTAGTGGCGAAACTCTAAACTCCGCAAAGTTTTTAATAGTCCGCGTTCTTAATTGGATTGCCTTAACAACGCAATTAACTTTTTTGGCACTATTAATATAAAATAACGCTAAATAGAAATTGTATTTTTGACATAACTTAAACCATACTTCAATACACCCTTTTAAATAATTATAATTAATATTATTCTTTTTTAAACTATCACTAAATGCCAATCTATTATAGTAATACATTAAAATCTGTGAAATATTATTTAACACACAACGCCAAGTATTTCTTGAATAATTGGCCCTTGAATAATGTGAACGATACATAAGTGCTAAATTATTAAATAATTTAATAATAACTTCATCTTTAAGATTAGCATGCACAACCAAATTATTGTTGCCAGTGATTGAATATATTGAAAACGCTGAAATATATTCAACTCTATAATTTGCCAAATATACAAACACATCATAAGACCGCTTAGCAGTTTTAAAGTAGGTAATAATTGTATTTGCCGCATTCACTTTCATAAACCCATAAATAATATCCACAATCTCATTCGGCAGAGGTAGAACTTCTAGCAAAAGCATGTATGACATCCGTGGCATTGATAATTGTTTTGCTTATAAATTATTATAAACACAAAAAAAAAATTCAATTTTTTAATAAAACATTCAAACCATTTTAGCACCCACTTTTATATTCAAATGTTTAAATACTAATATTGTTTTGTAAATTGCGCATATGTAAATTGCGCATATGTTCAGATTTATAAATAGTAATGCTGTTTTGTAATTCGGCCATATTATTATGAAGTGCTAACATTTCGGCATCACTATATAAATAAGGTCTCCCGCTATGATGATAGTACTGTAGACATTCATCTATATGTTTTTTTACAATATTAGTAATATGATATAACATATTATCATATTCAGTGTCACATATACTCATATATTTTATATATAATTTGTGTAAATGCATAATATCTAAAATGTGTTCATTAAATTGCGTTTTATTCATTATTAAAACGCGCGATTTATAATCGCCTAAAAACGCATTTACATTAGTTACAATAAATCCGGACCATATACTTTCGGGTGTTCCAAAAAGCGCAACAAACTTTTTACTAAGTATAGCTTGTATGCTCTTATTTCTCCTAGCATTATACAGCGACTCACGTATATGAAACACTATTCTCCGTTGAATATCACAAGGCAAGTTAGCAAGCAACCTAACATATTTGCGATTATGATACCCTTTATATGCTTTTTGAATAGTTAAAGCATATGAAGAATCTGAAGAATCTGCGTAAGCATGAATAGTACATTCGCATCTATTAGCATTAGACACCATATAATGCTTTTATATATATTCTCTTACTAATAAACAAACTATAAAAATATTTCAATTTTATCAATTTATGATTATACATTGAATTGTAAATATATTATTAAAACTACTTAAACCCAATTACTATTATTAGTATATAATGAGTACACAGGAAGGACATGAGGTATCTGCTCACCCAGAGAAGGCAGAAACAGTTACATTTGGACGTGTTAAATGGTTTAACAACCGTGCCGGTTATGGTTTTCTAACGGTTACAAGCGGCGAGTTTAAAGACGATGATGTATTTGCTCATCATTCTGCCATTCAGGTATCAAAAGAGCAATATAGATATCTAGTTCAGGGAGAATATGTTCAATTTTCGCTTTGTGAAATTAATAACAACAATCATAAGTGGCAGGCAAATAATGTTCGTGGAATTGATGGAGGGATGCTGATGTGTGAGACACGACTAGTATCTCGTGATACTTCTATGTCTGAGTCGCCAGATCAGCCACCACGACCTGAGCGTAGAAACTCTCATCAAGCTGATGATGACGGTTATTATACAAGACCACGGGCTCCCCGAACACAGCAGCGTCATTCGGATGATGAATGGGGTCAAATTAAGCGTCGTCCGCCGAGAGTAGTCAGGTCTCGTGCGGTAGATCACACTAAAGCCCCAATGTCTGATAGTTGAATTAATATAATACAATAATAATTAAGTTAAGTAAAATAAAAAAATTAATTGTATAACATATTATTAATGCTGTTAATTTATTTTTTGTGTAAATTATAGGGTTAGGGGTTGGGGTTTGGGTTGGGTTTGGGAGTGAGATTAGGGCTGAGTTTGAGTGAATTGGTTGAATTTGAATATAATGAATATTATTTATAGTTGTAGAAGTATGTGCTAATTCTTTACAAATTTCATTAGTTTGATTGCAAATAAAACAATTTGAAGTATTATGTTTAATATACCATTGTTTTAAACAATTTAAATGTACGTTATTTTTACAACAATTTAATTCTAAAAAATCATTTTCATTTAAATTAATAGTATCTAAACAAATATAACATTCATTGGGTTCATTATTTGTTGTCATTAATATAGATAAATAAATAATTTTATATTATTTATTTATTACTTTTTATTTAAATATGATTATATATTAATGAAGACTGTAGACGTTAGAGTAGAATCTTCTGAACCGCCGTCAACTAAACAGCCGTCAACTATATCTAGGTTTACGCTTCCTAGTTTTAAGTTGTTTAAATCTCGGTCTACTAAACCTGAATTTATAGTATTATGTGGACCAACAGGGGTTGGTAAAGGTAAAGCTCCTGAACAAATTTTTAATCTGACTAGTGAGAATTATACTAAAATAGAAATAGATAGTTTAGTAGTGCAAAATCAACTTTATATTAGTACTGTATATACTATAAACCAATTAGATCCAACCTTAATAGAAAGAACAATAACGGAAAAAGATAAAAACCAACATAACTTATTAACAAACTTATTTAATACATTGTATTTTAATGTTAAAAATAATATAATTCCTTGTTTAGAAAATGATGGCAAAAAGGAAAAAATTACTTGTTCACAATTACATGATAAAATGTTAGGTGAGGCAATAAATAAGAGAAAAACAATCGTATTAGAAATAAATGGTGATAAACCATTTCACTGGTTATTTAAAGATTCTAAAATGAAAGGAGATTTATTTACAGATAAACATAGAAAAATACTAAGAGAAAATTATAAGAAGACGATTTGTTATTTATCACACGATTATCTAAGTTTATTAGACTCAAATAAAAAGAGATTTAAAGATAATATAAAAGAGTGTAATCTAGAAAAATGTGTTGCTCGTTTAGGTAATTTTTTATTACCTAAGGTTTATTATGAAACTATAAGCAATATATTTAACGTATATGAGAAGTTATTAGATAGAAATTTTTTTAAAGATTATAATATTGAAGTTCTTTTTTATGAAAGAGTTTTAGATGAAAAAGTTTCTAATGAAAAAAACAATATCTATACTTATTCCAAACTTTCAAATTTTGAAGCCTATAAAGATTCATTTCAGTTAGGTGACGAGTCATCTGAAACGGATTATGTACAATCTAGCACACATATATCTTCTCCTCCTACACTTAGAGGCAGCCGCTACGGCGGACACAAAACCAAAAAAAGCAAAGCTCAAAAAAGCAAAAAGCAAAAAGCAAAAAAAGCAAAAAAAATATAAAAAATTGAAACTATTATAAGAATCAGACAAACAATTAAACAATGGAAACCTATCCAAGTATTTGTATTCCGCGGGCAAATATTATTGAATCGTGTGAAGTAAAAACAATACTAGAAAAGTTATTTGGAACTGCAACAATTGATAGAGTTGATGTAGTGCCGTGTAAAGATGTTCCTGAATATTGTAAAATATTTATTCATATGAAATATTGGCCAGAAGACGATAACAAAATTAGTAATTTAAGAAACACTTTAGTGAATGGCAATTGTATTAATATAGTTGTAAGGGGTGAGGCTCCTTATTTTTGGAAATGTTTTATGTCTAGACTTCCTAAACCAAAGATAAAATAAAAAAATTGAAATATTTTTTGTTTTGTGTATAATATTACAGAACAATGCAACCATCAAATATGAAGATTGAACTTCCTGATGAAATTATTAAGCACATTTTTGATATCTATAGAAAACAATATTTACCGGCAGAGAAATTAAAATTTCGATTTACATCAGGACAATGCTTTTTATTGGGCAAAACGCAATTCAGTCCTCATAGAAGTATAATTAAAATTCATGGAGTAACCCGCTACAAACCGCACGAAACTTATTTAGGCACGATAACGACGCAAAGAGCAACGATTTGCTTTACTTTGTATTATTTAAATCAGTTAAACAATGAAATTTTAGAATATTCGTCTTTCAAATTGCCATTTATCTCCTATTTGCAAGAAGATGATAAACTATGGTCTACCGAATATTGTTGTAAACATCTGATGAATACTGGTCCTGTTACTATGACAAAAGTAATGAAGAATTATATTGGATTTAATAATGGAATTATATTATCAAAATATAATTGCTATTATGCCTATAATCTCGACACATTGCTGCCTATTTATGATGAAGATTATCTTCCTCCGTTTATTGTTACTGCAATCAGTTCTATGCATATTTATCACTTTTCAACAGAAGACTATCTAATTAATGAAACATATGATTTTGATAAACTATTTAAAGCTTTGTTGACAAATTGGACCTTTTTAAATATTTATGATAAGGGTAAGGGTAAGGGGGCATTGCCCCCTTAAACCCCTATTAAATAGGAGCATTGCCCCCTTAAACCCCTATTAAATATTTATGATAAGGTTAAGGAGGCATTGCCCCCTTAAACCCCCTATTAAATAGGAGCATTGCCCCCTTAAACCCCTATTAAATAGGAGCATTGCCCCTTAACTTAAACGGGTTTCATATAAAATTATTGTACGATAAATTGATTTATTTTTTTTGATTCTTTGTTCTATCTTTTGTTTAGTTAATGACTGAAAATTATACTTATAAATTATTTGATAACTATCCGTTATTTTTATTAAACATATAGTTTTATCGTTTAAAGAATAAAAACCACTTGCTCGCATAGTTTCAATAAAAAATTTGAATTGGCTTTCACTTATTTCATTAGCGCACTCACACATAAACTCTAATGATTTTTTTTCTTTAATTTCATCTTTATATTTTTTATATAACAGCCATGCCTTTTTTATATAGTCAAACTTGGTTATTAAGTTTTCCAAGCTTTCATCCTTATAGCATAAGTCATTCAATGAGGTGCATTCTATTGTAATTTTATAACTATTCATAGTATGATATAGAATAGTTATATAGTTGTTTTTAAATATTAATTACAAGTAAGGGGTTATGCCCTCCTTAGCACACGAGAGAAAACGGCGCATATGGAAGACAATACAATCAGTTCTTTTATATATAAATCGCTTTAATTATTAGTTAATTAAATAAAAAATAATTCATTTTTTAGAATACAATATACAATATACAATATACAATAGTATTTAAATAACAGGAGCACGACACAAAGGACACGGAACGCAAATCTTGTGGTGATTTGACTCTTGTTGTAAGTACACACGCTTATACTCATCCAAACATCCCATATGGAATATATGTTTACAAGCGGTTCTAACACAATTAACTGAATCAACAGACAAGCAAATAGAGCAATCCCAACCTAGGTCATATTTGAAGTCACTCGCCAATACTTCTAATGGGATTACATTCTTAAGGTGCTTAGGAACATGAGGCAAGTGATAATGAGTTGACATTGTTCGTTTGCTAAACCACGAAAAATCACGATCAAAGTCTCTCTCTATTAGGGACTCTCCGTTGTTTTTTCGATAGCGATCTGCTTCGGCAGTCAACTCAGACCAAAAGTAGTTACTAGTAAATTGAGACATACATACGCGAAGCAGTTCTAAAGCCAAATCATCTTCATTGACACACCGTTCAAGTCCGTACTCCTTATCTCGTATTTTTAAAAGATCAATTACACGACGTCTCATTTCTCTAGTCACTACATTTCGAAGACAACGCTCAAACTTTGACATTCTGGTTTTATGATCAATATACCACGAATGTGTTCTTATCCAACTATTCATAATAGCTTTCAAATGCCTAGAAAGTTTGTGTGTAATAATGTCGTTTTGAATAGTATTTACTACTACATTGATTGCATCATTTATCATAGATGTGTTAGTCTCATTGTCATACAAAGAATTGATGCGGAAGTCCATTGTTTTGTTTTGCTTTGTATTAGTATTTGAGCTATTAGTTTAAAATAAAAAAATTAATTCAATTTTTTAAGGGCTCCCGCCCTTAAACCGACATACTGAAGAGAGAAGAGTAAAGCCGCATTCTGGGCCAAAATATAGGGCCGCATTCTGGGCCAAAATATAGGGCCGCATTCTGGGCCAAAATATAGGGCCGCATTCTGGGCCAAAATATAGGGCCGCATTCTGGGCCAAAATATAGGGCCGCATTCTGGGCCAAAATATAGGGC